ATCCTTGCCCACATAGACGTTATTTTTGGCGTCTTCTAGCAAAGCGGTAATGTAAAGAGCGTCTCCTAAAGACTCTGGTATATTGATGAGCACCCTGTTTTCTGGTAGACCCTCTAGCGAATCTAACTCAGAAGAGTTTTTCTTCAATTTATCGTTCTCTTGCTCGGCGATGTGACGAAAATAATTTTCGACATTCTGGCGCGGCACGTTTTTAGCAAGTTCCGACATCCAATATTTTACGCCCTCATCGTCGTCCGCGACTTCCATATTGAGGATTTTTGAATACAGGCTTTTAACCCAAATTCTATCGTCAGTCGAGTCCTCTATTACGGCGGAGGGGTTTTTTGGTTTTACGGAAAAGTCGAAATCGTAATCACTTAGAGGGAAGCTGTCCAATAATTGCTCAAACTGCTGTCCGATTTTTTCTATCGAGAAGTTCTCCAAGACCCACTGTCTTGCTTTTTTGCCCATCGCCTCTCTTTTTTCTAAGGCCATGTCTGAGACCTTCTTTAGGGAACTGGATATAGAATAGACACTCGTATTCGCTTTAATAAACGAACTGACGCCCTCACGATAAGAGCTGAACTCAAGAGGTATGGACGCAGCCCCCTCCTCGCAGTTATCTTCACCGCAGGAATAGTTCGTGACTAGAGTAACTAATTCCGCCAGCTTCGCTTCTTGAATGGTTCGCTCTTGTCCGCCGCTAGTGAAAGCATGCGCGTAAACGTCCAGCAGGTTATACCATTCATTTAGTTGAGACTCAGTAACGCCGTCTTTTATATTGACCGTGACTAAGGAGTTTTTGTGTCCTGTCTCGGGATTATCTAAGTCTTGTCCAGCGTAAGGAAGAATATACATTCGTCCTGTAGAGCGGCACTTATAAGTAGCCAATACGTCGGACTCATTGAGTCCGTTTTGTTTGATTAATGGCGGCAAATCCCACCCCTCACCCCAATGAGTGTGAAGGAGGAGTTTGGCGTTTTTCTTTGGGTTTTTTTTCTTGAAATCGGCGAATCCTTCTATGAGTTGCGGAAAGCTTTTCCTTAGCTGATTTCTGCTGCACATGCCCACGCAGAAATCGCTTGGAGATATTCCGTAACGATGGCGCAATTCTTCACGAACACTCCGATTCAGCTTGAAAAATGCTCCGCTATTAACGCTTCCTCTCAAAGTCTTTACGTGGGTTTGGCCCCTAGCGTTCATATCCTTTGTCGCGAAATCTGCCCAAGAAAAGAAATACGGAGTAGCTTTAGCTAGCTCGAAGGCCATCTCTAAAATAGGTCTTGAATCGAGAGTTGTATGCACGACGCAAGGTATTTTGTTCCACCACGGCTTGTCCTTGAAGAATGCCAGTCCCCAAATATCTTCTACACCGATAAAAACGTCAGGCTTGACGGCTTTAACCACGTCATTAGCCCTATAATCTCCATAGTTGGCGAGCTTGAATGTGCGCTCGTCAGCCTGGAGAGATTGCAGCTCTTGTGGTGTGTTGGGGAGTGCTCCGTGACACTTCCACGGCCACTTGCTGAATTCAGGATAACCTTCGGTTACTGCCCCAGCTAATAGATGAAGCTCGTATTTTCCGGTTTTATATAGGTAGGTCAGAAGCTCCCTCATGAAGCCACCGAAGCCGGTTTTCAGACCGCAATAATTCCCCGAAATTAAGACCCTCTTTTTTCTAAGCTCGCTCATTAAACTCCTAGTTATTCAGAAGCGAAAGGGTCGTCTTCAATTTCGATTTGCTCTTCCTGCTCCGGCGCTGGCGGAGCAGATTTCTTGCTGCCGCCCGATGCTTTTTTGGCCGGAGCTGCCGCTTGCTCGTCTTCTTCCTTCTGCTTTCTATCGAAGAACTCTTGGCGTCTCTTTTTATCTTCGGCGTAAAGAGCGCTAAAGATATGGTCGAGCGAGAACTTCAGGAACTCTCGCAACACGGTGAATTCGCTCGGGGCGAGACCAATGGAAAAGGTTTGCTTGTCCGATGAGTCCTCCAAGTTGGTTCTCGTTATACGCAGCCCGAGCCCGCGTAATTTACCACGCTGGTCACCTTCGGTTTTTTCGTAGAATGGAGCGAAATGGATTTGGGAATTGTTCTTGGCGCTCTTGTGAAAGGTGCTGAACTCAATTAACTTTTCGCAAGTGAGCAGAAGCCCACCAATCTCAGTAAGACTGAACTTCGCATTAGCTTTTTCGCCACCCTTGAAAGAGCCAGTTCGTTCGGACTCATTCCATCCAGTCTGCTTGACGAATTCGACAAAAAGACACTGCTCTTTGCTGTTGAAGGAAAAGGAGCACGCTGCCCCAGTATTACCGCGATTAGGCTTATAGAATTGTAGCATATTTATGTATTATTACGGAATTGGGTCTGAAGTCAAGGCTCTATTATTAGATTCCATGTCTTTTTGCACGTCCTTGAATTTGCAGTAGATTTTCAAAGACTGGTCGCTTATTCTGTCTAGAAAGATTGAATCGCCGTGCTTTTTTCCAGAACAGAAGACTATCGAGTCTTTCGCTGGGAGCGACCCGTCGTGTAGAGCTTTCGTTCCTGATATCTTGTCCCCATCTTTTGTAGCGAAGATTAACGCTGTAATTGTTCCGGTCTCATCGCTGAGCTGCCAGCGAGCGTATCTAGTCTTCTTCTCGTTTTGTGCGACACCTTCGTAAGGCTTGTCGGAAACGACGGCTACAAAGCTACAGCGCTCACCTTCACTGGCACCGTTAAGTTCCTCTACGCTATACAAGACGCTGCCATCTGGAGAGTCAAATATTTCTGACAGCTTGTGGCTGTAGCTGTATCCGAGCAGCATTCTTTCGTAAAAGAAGTTTGCCATTTCTAAGTTTTTACGGTTCATTTCCCAAATAGCTCGGAATGGCTCGCTTTTCTTTTTTATCGTTGCCATTCGTGACGGCTTGATTACGGGTTTACCGTCCGCGCCGATACCCGAAGCTAGTGAGTTGATTACCGCCGATAAGCTGTGTTTGAACTGCTCGCCTCTATCAATACAGGCTTTCTTTTCTCTATCCGTCAAAAGGTTCCATACTTGAGCCTCCCAGACTAACCTTGGGCGGTCATAAGAACCTCCCACGCCATCAAAGCATCCGCTTTGTATTAGCGCCGCCAAGACGTTTACGGTGAGTCCGGCGTTATTAGCGGCCTCGAAAATCTCGAACTTGGACGAAAACTCATCTCGAAAACAATTTAGCTTTGCGATGGACTTGTCGGAAATGCCTTTAATCATTGAGAGTCCAAATCTGATATCAGGCCCCTCGATAGTGAAATCCATCTCCGACTTCAAAATATTAGGAGGCAAAAGCTTGATGCCAAAGTTGCGAAGCTCCATTTGGATTTTGGTTATTTCCTCGACTGGCTTCGGTTCATTTTTTGCTTCTTGTAAAAGAGCGCAAAAGAACTCTTTCGGATACTTGAATTTCAAGTAAGTGGTTAGCGCCGATAGGCTGGCATAGGCTACGCTGTGGCTATTTGAAACGACTAAACCGTCCGCATAAAAATTATGGTCTTTGTGAGCTACCTCTAAATCTAGCGTCGTTTTGAAGCCTATTGATTCATAAGATTTAACTTTTGTAACTCGCCTGTCTCTACACACGATATTTAAGTTTTGAGAAATAATATCCCTTAGTGGTCTCATTATCATGTCGTCGCAAAGGAGTTTATGTTCCATTGAGCATTTTATCACCTTCCCATCTTCCATCTCTACTTCAAATAGCTCCCGTTTCGCTTCCGTTTTATCTAAGACTTTGACGTAGCGATTCACACGCTCATCTGTATCGAAACCGAGGACTTCGTCTCCTATTTGAATATCGAACAGCATCTTGTCTCCGTTTGGAGTCTCGACAACGGTGTCAGGCGAAAGGCATTTATTAAATGAATAGCTCGCGCTTTCTTCGAGAATCTTCCACAACATACTGCCAAGCTCTTCTGGCAGACCTTGTTCTTTTATTTTTTCTGAAATCTTCTGCTCCCATTCTTTAACTTCGTTAATCTTCTTTTTCCCAACCACGCGACGCAAAACCTCGGCCTGCTCTAGACTAAACCCGATGGCGTTGGCGAGCTGCATCATTTGCTCCTGATACAGACATACGTTTCTGGTGGCCGCTAATATCTTGGCGAAAAGATGATGCACTTTATCTGCTTTTACGTTATTTTTCGCGTATCCCTCCAAATAGCTAAGCGCACCAGGCCTAGCAATAGCAACCACGTCGGCCAATTCCGTTAAATTCTTTGGTTTAACCTCTCTACACACTTTGAGGTTAGTAGGGGCTTCTAGCTGGAAAATACCATGCGCCGTATTCAGGTTTTGTAAATTATCGTAAATTACGGGGTCGTCATGGATATTTACGTCGTCGAACTTAATCCCGACGCTCTTCATAACGCGAGAAACGACGGAGCAGCAACGCACGCCAAGCAAATCCAGCTTGAGCGTCAAATAAGCGACTTCGTCCATCGTCAAAGAGGTGGCTATATTGATGTCGGCCTCTTCCTCGGAGGACTTCGCTTTTTCTAGAGGCAGAAATTCTGCTACTTCATCGAAAGAAACTACATAACCAGATGGGTGCGTGCCTCTGTTTCTGATGATGTCTCTTAGACGTAGAGATATATCATAAGCTTCTGGGTTTTTAACAGCCCAGTTATTAAAGTCCTTGCTGCCAGCTTTTGCCTTTTCCAAATCCTCAACGACGCCGAACTTCTTTGGAATCATGTCCGACACGGTTTTCATTTCTTCGTCGCTATAGCCGCAGACGATTTTTCCGATATCTTTGATTAAGACCTTTCCGCTTAGAGTGCTTAAGGTACTGATTTTGCATACCTTTTTCGGATACAACGAATGCAAATAAGCGACGACCTCTTTTCTGCGCTCTTGCTCGATGTCGATATCAACGTCTGGGGCCAAGCTTCCGTCAATATACGTCACTCCATCGACTATTTTCTTCTTCGCTCGTGTCTCAGAAACGAATCTTTCAAAAAATAGACCATAGCGAATGGGGTCGTTTGCCGTAATCCCAAGAAGGTAGAAAACCAGACTACCGCCAGCCGAGCCGCGTCCATAGTCTCTGGCGATGCCGGTCCTATCACAAAAAGACGTGACCTTCCACACTAACAAGACATAATCGACAAATCCGAGCTTGTCGAAGAGCGCTAACTCTTTCTTAACGCGCTCGGCGTATTCCGCCCACTTGCTTTTTTGTATCTTCTTTGTAAATCCGGCACGAGCTAAGCACGTCAAGAACTCCAAATTAGAACTTCCCAAAGGGGCGCTGGCAGCAGCGCGCTCTTCATCAGAAATAGAAATCGAAGGCAACCTTACATACCCGTAATTCTCAAACTTGTAATCAGTGAACTGTTCTATGAAGTTTTCTTCTGCTGGCATAGGAATCTCCTTAGTTTATCAATTTGTGGATTTATTTCCAGCACTTTCTTCGCTCTGGTAGCGGCGACATAGATGAGGTTCATTTCTTGCGGGTCTACATCTTTATCGTCCGCGAGTCTTTCTTTTCCTGTATCTGGGTCAGATATGACCATGTCTGAAAAGTCATCAGTGAGTTTCACTTGGTCGAATTCCAAGCCCTTACTTCGGTGAGCAGTTACGAATTTTATGTCCGCTTCGCTCGGGTCTATAGATTTCGTTATTATTTTTCTGATGATGTCGGGGACTTCATGAGTATATTCTAGGACCACAGAGGTTCTCGCTTGCAATTCCAAATCAGGTGCATCCTTATCCCTGATTACCCTAAGAAAGGATTCAAAATTGTCAAACCTCTTTATGTAGGAGTCCTTTATTCCAGCTTTGTTTCTGGCAAAAAGGTGATAAACGTCCTCTATTCGGTCGAAGAAGTAGTGCTTATATGGACTCCAGTTATCCTGTTCCCTAGTTCCTACCCATCCGAAAGTCGCGAAGTTGCCTCGTTCTTTTAATGTCTGCGCGGCTAAACGAAATAGAGAACCATTCGTTCTAGCGATTACCGTATAAGGCTTGCTCTCCTCTACTTTTTGTAGCTTGTCTCCTTTATTCAGACCGACGACGGCGCAAGTCTCTTTTTTCATGTTCTTAAGGATAGTATTAGCAACCTCTGAGACGCTGTCTCCGAAGCGGAAGCTGCCAGTAAGCCTCATCTCTATATTCCCTTTCAGTTTGTCCAGAGCGTTTTCCGCCCATCTAAATGCATAAATTGCTTGATGAGAGTCTCCGACGGCAATCCTCGCACAGTCTTGCGACTGGAAGATGTCGATGACGACGTCGCTAGTGTCGTGCGCCTCGTCCAGTAGAATTACGTCGTAATCGAGTTTCGGCTGCGAGAGTTGAAAAAGCTTAAGATACCCGTCGTGCGTCATAGGCATTTTGAGGTTTTTTGTGTCGCACATCTTTTCCCACACCTCTTTGGCTTTCTTGATTAGGAAAGCTATAGTCTCTGGGCTCTTCTTCCATGAAAGCTCCTCCACTGAGGATTCGGAATCGAGCACTAGGTGTTTTTCACAGATGTCTCTGTCGGAGCTTGCGGCGAACTTTCCGATTACATCTGCGATGTATTTCGCTACTGGATACGTCAATCCCGCGACTTGGTCTTTGACATCGTGCGGTCTTAGATATCCAAGCTTGTGCTTGTAGATGAAACCTTTCTTATTAAACGCGACAGAGTGAGTCGTCGCACACTTGACGTTAGAAGGGAAAGCCTTTCTGGCTTCGGCGGCGACCGAAGTGTTAAAGGCCAAATAAAGAAAAGACTTGTCAGGATATGCTTTAGTGTATTCCCTTAGCGTTGTCGTCTTGGTGCATCCGGCAAATGCGTAGATTTTCATGAAATCTCCGCGCTTAAGATTGACCGCCACTATATCTTTCTGCTCTTGAGTTAAATTCAGTGTATTTTCCATGATTATAATTCGACTTTCCAAATCAGTTTTTTCCAGATTTTTTCCAATAATTGCACATCGTAAAGGGCGTCGTGCGCCAGGCTCGGGTCATAAGGCACCTCTAGTTCGGAGCAAAGACTGAGTATAGAAGTTTTCAAACCTTTCTCAAAATAACCAGCCATTTTGTATTGAAACGCGAGAAACTCGATTGAGTCTTTAGGAATTTTTACGCCTAGCTTCCACGCTTTAGCTATAGCATTAGAATCTATAAGACGACCCAAATAAGAGTAGTCTTCGGATAAACCGAGTGCCCTTCTATGGATTTGGTGCAAATAGATATCGAAGTTCAAAGCGTTATGCGCGACGAGAGTGACTTTAGGGTCTGAAAGAAGAGACTCTATACGTTCGAGACCTTCTTCTGGAGTGATGCCGTATTGGTCTACTTTGGGTTGATAGAATCCTGTAATTCTTGCCGCCCCTTTGCTAACTCTAAGGTTCGGCCACTTAACCAAAAATGAACCTTCGCTGATAGTTCGTTCCAAAGTGCAGTGCTTCCATCCCCACTGCCACGGAAGGTTCTCCGGAGCTGCTAAATTCAAATTACAAGACTCGCAGTCGAAAAAAACATACTCGCGGGTTTTGTCGTATCTTATCAGTTCTTCGCCTATCATATTAGGAGTTCTCCAAAAAGTTGTCAAAACCGAATCGCGAAGAAGAGTAGTGTTCTAGATTCGGGCATTCGAGAGTTGAGCGTTTACCGATGCATTTAAGGGCTTGATGTGCTCTGGCGTGAGCCTTAGAGTAGTAATAAACAGTATGGGCTTTTACTTGTTTAGATTGGTCTACATAACCGTTCAAATAGTGCTGAATCAAACCTTCAAATGGCAGTCCATGCCTCTCGCTAAAGAAGGTAGGAACCACAGGGAACTCTGGTGTGGCCATATGCGCGTATTCGAGAGTGTTTCTCGCGATAAACGACGAGTAGAATGGTATTCCTAGTGTTAAATTATCCGTCCACAGTCGCTTAAGTGCTGTGTTGCCTATCCTTGGGCGATAATAAAACCCATGAAGACTCGCGTGAGAGGAGATAGCGATTAAGTCCTTATATCCTTGCGAGTTTTTAGCGAATACGATTATACCGCTTTCAGTGCGCAAAGAGTCGGGCGTTTTATCTTCTTCGTTCTGACAGAGGCAAAGTTTCAGTCCGAAAGTGAACGGAACACCGCACTCTTTCGAGGTTTTGAAGGCCGACCAGAAGCCGGAGATAGATGAGTCTGTGATGACCACTCTCGGCAATTTATGTTTGGCCGCGATAGAAAAGATACCTACCGGAGCGGGCGTGTTTAGGTCGGGTCTATCTTTCTCGCTCTGAAATCCGATAGTCAAAACCGAGTCGGTTAGGGAGTGGTCTGAGACAAAAAGAGGTATCATCTACCCGCAGAATACCTAAATTTGAACACTCGGGCAAGACTATTTATTGAAATGCGGGCATCCCGCATACCTTCTCTTGACTACATACTGCCCCTTGCTTTCGTCTGCCGTCATTTTTTCAAGAGAGGTCGAAACAGTCTCGTCCTTATCGTTGCAAAGGCTGTAGTATTCAAAAGGAAACTTGAAAGAACATCCCCATTTGGGGCTTCCATCCGCTTTGGTCTCGTTGGGCTTCTTGCATCTTCCACAGAGCAGCGGGCCAGAAAATCCCTCAGATGGCATCGGTTTTTTCGCAGCAAGATTAGTAGTGGCGTCTCTAGGAGAGAATCTGCCTATCTTATCGCTAGTTTGCTTAAGGTATTCCTCGAATTCTTCGAGTTCGGCTTCGGAAAATCTAAGGCGTTGAATCGGCGCGTCGGGGAACTTCAAAAATAGAAACTCTACTACGGGCTGTAACGCTGGGTTAATCTTCTTCGAGGCGAGGGAATACATTTTCGCTTGGACATTGTCAGTTAAGTCTTCGCCGTCGAACTTCTTCTTGGAGGACTTGTAGTCGACAATCCTAGCTAATCCCTTTTCTGGATATAACGCGTATTTATCAATAAAACCCGCAATCCTATAGTGACCTAGAGGGTCAACAATATCGAACTTCTTTTCGCACTCTAAGCTTGCGGCGCGGCCCTTCTCACAGAAGAAGTCATTAGACAGCGCGGTGATTACCATATCGTCAATTTTGTCGATATCACTTGCGCACATACCGCTTGCAGCGTGCGTGCTCAGATAAGTCTTGACGTATCTATGAATTGCCGCGTCCTTTTTAATGCTTCGCGGATGAGCCATTATTAACTCAAACTTCTGTCTGTTTTTGGGTTTCAACAGATGCTCAAGAATCATATGGCAACAACTACCAGACAAAGCTCCCGTATTGGTTTTGTCAGGAAGCTTGAGCACATACTTCGCGTGATAAATCCAAGAGCAGCTTTCAAATGTCTTTATTCGGCTGGCCGAAAGAGGAACTAAGTCTTTCATACTAATCGAAATAGACATGACCTGTCTCTTTAAGTCCGTCGTTATCAATGACTAGATAAGACTGGCGCGGTCTATTCTTGAGGTTATTAACGCTCGCGTGCATATCGCCTCCGATGACGGTCGAAAACATTACGAATTGAAAATCGTTATACTCGACGTGCTCCCAGTGATGCCTGTCTCCGACGATAAACAGCCTCTCTTTGACGCCTATAAGATTTTCTGGGTTTTGCAACAGGAGGCTCTGAACGTGCGTTTGCAGCTTCGCGTCGCTTGCTGTAGGAACGTAAGCCCTTTCAATAGAGTCCGCACCGTGGTCGAGAAGGAATAGCGTAGTGCCTTCCTTGAAGGCGGCGGGACGTGATGAGTGATGAAAGAAGTTGAGGTTCTCTTGCTGAGTGAAGGCTTTTTCAAGAGCCCTGAAGAGTGCCATATCACCTTCATAGTTGTGATTTCCTCCGACCGAATGCACGTCGACGACGGGAATCTGAGAGTATATCATCGAGATGAACTGATATAGACTTTGCAACGCATAATCGAATTGCTCTTCTCTCACACAATCATAAAGAAGCTCGGTGCCCCTTCCCGTTTTGCCGTTGACGCTGTGAATCAGGTCTCCCAGCCCTAAGATAACTACCTTTTTGTATCTATAGGTTCTTGCCGCCGCTCTTTGGAGTATCTTCTCCGCGAACTTCTTAACGCAGGCAACGGTTTTTTCAGTAGTCCAGCTTGGGCGGTTGAACATATACCTTTCATTGCTAGCGCTGCCGAAATGCAAATCACTAAGGCCAATAACTAACACCTCGTCACTTACCTCTTTTGTGGAGGTTTCTATGTGTAGTCTAGGCACTCTTGCTGGCTTCCAGTTTTCGACAGCCAAGCCGAAAGGGTCAAGCGTTCCATTCTGGAAGGCTTCCCAGTTTTCGGCGCTTTTTTGAGTGGCTTTCCATAATTCCTTTTCGTAGCTCTGCGCGACTGCCAGCTTCTTGCTCTCTAGGAGATTCGCTGCGCAAGCCTCTACGGGAAGTTCTGTTAACTCTTCGTTAGAGAGCGGCAGACTGTCACGCGTCAGTCCGTGAACCTTTTTATACTCCTCAAGTATCTTCACAGGTATACCGAATTTAGCTGCGACTTCCTCGGTGGTTTTTGACGGCGAAAACAGGTTGGAAATATGAGCTACGATATTACGATGAACGGAACCCTTTAGCACTAAAGGCTTAGAGAGACTCTTAAGCGTAGTGATATAAACGTCAGTCTCTCCATTATAGACGACGTTTGGCCTTGGTTCTTGTATCGGTTCTTGCACCGGCACTGAGATTTTAGTTTTTCTTGGCATAATGAATAATGTCGATATTTTCGTCAGTGTAAAGTTGAGAATACGGTTTGAAAAAGTCAGAGAACTCGGGCAACTCTACATCCCCTTCGTAATCTTTTTTTACAATAGTGAGTAAAAGGTCGCTGCAATACGGAAAGCATAGCTCGTAGGTTTTCGCGCCGCCAATACAAACGCATCTCTCGCTTGCGAGAGATGGTATATCGCTTGGTCGAATTACGCGACTATATTCTAGTCCGTTTTTGTTAGGTGAAGTGGGAAGCTGGCCACGATTGCTAACGAGCGTGATTTTTCTTTTCGGAAGCTTGGGTAAGTCAATATAAGTACGCGCTCCCACAACGCAATCAACGTTGTACTGAGTGACGATTCTAAAAAACTTGAAATCTTGCGGGATTTTCGGCCAAGGAAGGGCGCTGCCCTTACCGATGTAACCGTTTGAAGATACTGCTGCAATCGCTATCATTTTAAGTATAAGAAATTAGAAGACTTGAGAGGCTCTGGCTTTTTGTTATTGATAGCCGTTTTTTGTTCTCTACGCAAGCACCAAAGCTCGTTCGACTTATCTAGGCGCATCACTACTATCGAACCATCGAGATGCGCGGTAGTAGTCGCGGGCAAAAATCCTAAACCTTGAAGTTCTTTTAACGTAGATACGAAAACATTATCGGGCCTGCCGGAGCTGGCCGATTCGTATTCGCGGCATGCTTTATTTATCATTTCTGAGATTTTAGAACGTTTCATGTTTTGACCGGACTGCGTTATACCACGTTTTGACTTCTTCGACCGTCATTTCAAAGAAGTCTTTTTTAGGAGGAAGCTCTATGAATACTTTGCTTTCGTCATAGTATTTTAGAAGTTTGTCTTTCGCATCTTGCGCGGCGATATTGCCAATAGAATCGTTATCGACTTCATTATTGGTCGAAATGATTATCCTCTTTGGGTTCTCTGAAAGAATCTTTTTCAATAAAGCTCCACTCAGTTCTATGCCGAAAAGACAAAACGCGTTGGTTATGCCCGCTTCATAGAGCCTTAGCACGCACCCAATACTCTCTACCAGTATGATTCCCTCGTCTGGATGAACGGAGTTGAGATGGGACGGGAAAATGAATGCTTTTTTACGACCGATGATTTTCCACTTGGGGGTGTTTTCGGGAGGAACCTTTTGGTGCCATCGACCAGCAAACCCTATTATTTTATCCTTATCAAAGATAGGAAAACAAACCCTTCGGTTTAGTTTACCGCTCGAAGCGGTGCCAGCTCTAAATAGCCGCATAGTATCCTCGGATATTCCTCTAGAAGTAAAAAAGTCCCACATCGGCATCAAGCGCTTTAGGCAAGATTCGTCGTATACGATATCCTTTTTCAAGTCTTGAGTCGGTGTCGCTTCTTTGATTTCTACAGAATCTATACCCCCTTCATGATTCAGCAACTTCAATAGCAAGTCCAAGTCACCCCTTAATGGGTATTTTCCTGAAGCGCCGAAGTCTCTGAAGTTGCCATCTGACTTTCTGACGCACAAAGCTATGACGTTCTTGCCTCCACGGTAAAGCGCTGCCATTCTATAGTATGCTCCGTAGTCTTTAGGAGCATAGCCTTTACTGATTAGGAGTTCTAATATATTAGTCTTCGAGGCGGTCATCGAGTGAATCGTCAGTTAGTGTATCGTTGTCGTGGTCTTGGGCTGGCTTTGCGGACTTGAAAGGTGCCGTAGCGCTCTGTCTTACTGTTGTAGCGAAGTCTCCCATTTCTTCGATATGAAAGCTGGTGACTTTGAAATGAAGAAAATTCTTTACTAGCGTGTTATTCGGTGTCTTTACTGGCGTTAGGGCCGCTTGCGCGTTCCTGCCAAGATGACGATGTTTAACGAACACGCCTTTTACAGTGCCGTATCTTCCATTTTCGGCAGCGATTTCTTCGTTCATCTTTGGTCGAAGCAATAGGGCGTGCGTCGCTTGCTGAGTGATTCGGTCAGATACACCAAATACGTTTTCAGTGTCATCGACGGTGGCCGCGTTTTTGTTTCCAACGATGCCTCCACGGTTCAACTGAACCGACGTCCAAAACGGATTGTTCAGTTCGTTCTTATAGAGGTTCTTCACGTCTTTGAGAAACTTGCCCATAACTTGCCATTCCTCGCCTCTGGCGTCCTCCAAATCGAACGCTTTGAGATAGTCGTAGTGAGTCAGAAATTTATTGCCTCGTCCGATTTTCGCAAGATAGAACCTCTTGATAAACCAAAGGATTTCAGTAGGAGACATCCTAGAGACGTCTTGATAATACATCTTTAGCTTTTTCACCCTTGGCCAAACAGACCTAACTAAAGCTGTGGTCTCCTTATTTTTCCTCCAATAGCCATGTTCAAGAGCGTCGTAAGAAACTTGCCCATTTGTCATCATGCTTACAGCGCGATACTGAAGTTCCTCTATAGACATTTCTCCTTGGTCTAAGTGAAGGACAGGAACGTCGTATTTGTCGGCCACATGAGTCATGTAGAACATGCCTGCGGCAGTTTTACCGACTCCCGTTCGCGCCCCAAGAACGGTAATAGCTCCGTCGCGCAGCAACGAGCCGTATAACTCGTTTGTTTTCGGGAACGGCCCCATGAACCCGATTTCTTCTACCGGATTCTCTCCGCGTTCCTCTATCTTCTGCTCGATACTAGAGAAAATATCTACGAACTCTTCTGTCGACGACTCGAATCCTGCTATCTTTTCTGAAAAGATGGCGTCCGCTTCTTTCAGAATATCTGAGATGCCTGCGTCTTTGAGAGCTAGCATCCTTGTCTGCATCCGACCGGCCATCTCGGACAGTTCACGTCTAACTGTCGTCTTTTTCAACTGCTTGAACCCTTCTATCGCCGCAAGTTCAGTCAGGCTTATTAAACGTAGCGACTCCAAATACTCCATCGGAGACAAATCGCTTTCGGAAAAGGTGATGTTGAGATTTTTTATCTTCTCGGCGAGAAGTATATCATTGAGTTCCGCTCCCACGGACAGAAACGATTTTATCGCGGCGTAGACTATCCGGTTCAGCTTGCTAACGAAGTCGGAATCGGTGACGACGGCCTCGACCTTGACGTAAAGGTCTGGGTATTTTAACAGTCCTGAAAGGCAGAGCCTCTCTAACTCAAAGTTGTGAATAACGGGCATATAGTTGGCACTATATCCCGATTTCTTGACCTTGTCAACGCTCAATCCTCTTCCGCCCCAGCTTCTTCGTCCCCACCTTCGGCTATGAAATTTGACATCGCGACTCCGTCTTTGATGCTTTCGCTGAAATCTTCCTCACGCGCTTTGAAATACTCTAACGCGTGGCGCTCCAAGCCCGATTGAATAATGACGTTGTCCGAGCAGTCCTCGATAACGACTTGCCCGTCTCCGTTTGCGTAAATCAAAATAAATCCACCTCCAGTGAATTCATTAAGCCGCGTTAGAAAGTTTGCTGGAACTCCGGTATCTTTGGCCTTCATGGTGGTTTTTTGATGTGACTTATGGGGAATCATAATAGATTACACCGGAGTCAGTTGGATTCCGTAGTTTTTGAAAAAGAACTCTCGCGTCAAAGGTAGGTCTGTTGGCTCGATTTCTACCAACGTAAATCCGTTTGCTACTGACCACTCCCTTTTAGCCTCGTCTCTCACTATTTGCTCATGGAAGTTGAAGCGATTCTTGCCGTGAAAGAACGAATTATACTGACTGTGCTGTATTCCGTTGGTTTCGACAATAATCATTTTCGATAGATTCACCAAGTCGAAGCTGTATCTGGTTCCAGGAACGGGCATCTCCTCCAAGCATATGTCCATCTTCCAATACGGATGAAGCCACACCTTCACCTGCTTTTGAAACTTGCTGCGGCAGTCCCCGCCCCAATCCACGGCGTAATTGGCCGTGTTGATGTTAACGAGCTTCTCGCTGCGATATTTCTTGAACTTAGGCATTTACTAGGCCCCGCTTTTGCATCTCGAAGAAGCACTCGGCGCAGGCCGAGCAATCCGCCAAGGCGTCGTGGGCGTTCTCGAACTCTTTTCCAAATAAGAAACGGTACAACTCTATGAGCTTGGGCCATTTATATCCGCCCCTCGTGCTGGGGATTTTGACTAGGTCGGTGGAGGACTTCATTGTGCAAAAATGACGACGACCATCCACGATGCTGTTCTTACCGAGTCTCGCGGTCTCAATATTCATCATGAATCTATCATAATCGCCATTGTGAGCTAACAAAAGCGGCTCAGCTTTCGTGAGCTGGTTAAACATACTTAGCGCGGAAAGAATAGGAACTCCGTATTTTTCACAGTCTAAGGTCGAGATGCCGTGGATATCTTCAACCTTCTTCGGTATTGTCCAGCCGTCGGGCTTAATCAGCACATTCAATTGAGCTTTGATTTTCTTCTGCTCGTCATATAGTACCGCCGCTAATTGCACAATTGACGGCTGCGACTGATGATTAAGCGGAAGGCTCGCGTTAAAGAATCCTGTCGTTTCTGTATCCCAAGATATAAACATAAATTAAAGCTCTGTTACTGCCACTACTTCCAGAGGGTCTTCCGAGTCTGTAACTACGGCCTCCTGTTTGAGGGCGTTCCTGAATTTCTCGAATAGAAAATCGGTAATCTTCTGGTTCTCTTCAAGGAATTCATATAGTTTGTCAGTGCCTTGGATTTTGGCTGGCATGACTAATCCAGCGGCGGCAAGCTCCTCAATCAGTTGAGTAGAGAACTCTATCCATGACCCCTTTTTCTTCGCGTAGAAGGCAATTACCGCATCTCCTACCTCCCTTTGGACCCAAACAGACTTTCCTCCGGTCATTCCGTAACGAATTGGATATTTGACGCGAACGCTGTTTTTCTCATTGTTACTCTTGCGAACAGTAATAGGAACTAGGTGTCCTATGATTGGGTTTTTTGACTCGTTGTATTTCGCATTCGGGTCTTTAAGAATGATATCGTCTTGGAATCGAGCATTGAACTCCCAAATATTCTCTGGATAGTGCAGAGCCCAGTTGCCTCCGCTAGAGGCAAAGTCCCTATGCTCAAGCTTAGCATAGGGGTCTATTTTCGGCTGAGCGGTTACTTGACTTGTGAACGCAAAGATATGGCCAAATTTAACCAAAGCTAGAGCTAGTTTTTGCATCATCTTCTTGCCTAAGACTTGCGGGCCAGCGACTTTATGTGAGTCTTCGTAAGCCTTACTCAAATCATCGCGCAGAATCAAGCCGTCCAAAGAATCGACGATGAACATATATTCCTGTTCGGTAGGATTGTTACGGATAAGATTCTCGACAAAATTACATACAGACTCGAAGATATTCGACTCGTATATCAAGCAAGTGCCCTCCTGCCAGTCTTTAGGATGCGTCACGAATTTTACTCCAGAGCGAACTTGCAGTTCCTTTGAGAACTTGCCTTCGGCCTGAACATACAAACCCCTTCGTCCCTTTTCTAGAAGGAAGTTTCGCAGAATTTCCAAACATTCTGATGTTTTTCCTCCAGAGTTTCTTCCGACTAAGCGCAGAATTCCAGGAGTAATGCCTCCGCCAGTAAGAATGTCCAGCTTTAGAGAACCCGTGGATACACGATAATAACGACCGACTTGGAAATTATAGTGGTCTTTAGCGTTGTCCTTGTCCGACATGAACGCAAAAGCCTGTTCATCGGGGGTAACGACTTTTGAGCTTTCTGCATCTTCGCTAAATTCGTCTTTGACTGTTTTTTTATCTTTTGGAGGCATATTATTTACAAAAATCGACTATAGATTTGGGTTTGTTTATTGGTTGGGACGGAGCATAAGCCACGCCAACTTTGCTAGTTTCAAGAGCGTAAGGCTTATTTTCAGGAATGTCCAGCTTAAAGACGTCCCATCTTTTTTTGAAGAACTTTTTAGCAAATTCTGTGGTGAACATCACCATACTCTCGCCCTGAAAGGAGACCTCTAGCGAATCCCAAAACTCGGCGGATGGATACTTAGTCGCTAAGTCCATCGCGAATTTCATGTCTCTTGGCCAGATTATCTTCTTTTCTAGCACGTATTTCTTCACGATAGCTCTCGCGATTTTGCCTTCTGGCGGTGCGGATTTCTTTTTCTTTGCTGGCATTATCTCTTTTTGTATACTGGACAATCTCTACAAACCGTCGGGCCTAAGAAGTTAATGTCCCTCTTTTCGCAGCGAAAACCCCTTTGTGTGTAGCTGCTACAGCATGTTTTTATTACTATGTCGACCTCTTCTATAGTTCGGTGAACGCATGTCTCGAACATTTCCATGTAAGACGCCGCTTCGCTCTGCTTCGGGGCACTCGCGCTTGTGATTACTTTATCACCAACCCAAACTGTGTAGCTCTCTTCCATTTTATGAAACTAAATCTGTAATGAGTTCATTATAGCTGTATTGTCTTTTGAACGCAAGCTCTTCGTAACACCGGCTAGGGGCTGAAACGAACGCTCGTTCAGGCTCTACGATTCCAGAAGAAGAATCAAATACTACCCTACCCATAACGTCGTTTTCGTCAATATCTAAAGCTTGAGCAAGAGACATAAGCAGTCGTCTTGGCGTTCGAGTCTCTCCACTTGAAAAAACATAGTTTCTCGCTAGCTTTTGTCTACAAACAGACCAAATCAATCCAATGAAGTCTTTAGCGTGAGACCAATCCTTCCGACTGTCTAAATTGCCAAGCTGTATCGTGTTGTTGTTCTTTTTGAAATCTTTCAGCCAGTCCGAAACTTTACGAGAAAAGAAGTCCCTTCCCCTGACTTTGGATTCATGATTGAACATGACGCAGTGAGACGCCCAAACGCCAGACTGTCTAAAAAAATCACACGTTACACGGCACGCGGCCTTAGAAAGTCCGTATAGCCCATGAGGCGCAATCGGTGTGTCGATTGTATGCTCCTCGTCTTTTGCCAAATACATCTCGTAACAGGAGCCGCAGGAAACAAACTTTATGTCAAGGCCGGTCTTTTGAATCGTTTCAAGGATTTTTGAAGGCAACCCCAAGTTACAGTCGAGCATTGTTGCCGCGTCCCCGTAGTTTGGGCGGCTTTTGCCAGCAAAATTTATAAAGCAAAAGGGGCGATAACGTAGCAATAACTCTGCTATCCTTGCAGAGAATTCAGAACTGTGAGGTTTCGTTAGCGTTGAAACCCCAACGACTACGACTCGTCCCTTCCGACACTCTGGAGGAACCCATCCGTTTTTCAAATCTTTTGGCCTCATCAATAATACAACGGTGAGACCTTCTGACAGAAGCTTCTCCGTCATCAGAATCCCGTCTTGGCCAGCGCCACCAGTGATGAAGACTACATCGTTCATTGCTCTTTGTGGACGGTTGGTAATGGTATGGCGTTCAGCAGAAAATAGTTAAAATCGAATTCGAGAGATTGGGTTTCTTCGTTCCATTGAAACGAACAGCGACCGAAGTGTTTCTTCTGATATTCTACTTTGTCTTTCCCAACGCTATTAATCCAGCTTAGATGCTTTACATGGGCTATCGCTTTGGGGACTACCACAGTCGGAAGAGACTGATACGAAACCTTTTCGCCGAATCTATTCAAATAGTTGACGTCATTATCCCAATAGAACTCGTCAATATTATGGTTGACTACCTCGGTTTTGAAGATTCTCGGAGGACAAAATCCGTCAATCCATTGCTTCTCATCAAAGACGCAGTTTTTGAAATTTATGGAAAGCCAAACCGCGAAAGGTTCGTTTTTCAAAAAGCTGATTATACCCTTTATCTGTTCTAGCGTATAAAGCTCGTCCGCGTCGACTAGCCAGACGTAATCTACGCCGATTTCTTTGAAATAATGCAACGGTATGTTCCTCGCCTCGTGCTCTGACAGCGGCTTCGGAGAGTTTATTACTGTGGCCTTCGAGCTGGCTAGCATTTCTGAAACTTTTCTCAAAGTCGGGCCGTTATCTTTCTCGGGGAACCCCACAAACTGCGAGCTTATCACGCAGATTTCTTCGATTTCTTCAAGTTCGTCGCTTGCCTGCCGCCAAGCGGGCAAAGACCTCTCCAAGAAAGTTTCACAGTTATACGCGCAAAAAATGATACCAATTTTCATCTGTTTGTATTATTTATGTCAAAGGCTGAGATTTCACCTGAATGTACGACGTAGTCTTTACCTACCGTAGCAACTCTATATCCCATATCATACATTCTGTCTCCAAAGCTATTTTCTGTGTCGTAGCTTCTGAAAGAATGAAAATTAGAACGAAAGAACTCGAAATCTTGTAAAGATGGATTGAGAGAATAGCCGTGCCCGCGTCTGTGACCGATACGGTCGATGCCGCGCTCGCATATAAAATATTCCGTGCCATCGCTTAAGGTTCTCGGAGTATACATCTCCAACCGGCGCGACAGTACGGATTTTATTACGCCTTCGGATTCGTTAATAATTCTGAACGATTCGGCAAGGATATTGCCTTTTCTGACGTATTCCCAATCGTCTTCTAGATGATAAATATATCGTGTCTTGACATTGTCCCAAATGCGATTAAGGCTAGCGGCCAACCCTTTCTCCGCGTCGTTTTTTGCTGTAAGAACCTCGATAGTCGCGAAATTTCCAAATAAAACATCAAGCTCGCGTTTCATAATCCGAACCTCTTCCTCGCTAGAGCTATCGTCAGACAGGATGACGGAGCCAATACTCGTGACATCTAAACACGCTTGAGAGAACGCGCGCATCGTCTTAAGAAATAGCTCCAACCTCTTGCAAGAGGTTATCGTCAGGGTTACGTCGCCGCTAGTCATTGCACTCTTCCCCGCGATGTAATACGTTATGAACGAACTTGCCTATACTCATTCCGTGTATGCGCTCAAAAGTTGCGTCGCCGTTATTATGCACAAAATTTTTGACCTTTGTAGTTTTGCAAATAAAGTGGTAAACTAAACTTCGACCAACCCCAACGAATTTTCTTATTCCTACATCATAGAGCTTCTTTGCTAAGTCGGGGTCGCTACCGAAGCCTGGCGAGAATTCTGTAGAGTATCCTCCTACTTTTATCCAGTTATCCCTACTGACGATGCAAGGGGGCCAAGTCGAACCTTTCCTATTTGGAGATTGCTCTCTCAGGGCGGTCAGGTCTTTTATTAAGTCCGATTCTCTGAAAGTCTCGATGCTTTGACCATAATCTCTTGGAGCCAGACAACAAGGGTTATCACCCCGTGGCTCTATCATTGTAGAAGAAATAAACGCCTCGTTAGTGCCGATGTCTCTTGCACTAGCAAATAAAGCTAGCTCCACGTCCCAGCTTGGCAGGGCAAACATATCATCGTTAAAATAGATTGTTTGTTTTCTAGACGAAATCGAGAACGCGGCGTTCATAGATTCACAAACCCCGACGTTATTTTTGGTGTATGTGAACTTAAGACCTTCGGATTGAGCCCATTCTAAAGTCCCGTCAGTCCCCTCGTTAATGTGTAGCACAATTTCATGAGGGAATCGGCTATAATCTCTGATGCTCCTTACGCAAGCTTGAACGTATTTCAGGTTGTTCCAAGTAGGAATCAATACACTAAACCCGTCCTGTATATCGTGATGCAAACTCATATCTAATCGCGGAGACTTAGGCGGTGGTTCACCGTCGTTTTCTTTGTCAACTCTTCCAGTTTTGTCGGCACTGATACCTCTTCTCCACACTCAGTTTTCCAGTGGCTATTCCAAAATGACCTATTTAATTCAGCCCTTCTTTCTAGATTGACGTAGCCGGTGTGGACGACGAAAGGCAAACGCTTCCTAGCGAGAATCTCTAGCCTCTCTTCCGTAGATAGAGACTGAATAATGTTCGGGAGCGTGTGAGCTAAATCCCCTTTGCCGTCTAGCAATTCGCAGCCGTCAGATTTGGTGATATCGTGCGTTCCGTCGGGCTTCTTCGCAAAATTTACTACCCCTCTATGATAGCCAGAGCGATGAATATACCATTTCTGACCCACATCAGAAACATGATACTCGTCGCCATAAAGATTGACAACCGGAACGAAAGCCGCTGGGAAACCAAAAGTCAGCATTTTCTCGGCCAAAGTGTCCCAAAGTCCATTAGCTATTTGCCAATAGGGAATATACTCGTCAAGGTCTAGACCTATTTTGAATAGACTAGAGGTTCTTTGTAAGGCGGCGTCTTTTAGCATCCCATCCATTTCAGGATGCGTATAAGGAATGTTTTCGCTTACGATTTTGAGCTTGCCACCGCAATACAGACGACCACACTCCTCTACCCTTGCTAAGGTGTCGTCTTCGCTTTTATTGACGGCAATAACTACTTCATCTGCTATCCGCGCAAACCGGCGAAGAGCCTGTCCGAAATTGAAACCGCCCTTGATGAGGTTGAAGCCTGATGTATAAATCGAGAACATGAAATAGTCATACTACCTTTCTATGACCGAGCAGTCAAGAAAAGATTTTAAGCTTCACATGATTTACAGGCCAAAATGCTTCTTCCTAGCTCTTGGGCGGGAGACGTGCTTCTCTGATAATACAAAGTTTTTACTCCTAATTTCCAAGCCTCAATCAGCAACGCGTTGACTTCTTTTACTGAAGCTTTTGGATGAATCATTAGATTGATTGACTGAGACTGGTCAATATATTTTTGGCGTTGAGCGGCTTGAATGATGATTTCTTTTTGGCTAATCTCTCCGAAGGTTTTGAAGACATCCCTCTCGTTGTCAGTCAAGAAATCGAGATGCTGCACTGAGCCGTCGTGAATGAGGATGTTTTGCCATACTTCCTGAGTATCCTTGCTGTGCTTTTTAAGCACTTCTTTCAAATATGGGTTTTTGTATGTGAATTTGCCTTTGGCCAAGTCTTTGACGAAGTAGTTAGAGTTAAGCGGTTCGATTGATGGGGAGACCTGCCCCAGAATGAACGAGGATGACGTTGTAGGGGCTATCGCCATCGTCGTGACGTTACGCAGCCCATAACCCTTCAAAAGCGGTGGCTCGCCAAATAGAACGGCCCTAACTTTATTAGCTTCGTGGTTTCTTTCGGCCAAGAACTTGCTGATTTTCACGTTCCACATTTTTGCGTCGAATGACTCAAAAGCAATGCTTTTTGATTGAAGGAACGAGTGCCAGCCTAATGTTCCCATTCCTAGGGCGCGTTGATTGACGGCAAAGCGGTATGCAGCTTCCATGAAGCGGATGCCTTTAACTTTGTCGATGTATTCCGACATGACCGCGTCCAAAAAGAGCGCGAAGACTTCTACCGCATCCGTCTGCATCCATTCTTCTGCATGCAATAGGTTCATTGAACCTAAATCGCAAACAAAAGACTCGTCCCTATCTGAAGCTAGGGCTATCTCAGAACAGTTATGAACTAGGATGTTGTTCGCGAAGAAATTTTCAGTCTTTTCTACTGTGATATCGTAAACGGCTTCGACGTGAGTGTATCTTTTAATTTTTAGCGTATTAATGAACCGCTCAGATAGTCCCGAAGCATTACCGTTAGCACTTTGTCTAAGAATATCGTCTTCTTTTAAGTCCTGCGCTTCAACGTATCCTCGGTTTTGTGTGTAGATTTTATGTTCAGGCGTGCATTTTATGACGTTGCCTTGCTCGTCCTCAATTTCAATAATTTCCGTCGACTCTCCCGTTTGCGAGAAGAGCTTAACCGAAGAATAAACGTCCTTGCCGGTTTCGATGTCAAAGGATTTTACTTCTACTGGTTTATCCATGTAAAAATCCAAATCCTTCATTCGGACAGTTAGTTCTTCACCTTCTACACGAATTTGGACTAATGTATCGCCGGTCAGACACAGGTTGGAGGCGTGAATCTTCATTCCTTTATCTTTGTAGACTTGCGGGGCGTTGTTGTTCACCGTGTCCGAGAACATGATGTAAGGATAGCCAGACTCAAATCTCTTCTTGATGATTTTCGCCCAAAGCTCGCGCTTGTCTTTGTCGCCTGAAATCATGGACTCCATCCACGCATCGGAAACCGTGACGCCGATGCTCATATGTTGGATAGCGTGACCCTCGTTGCGAATCTGTAGAAACTCGGCAATATCTGGGTGTTCGACGGGAAGATACGCCGCAAAGTTGCCACGACGAACTCCAGACTGCGATACGACTTCAGTAATTACGTCATATATCTCCATGAAATGAACGGGACCGCTAGAGCGTCCACCACCAGAAACTTTAGCGCCGCGCTCACGCAATGCCCCGAAATATCCAGAAGTGCCGCTGCCGTGCTTCGACATCATTCCTATCTCGGAGGCTTTATAGAGAATCTCCCCCATATCATCTCCGATATAAGAGCCATTACAACTAATCGGAAGTCCTCTTTTGAGGCCGAAGTTCGCCCACACCGGAGAGGCTAAAGAGTAGTAACCTTTCTTCATGTATCCGACGAACTTCTCCGCGAAGCCTTTTAGCGCTTCGTAGTCGGTGTCGCCGCTTTCGACTTTTCCATTACGGAAGTCTTCATAGTCTTTCAGTAGAATCGCTTGGGCAGCGTCAGCTATCTCCTGAATGCGGACTTCTGGAGACTGTCCATTTTGCAAATATCCGCGCTCAAGAAATGTGCGGGATTTTTCGTTAAGCCAATAAAAATCTTTCATATAAGTTTAGAACAAATCGTCTGCCGTAAATGCTTTTGCTTTTTTAGCATAATCCACGGGGCGCTTGAAAAAGAAGTCGGTCGCGTTATTGCCGAGCACCTCTTCGTCCATCCATTCAAAATCACGAGCAAGCTCAGGGTTGATTTCGTAAATCTTGGAGTAGCCAATCTGCTGAAGCGAATCGTTGATTCGCGACTTGACATACTCTTTCAGCACGTCGGGATTCATTCGGGGTCCGACGTAATCTCCAATCATCCAATCAATTATCTTCGATTCGGCTTTGAAAGCGTCCGCCGCCTCGGCCTTGATTCGCTCTTCCAGCTCCGCGTCGAATAGCTCAGGATACTCTTCTCGAAGCACGTTGACCAGCTTGATACCGACCTGAGCGTGAATAAGCTCCTCGTTTTTTGTATAAAGGACTTGTTGGTTTGTATCTTTAAGAAGATTTTTGAATCTTCCGAACCACAAAACCGTATAAAACTGGCTGAACAGAGACACATTCTCGATAAAGAGCGTGAACAAAATCAACGCATAGATGTAATTCTTCTTCGAGTTATCGTAAAACCGGTGTGTGTATTTGCGTAGATAGTTTACGCGGCCAGATATGACGGCTTCTTTTAGATTTTCCTCGAAAATATCTTCTAGCTCAAGCTCCTTCAGAAGCCTTTCGTAAGCGTTATTATGAATGACTTCTACGTTAGCCATAACGTAGCCCAAGTCGGTGATGGACGGGTGCGGAAGATTGTCTCCAAGTTTCGCCCAAAACTTTTTCACCGCGACCTCGATTTGCCCAATCGCAGAAAGCGTCCTAACTATCACCTGCTTTTCAAGTGGAGTAAGGGCGGTCTTAAAGTCTTGCTTGTCGCTCTGAAAATTGAACTCTTTATCGGTCCAAAAGCCGTTATGCATCGCCTCAATAAACTGCTCTGTCCAAGGGTAGAGATTCGGCTTGCGAGATACCTGTTCTTCAAATAGCATATCGAGAATTAGGCTGAAGCTCCCTCTTTTTGAGAGAGGATAATCGGAGCAATATTCGCTTCGCTATATGAAGGAGACTTCATAATCTTTCCGTCGAGCCTTTTCACCAAAAACTTATCCGGCCCTACTTCGGTAATGACGCAGCTCGGGCTACCGGAAAGGACGGGTAGCCGTGTTTCGACGTCTTTGCCACTCCATAGTTTCGACATATTGGAGCGATGTATTTCGTCCTGAATAGGTTCGAGGTCAATCCCTGCGGCTACCGCAGTCCCAAATTCGGCCACATAAGCCAAATCTCCCAAACCGTCCGCCAGTTGCACCAAATCTGGCTCTTTCTCTTTTTTGAAATCAAAGGTTAGGCAATTCAGGGAGCCTTCCTTTACCGTGAAGTCTGAAGAGTGGTTTTCATAGCTATCGACCAACCTGACGCTTAATCCTAACCCCTTTGTGATAGTTTCAAAAGCCTCTTCAAGAATAAGAGCAGCTCTCAGCTTGGCTGTTTTTTCGTCTAATTGAATGGGACTTTTCGGAACCTCTTGTCCGAATTTAGTCATGAATTCCGCTACCTGTGTCTGTCCTTTTGTCATATGCCTTCTATATTACAGCCTATAGAACGGCAAGTCCAGAAAAATCAGGAGGCTGGTCTTTTTTTATAGCGACTCGTCGCTATTTCGTGTAGGAGGCTACGCTGACGCCTGCGTCAGCAATTCAATAGCTTTCAGGTAAGACTGCGCGTTAGCGCGCTCAAGCTCGGCCTGCTCGATATTCCCTCTGGATTCATTGATTGGGGCGTTGTTGAGCATCGTTTCTAGGTTGATTTGTAGTAGTGTGATGGCTTCGTTCATATTCGGTTGTATGTTACAAGGTGGCCGAAGCTGATTCGGCTCGCTTTTTGAGTTCTAGAAAGCTCGGCTTGCCTTTTCTTTTTTCGCGGGCTTTCTTAAAATAGCTTTCTTGAACTGGGTCGACTCCATCCCTTTTCTCGGCTCTTTTCCTAGACATTTCTGCCGAGCGGTCCCAAAGGTCTCCGATACTTCCTTTGTCTTTGCCGGTTTTATCGACAAACGCGTTCGCGTTAAATGGGTCGATGGCCGCATCTACTGAGGCTTGCGGCACGAACCATACTCTGTCCCATTCTACACCGTTTTTATCTACAAAGCGGTGCTCATCATTCATACCTAAATGAATGTCAACAGTCTTTTTTTCGTTTTTTGGATGCGAAAAGCGATAGATTGGCATATTAGTTGGCGATGATGCTGGTCAGAGAGTCCGCTGTCTTTTCCCAAGAAAACTCGCTCTGGAGCTTTTTACCAGCAGCGTTTTCCTTATTGTTCAGCTTTCTTGCTAGGGCTTTTTCACAAGCTTCGATGAATGCCTCTTCTTCCCAGTCAAAGATGTTGCCTTGGTTGAAAGGCGCTCCTTGCTGAAAAAACACACCGTCGTACGCAGGAATCTTCTTGCTCGGCTGTACAAGAACGGCGTTTTCGTCATTTGCCCAGTCCTTCATTGCGGTGCAATTATGAATGACACCGTGCTTTCCTAGGGCAAGACAGTGAAAAGACGGAAGAGAGAATCCCTCTGCGCCAGACATATCAATAACGATGTCCGTTGCGTTGTAAGCCTCGTTAAGTTCTCCCAGAGTCCTTGAAAAAGGAAGAACATTCACATTGAACGGCTTAGCGCCGCCAAATAAATCGGCATAAATCATCTGATGGTTCTCTGCCGAGAAATGAGGGTTCGCAACGTGGGTATGTAGGATTACATCTCTACGGTTTTTGTATTTCTTAATCCAAGCCTTGATTGCTTTCGCGTGACGCTTTCGATACTCGAATTTTCCAAATATAGAGAACACCGTTACCTCTTTTGGATAGTAGTCTTTTCCAGTCTCGAAAAAATGTTTATTGTCGAAGCCTAGAGGAACGTAATTGATGTTTTTCAGACCAAATTCCTCGAATTTAGACTTAGCCGAGCGCGAGGTTACTACAACATTATCGTATGACGATAAGATAGCCAGCTCTTGCTGTGTCGGGGAGTCCAACTCGTAAAACGTAATCAGGTTTGAGTGCTTGCTGATTCGAGCTTCGCTTCCCGCGATATGCCAGAGACGCAACTCCGGTATATCTCGGTCTATTTTTGATGCTCCTCTCGCTATTCCGTCAGATAGCTTCTGGCGAAAATCCCCAGTTAGCTTATTGTAAGCAGACAAATCGGCTTGACCGCCAATAGGGTAGACGGACAACAGATTGTCGCGCTCCATTAGGACTCTGGCGATGTTATACGCGCAGAACCCGAAGCTTACGGTATTGAATGGGGCTGAGAAGTTGAGCTTCATTCTTCTTAGAAGCCTGTGTCAAAGGGGTCTTCCTCAGAAGTGACGGGAGCTTTTGAACGCGGCTGAGCGGGTTTCTTTGCTGCCGCTTTCGGAGCCTGAGTTCTTGGTCTTTCCGAAGACTCCTGCTTAGGCTTGTAAGTATTCAGAATTCCATAATGGGTCTTATCTTCTGTAGGCTCCCTGCGCTCAAGGATGTCTACGCGGACGTATCCCCTCTCGTCCTTATGCTCGTTGAGAAATTCAATGAATTTATCGACGCTGATTGCGAGCTTGCCGATTTTTCCATAAGAGTTTTCCTTTTCAGTATAGAAAAGGCCATCTGCGAATACGCGGTCTGATTGTGACATAGCTTATGTTTATCTTTTTTTGTTAGGATTGCAAGCCTTTTTTCACTTTATCTTTGAGGACTTCCAAAGCTTTGTTATGAACAATTACCGTCCCCCATATGGAAAGGCCGACGTTTTTTGCTATTTTCTCGAAGGTCATCGGCTTCTTTCCGCCAGAGAGATATCTCAGCTTGAGAACTTTATTAGCTCGCCTAGTTAAGCGGTTATCACTTTCAGCCGAAAGCTCTTTTTTCACAATAGCTAGAGCTTCTTCGTGAGCTTCTTCGCTTCTTTCTAATGGGACGCCTCCCAAGAAATCGTCGTCAACGTGAACTAAATTATGAGTTCTAGACTCGAATTTCTTGAAGGAGGTCATTCTCGCAAATTTAGTCTGCGCAAACAACCAAGTTGAAAACTTAACCTTCCTATCGGGCCTGAACGAATCGCAAGATTTCCAAATAATAAGATAGAAGTCTTCGTCTAGTATATCTCGCTGAAGTTCGTCAGGGAGCTTCCTTCTCTCTGAGCGGAATATGGCTAAATGCCTAGTATAAAGCTCTTTAATAGCGCTGTTATCGCCTTCAAGTCTGACCTTTTCGGCCAGTTCCTCATCAGAAACAGTGCTATTCATGTGATAGGTAGTAATCGACGATTCTGTTTACTTGCGGAGACAGCTCCGCGAGATTCATTCTTTCGTCAGTGTTTACGTTTTGAGCGACGATTCTTATATCGGCGGCTGAGATGACTTTAGGATTGTTCAGTTCTTCGGACTGATTGGCTGGTGGAACCAAGTTCCCGTCACAATCAAATCTGGAAATATGGACAAGCAATCCGCCTTGGCTTTTGACCCACGAAACTTCATCGTTTTCGTATTCATCGAATCTTACGTCAGTGATGACTGGAACGAATGGCTGGTCGGCTTCGTTCGCCGCCTTCTGTATTTGCTTGCTGACGAGGCTCGTCCAATACTGGCCTTGAGAAACGGCGCGTTTAATCTTACCTACAGCTACCATTAAGTCTCTAACGAGTTCTTTTTGTTCAGCCGTGCAGTTGAAGATATCAAATGAACAAAGCTCAGAAATGAATGGCGCGGTTTTCTTTTTTAGTTCGTCGGCTAGAGCGAATCTTTTCGCAACGATTCCGCGAGAGGCAAACTCTCTAATCAGGAGTCGGCAAAATGTGTCTTTGCCTGCGGTAGCTACGCCAGAAAGCGCAAGTGGTTTATAGTGTTTGGTTTTTAGCATGTCTTTTGTAAAATGATGGACTCAAGCTCGGGTGAGTTTACCTGAATTAGTTTAATTTTGAATTCTTTGGCCAATTCCAAAGAGAGTGGATTCCTTTTGTAAATCTCATCATATACCACCAATGGTATTCTGTATTTCGCGATTTCCGTGAGGCAATCTGGGCACGGAAGCATCGTGCAGGCGATGAGCTTGATTTCCCCTATTCTTGCGTAACCTAGAGCGTTACGCTCAGCGTGGATAACCCTTGCTAACCTCTTGTCCCTATCGGACCAGTCGACTTCTACACCGCTTGGCGGTCCATTGTAACCTACTCCTGCCACGGAATAGTCCCAACGCAGCGCGCATGCGCCAACTTTAACGTATGGGTCTTCTGACCTGAACGTCGCGGCGACTGCTAGATTCATAGCGTGTCTTCCCCATCCAATTCTTTTTTTCTCGGCTAAAAATACTTTCATCAAGTTAGTTTTTCTTCTTTTGGCGTTTTCCGGTATAAAGTCGGAGGGCGTCCGTTCTCTACTATCGGCACAATTCCTGCGAACTCTATTGCTTTGCTTTTAATTCCTGTTTTAATTCTATACCTAGCGGCGGTCTCGCTGAATCCGTTTAATGACATCAGTTGTTCAATGGTGAACGTTTCTGCTGGCCATTTGATTCGTCGAGAGGGTCTTCCCCTTTTTGAGGCTGCGCTGGGCATTCTTATTAGAATCTTCTACGAATTTCTTCACGAAGCAAGAGAAAAAGCTTGATTGTCGAAAAAATAAGCGTACTTGTACAGTACACCAGTTGTTATCTGTGTACACTAGAGCTGCCGCTCGTACAATTAGTACAAATAAGAAGCCGATAGGCTTCTAGCTGTCGCTAGACAGCTTCCGCTTCGGCGGTGAGCGACCACTTAAGCGGAGAGCGGCAGCTAGAGCGTACTCTATTTTATGAGTTTTGCCGAGGTCTGTCAAGCTATTTTTTCTGCTTGATGTTCGCGAAAAACGGAGTAGCATCCAATTATGACAATTAGCTTGCCTATTAACAATGAAAATTTCAATGTCGTCGCTGGCAGAATAGCCGGAGACGAGGTATTTCTTGTGACTCCAAAGGGTATCGGCGCGAAGTTCACAAAAGACGACTTGATTTTTAGGTCTTCAGTCTGGACTAAAGACGGAAAACCCGTCTCGTTGTCATTGAAGAAATTCTTTAACCTAGGCGAACGTCCTGATATTTATGACGCATCTGAAGATTTGCGTTTTTGCGAGATTATTGAAAAAATTGACGGTTCCTTACTGTGTGTATCGAAGTATAAAGGTGAAACGATTATTCGTACACGAGGAACATTATCCGCATTCGGCATGCCGAACGCGGCGGACATCTCAGCTTTGCAGCTTCGATATCCGAAAGCTTTTGAAATGGCCGCTTACCCAAGTGGGACTTGCGACTATTCCTTGATTTTTGAGTGGTATTCTCCGTCCAACAAAATCGTCATATCCTACGGCGATGAACCTGAGCTATTCCTGATTGGTTGCGTTTCTCACGAAGATTACAGCCTATACACTCAATCCCAGTTAGACGCTATAGCCGCAGAGCTAGGAGTGAGGAGGCCCAAAAGATACAAGTTCGACACGCTGGCCGAAATGAAAAGGGCCATCGGAGCTTTGGACTATCAGCAAACTCAGGCGATGAGGTCCACGAAAGACGCGGAAGCCCCTCCTGACGCGGCTCCTCTGGAAGGCTTCGCGGGAATGGAAGGCTTCTGTGTTTACTCACGAAATGGCCAGAAAATAGCCAAAGTAAAGAGCGCCACGTACTTGTGCCTGCACCGCATGAAGTCGGAACTGTCGTCGTTTGACAAGGTTTTGGATTTGTGGTTGATAAGCGATAGCAAGAACTTCAACGATTTCTATTCTTACGTCTGCACGAATCTTGACTTTGAGATTGCCGAAATGGCCAAACCAGACATGAGCAAGGTGGCTGACGCGGCCAAGCAGGTAGATGGTATCATCGCAGGGATGTCTCGCTTCGTCGAGACACGCCTTCGCCATCTGTCTTCTAGAAAGGAGCAGGCTCTAGCTATCCAAAGCGCCTACTCAAACACAAACCGAGCCAGCTTCGTGTTCGCTATACTTGACGGAAAAGACTTAACAATCGACCAAAAGAGAAAGCTCTATTGGCAAGTCATTAAAAAGTAATCCGGTGTAATCTTCTTGATGAAGACTATTATCATCTCTGATATCCATTTGGGCAGTCCCGTCTGTCGGGCCGACAAGGTTCTGGACATTTTGAACTCCGATATGGATGAATTAATCATTAATGGTGATTTAATAGACAGCAAGAACCTCACACGGTTTCGCTCTAAGCATTGGGAGATTTTGTCAAAGTTGAGAAAGTTGACGAAGAAGATTCCAACGCACCTTATCGGAGGGAACCATGACGGAGACTTAGGGCAGGTTTCTGATATGCTCGGTTTGGATTTCCGTCAGAGTATGGATATCAAAACCGATAACTTTAATGCCTATGTTACTCACGGAGATAAGTTTGACCTCTGGATGAGCCTCCGAGGCGTGTCCGATTTCTTTTCTGGGCTTTACTATTACGTCCAAAGAATTGACAGTAAGAGTCGCCGGATGTCGAGGTTTATTAAACGCCTGAGCAAGAAGCTCATAAAGACAGACTCAAATATGGCAAATAAAGCGTGTCGCTACGCTAGCAAGCACGGTTACGATACCGCTATTTTGGGCCATAGTCATTTTGCAGACGATAAGATGATAGATGGCGTGCGTTACCTCAATAGTGGCTCTTTCTGTGAAGACCCGTGCCATTTTATTGAAGTTTCAGATTGCATTACTCTAAAAGAATGCTAGCATCTGAATATAGATGCACTACCTTTATTTAAGCCTTCTGAAAGAGTCTACTCTCACCGAGCTTGAGAGTATGAAGAGAAACTTGGAGCAAAGTGTTGCGGCTGTAGAGGAAGTTATAAAAGCTAAAAAAGAAAGCTCGGCACAAAAGCCTCCAGAGCCAAAACGAGAGCTTCTCGTTACATCGTGATATGCCTACGGACTCAATAAAAAAGCTAGAAAACGTCCTTCGCCACATCAAGCTAGTGCAAGATGCGACCCAGCTCTTAGGAAAGAGACTGATAGAGTCCGGTGAGGAGGAATTCGGAAGGGCGCTAATTGCTAGAGGGCTGATGCACGATGTATCGAAACTCAGAGGCATCGAATGGAAGTTTCTGCACTCTTCCGAGCCTGCCACTACGGACGACGACAAAAAGAATCTGTCGTTAGCCATAGAGCAGCACCACGCAAGTAACGAGCATCATATTGAATTCTGGGGCGACCCCGAGTTTATGCCGAGATTATCCGTGGCCGAAATGATTTGCGACCTATACGCAAGGGCGCAGGAATTTGGTAGCGATGTCAAGGAATACATTTTTACTGACTTTTTCCGTCATCATAAGATTGGGCCTAATACCAAGACCGCGAAAAGGATGAAGTTTTTTCTCGACGTACTTCTAAATAAGCCCTTCAAAAAGGTTAAAGTCTGCGATAAGCAAGACGACAGCCGCGAACACAAAGAATCCAAATAAGTTAGCGCACAATATCATGAAAATAATTACAAGGTTCGTTAGATGGCTAACGAGATGGGCATGGAAGAAAGAGCTTGAGGCTACAGAAAACATCGCGACGCTAGAAAAGCTAGCCATGTCAGGAAATTACGCCGAGCTTGAGTTAAAGGCGAAATCTCCGGCGCTTCATCGTCATCTTTGTCGCTCTTTAGCGGCAATCGTCGCGGAATCTCCGAATTACACAGAAATGAAATTCGATGTTGTCTCCGACCACGAGGACGGAAAGATATGGGTCACTGTCTTAGTTCAGAAAGGCTCAGGTCTTACTCCTCACGAATTGAGACGTGAAGCCGAGGCGCGGATAGCGGAGCTGCAAAAAGAGCTGGATTCTTTTAACAAGAGCAGTTAGTATCGCTCAATGACACCGTCACTTTCTGATAGAGCGGACCTAATCGTATTGCGGCATCCGATAGTTCACGATAAATATACACAGGCCGCGCAGCAGATGTTTGACGTGCCTCACGCCGAGGAAAGCGTTACAGTTATTCAAAACGAGCTGACGATGCCGACTTCCGATTGGAACATCGGGCTTATTCATGGTCCGAGCGGTGCAGGAAAGTCTACTCTTCTTCGCCAATTCGGGAATCCCAAGACTTTCGCGTGGGACGCTCAGAAATCCGTGATAAGCCACTTTGACAACGTGTCTCCAGAAGAAGCAGCGGCGCTGCTTTCTTCGGTAGGATTTTCTACGGTTCCTGCTTGGCTCCGTCCGTATCATTGCTTGAGTGTCGGGGAAAGGTTCAGGTGCGATTTGGCTAGAGCCGTGGCAAGCGATGATACTATCATTTTAGTCGATGAGTTTACTTCTGTAGTCGATAGGAACGTCGCTCGCTCAGCCTGCGTGGCGCTTTCAAAACTAATACGCAAGACCGGCAAAAAAATTATTCTGGCCTCGTGTCATTCGGATATAATTCCTTGGCTTTGCCCTGACTGGAGCTATGACCCTTCGGAGGCTGTGACCCACGAGTATGCTCGTGGGAGCCTTCAACGCCCCGACGTTCATCTCAAAGTATTCAGAACAAAATATGAGGCGTGGCACCTATTCAGCAAATATCACTATCTGAGTGGAGACCTAAACAAGGCCGCTCGATGTTTCATGGCTACGTGGAATGACGTGCCGGTAGCTTTTTGTGCTATCCTCGCAATGCCTAATCCATACAAGAAGAATTGCTGGAGAGCCTCACGCACAGTAGTATTACCTGACTATCAAGGTTTGGGCATCGGAGTTAAGTTGTCAGACTATATGGGTTCATTAGTCAAAGCTGGCGGTGGAGTATATTATTCAAAGACTATTCATCCAGCCCTCATCGCTCACCGTTTGAAATCTGGTAAATGGAAAGAGACCTCCCATAGCCGTCAAGCTCGTAATCCTTCCAACGAGTCAATGCAAAAAAGAAATTGGTTCGTTAGCCCTAGATTCTGCTACGCTTTTGAATATACTGGAGAGCCCGCTACAGAAGGGGCTGATAATATCTTCTGGCAGAAATGCTGACCGCTAAGATTATGGGATATCATCGAAGAAAAATACCTAAAGGCAAACTAGGAGAAGCGTCCAAAATAACAGAAGAGTATCAAGAGATGCTCGATGGATTAGAGCAAGGAAATAAGGTGCTTGTTATCTGCGAGTTAGCTGATATGCTAGGAGCTATAGAAGCTTACGCTCTCAAGACTTTCAATTTAACACTTGAGGATTTGCACAAAATGTCTAAAGCTACCGCAAGAGCTTTCAAAAAAGGAGACCGGTAATGATAAACTTTAAGGTAATAGATGATTCGATTAAGCACTATGAAAAACGCGGATTTCAGAGAATAGAGAGTCCGTGGACAGTGACTCAAGAAGTGCTGGATATCACTAAGCCTGATAGTGCCGTTGACTCGTTCCGGCTATTACATAAGAACGGTAAGGGTCTTGTAGCCTCTGGAGAGCAATCGTTTCTATATCTTTACTTGAAGGGTTTCCTACCGCTTGGAAGGTTCCAGACTGTGACGCCGTGTTTTAGGTTTGAGAATTTTGACTCCCTGCATACGAAATACTTCATAAAAAACGAACTAATAGAAACGAAAGCCGTCTCCGAGGCGACTCTAAATGATATTCTCGCGAACGCTCACGCTTTCTTCTCTTCGTATTTTTCAGACGCGGAGGAGCAGCTTAAAATAATAAAGACAAATAAAGAAGGCTCGCCAACGTCTTACGACATTTGTTATAGAGGCGTCGAGTTAGGAAGCTACGGTATTCGTAGTTGCGACTTTCTGGAATGGATTTATGGGACTGGCGTTGCCGAGCCGAGGCTATCCCAAGTAATAAGGAAATTCAAAGACAAGCGATAATGAAACAACCGATACTTGGATTCTTTGGAGACTTCCGTGTCCTATCTAACTTTTGGCCGTGCGTAATAGAATACTGCGGCTATTCTTACCAGAATACGGAGGCGGCTTTTCAGGGCAATAAAAGCAACTCACAAGAGGATAAAGAAAGGTTTTCTTCCATGACCGCCGCCGAAGCGAAGAGAGAAAGTAAGAAACTTCGGCTTCGCGATGACTGGCTCGCCGTTAGGGACCAAATAATGCTGGACCTTATTAGGATAAAGTTCTCTAGTGCGAACCCCCGACTTGGTAGATAAACTCGAAGCTACAGGGGACGCATATCTCGAAGAGACTAACACTTGGGGAGACATCTATTGGGGAGTTTGCAAAGGCGTCGGCCAGAATAAACTCGGGAAAATAATCGCGCAGGTCCGAGAAGAAAACAGAAGCTCTTTTTGTTAAATATTAGAGACAGGCTTATGGTGGCAACAATTTTTATTGATTCTTCTCGAAAAACGTAGATAATCGCGCTATGAAAAGAAAACTGGCCTCAGTAAATGTCCTGACGAATCTTCAAAAAATCGAGGGTGCCGACACCCTACAGAAGGGCAACATTCTGGGGTGGTCAGTAGTAACAAAAGCCGGAGCCTTCTCAGAGGGAGAAGAGGTCGTATACATCGAAGCGGATGCGGTTCTTCCAGAGGTTACGGAGTTCGAGTTTCTTCGCAAGAATAAGTTTAGGATTAAGCCGTGCAGGCTGCGCGGTCAGGTGTCTTTGGGACTCTGTATCCCTCTAAGCGAGGCGAAACAGGTCGCCGCAAATCTCGGCAACACAAACGTCAACTGGTCTGTCGGTGAAGATGTGACAGAAGCGCTAGGAATCAAGAAGTTCGAGCCGTATGTTAGCCTATCCCTTTCTTCCGATATCAAGGGGCTATTTCCTTCATTCATTCCTCAGACCGATGAAATGAGAATCCAGTCAGTGCCAGAGCTTCTTAACAGGCACGAAAACCGTGAAGTCTATGTGTCTGAAAAATTGGAAGGAAGTTCCGCGACGTATTACTTGAATGATGGCGTCTTTGGGGTCTGTTCAAGGACGAGAGAACTTAAAGAGAGCGAATCTAACGCCTTCTGGTCCGTAGCGAAAAAGAACTCCATAGAACAGGGACTCAATACACTTGCTAAGTTCAGCAAGAATACCAAAAATATTGCTATCCAAGGCGAGCTGATTGGCCCTAAAATTCAGGGCAATCACTATGGATTAACGGCTCCAGAATTTCGTCTTTTCAATGTTTGGGATATTGACAAACAGTGTCCGGTCGATTATGGTGACTTGTGCCTCGCCAGCTCAGTTCTTGAGCTGTATTTGGTGCCAATCGTATATCACCGTATAAATCTGTCCGACAAAACTCTGGAAGAGTGGGTTTCTTTTGCTAACGGAAGAAGTCAGCTTGCCGATGTTCTCCGCGAAGGAATCGTCGTCAGGGCGATTTCTCCAGTCAGAGACGAAGACGTAGGCTGGATGTCCTTCAAGGCGATTTCTTCCGAATACCTTCTGCGATAATGAACAACCTGCCCACATTATACTCCCGTAATCAAGACGGCTCCGTCCAGCAGTGGACTATCTTTTATGATGAAGATGGGTATTGGACGGAAAGCGGAAGAGTTGACGGCGTCATAACGCAGCACGGCAAGGTCGCGTGCGTAGGTAAAAATCTCGGGAAAAAGAACGAGACCACCGCAGCCCAACAAGCCGCGAGCGAGGCGCGTAGTAAGTTTGATAAGAAACTCAAGACCGGCCACTTCGAGGATGTGGCGCACATTGATAACTTCTACTTTGTAGAGCCCCAATTAGCAGTAGCGCTTGATAAAGTTAAGGCTGGTCTAGTTACACCGTGTTTGGTGCAGTGTAAGTATAACGGCGGCTGCGTTATTGCGACCCGTAAAGGTCTGTTTTCTCGCAAAGGCGAAGAGTATCTGTCGATACCTCACATTCAGCAGGCATTGAAGCCTATATTCGACAAATATCCAAACGCGGTCCTTCACGGCGAGGCGTTTAACGAAGGGTTACGCCAGCATCTTAATGAGATAATGAAGATTCTACGCAGAACTGTGAATGTCACCTCGGAAGTGTTACAGCGTAGCGAACAGCTCGTCCGTTTTTATATTTATGACGGTTATGGGTTTGAGGGAATGGAAGAGGAGACGCCATACAAGGACCGCAAGGCTGCGATTGACAACATTATCGCTGGGCATCCTAAATATTTATTTCAAGTTCCTACAGCGAAATGCTTGACGCAAAAAGAAGTTTGGGCGCTTTATCAAAGTTACATAGACGATGGGCACGAAGGGGCTATCGTCCGCTACGAAGACAACATCTACGAACACAAACGCACACAGAAGCTTATCAAGCTCAAGCCTACGGACGATGATGAATTTTTGGTTGTAGCCTTACATGAAGGCACCGGAGACTGGGCTGGCACGGCTAGGCGCGTTGATTTCAAAATGAAGAACGGCGAAGTGTTCGGCGGCAACTTTAAGGGAAAGTTTGAGCAGGCGAAAGACGCTTGGGAGCACCCAGAGAAATATGTCGGCAAAGTCGTAACAGTGAGCTACAACGGACTCACTGGGCTGAATACTCCCAATTTCGCGCAGCTTGACCCCGACAATTGTTTCAAATCGTAATGCCGGAAGCAAAAACAACAAAAGTTGGCAAAGTTTTCATTTTTCCGTCAAGCAAGTTCTATTATTCGATAGAATTTGTAGACAACCTGACTGAACTGGAATCGTTTTTATCTGGTCCTTGTGAAATAAAGCCCGAAGCTTTATGTATCTCTGGGCAAATAACTCCAAGGGCTACTAATTCTGTGGGCCGGATTATCTTTAGAAGAGACTTATTCAATGTGCGTCTGGTCGTTCATGAAGCGTGCCACGCTGCACATTATATCGTTCATGGGGGCTACTTTGAATTCAAAGGCGATGCCTTTGATAAAGAAGAGCTTGTCGCGACTTTCACTGAAATGATTTTCGCGAAGACCTGCCGAGTAGTTTCTCGATTTGAAGATTTGACTGATTCCAAAAAGCGAAGATAATGGCAGAAATGAAAGCGAACGCAAACAGTTTGTATTTAATGGTCGGGGCTCCAGCTTCAGGAAAGAGCACTTTTTCCATTCTCGATGCCGAGAAGAAAAGAGCCATCCGACTCAGCAGCGACGAGCTGCGTGCCACGATTGGTAAAAACGAAGAAGACCAAACCGTTACGGGCAAAGTTTTTGACTTTATTAAGGCCGCTGTCAAATACTTTCTGCGCGGAGGGTTTTCCGTCATCGTAGACGCCACGAACATCAATAAGAAAAACAGAGCGGACTATCTCCGCATAGCCACGGAACTTAATGTGTCAGCGGTCGCTGTATGCTTTGAGGTGCCCGTCGAAGAGCTGAAGAAACGAAATTCCGAAAGGGCGCGCCAAGTGCCCGAATGGGTTATCGACAGATTTGTCAACTCGTACGAGCGCCCCACCCTATCTGAGGGCTTTTCGCGCATAGAAATGAGATAACAATGTTAAAAAATATCCACTTAACCACAAAAAACGGCAGCAACGTCTGGTTCTGCTCTGATACCCACTTCGGGCATGATAAGGAATTCATTATCAAGCCAAGGGGTTTCAATTCCATTCAGGAACACGATGCCGCTATCATAAAAGCTTGGAACGAGCGCGTGAAACCCTCCGACGCTGTCGTATTCCTAGGGGACTTCAGCCTGCGTTCGAGTGTAGAGCGGACAAAAGAGCTTCTGAATCTTCTGCATGGAACGATTTACTACATTTGGGGAAATCACGAAAGCTACGCTACGAGGATTTACAAAGAGGAACTCAACAAAGAGTTCGGCCACGCGAATTTCGAGATTTATCCCTTGAAGTGGAACAATAAAGTTGTATTCTTGGGCTCTGTAGCGAATGTTGTTGTCGATGGTCAGTTCATCGTGTGCTCTCATTTCCCATTTAGAATCTGGGAACACTGTCACCACGGGTCTTGGAATCTGAGCGGTCATAGCCACAGCAACGACAAAGAAAGAAACCCTGACCACACCGAGGGCAAGTGCCTCGATTGCGGCATTGATAACTTCTCCGGCCCGATAAGCTTCGCGGAAGTTTCTGAGAAACTCAAAAACCGAACGGTGGTCGCGTTAGACCATCACAATAGAAAAACCACATAACATGAGTACTAATAAAGACCTATCTGTCGGAGTTATCGTCGGGCGCTTTCAATGCGTGAATTTACACGCTGGGCACCGTTTCATTTTCGATGAGGTTATACGAAAACATAGCCGCGTCATTGTCTTCCTCGCTACAGGAGTACTGAAGGCGACCGGAAATAATACGCTCTCCTATGCGGAACGCGAAAAGATGATACGCGAAGTATATCCTGACTTGGAAATTCATGAGTTGGAGAATCATCAGTCTGACCACGAGTGGAGTCTGAACTTGGATAGGAAAATAGCTAGAGCAATACCTTTCGGAGTAAAGGCGCTGTTGTATTGTGGCAGAGAAGGTTTTAACAAGTACTATTCGGGGAGTATAAGCGTGAACGTATTAAAAGCTCCAGAAGAGATTCTTGATTCTGCAACCGACCAAAGAAGAGAGGCTATATTCACTCCCATTTCGGAGAGAAATGCGTCGTTCCGAGCTGGCGCAATTTCGGCGGCTAATTCGCGCCCACCTACAGCCTATCAGACAGTAGACGTGGCGATACTTGATAAGAGCGGACAAATCTTGTTGGCCGGAAAGCCGACGGACCCGCCGCATCTGTGGAGATTTGTGGGGGGTTTTTCCGAGCCTAGCTCACCGTCGCTAGAGCACGACGCTCTGAAAGAGGCGCGTGAAGAAGCGGGGCTTGAGGTCGCAAATCCCAAATATGTAGGTAGCCTTCTAACTGGCGACTGGAGATATCGTTGGGAAAAGGACAAAATCAAGACCGCGCTATTTACGGTAGATTACGTCTTTGGAGCTGCGGTAGCGGGCGATGACGTTAGCCGCGTGCGGTGGTTTAACATCAAGGACGTGACACTCGACATGATTGTTGAAGGCCATAGGCCGCTATGGGAAATGCTCAAAAGACATCTCGAAGATAAGAGTTGTCGTCCTGCACAAAGCGTAGTATAAAAGACCCATCATGAAGCCAAAAATGAAAGACAACACGGTATTCCTACTTGATTCTTACAAAATCGCGCATCCTAAAATGTTGCCCGAAGGAACAACTGGCGCATTTTCTTATGGCGAATCGCGTAAAGGCGCTCGTTACCCCTATACTGCGCTTTTCGGTCTTAGATATATCCTGCAAACTCATTTGGCTGGGCCGCGAGTTACTCCTGAAAAAATCGCTCAAGCGAACGAGCTTCTGACTGAGCATTTCAAATTCTGCGGTGATGTTTATGACGCCCGCATCTGGGAATACATTCTGAGAGAGTATAACGGGCGACTTCCGTTGACAATTCGCGCCGTTCGTGAAGGAACGAAAGTGCCTACCGCTAACATGATGGTCAGTGTAGAGACTAGCGACAAAAACTGCGCGTGGCTCGTCGGTGGCGTTGAAACGGTATTGCAGCAAATGTGGTATCCTTCTACGGTTGCGACGCGTAGTCGATGCATCATCGACATCATCAAGGCTTACTTCAAGAGAACTGTTGATGACGATTTGCAGTGGCTTGCGGATTATTATTTGCACGACTTCGGGCAGAGGGCCGCGACGTGTATGGAGGCGGCTGGCCTAGGGGGAATGTCGCATCTACTCAACAGCAAGGGCACGGACACTCTTATGGGTATGGCTTATGCTATTGACGAATATGACGCAAGCCCTAAAGATTTGGCATATTCGGTTCCTGCTAGTGAGCACCTGATTGCCACGTCGCTAGGTAAAGCTGGAGAATTTGCGGTAGCCAAGAGGCTCTTGCAGCTTTTTCCGAAGGGCATATTGTCGCATGTTTCGGATAGCTATAACATCACTGAGGCAATCAGGATGTATAACGAAGACCCCGAGTTCCGCCGACTTATCTTGGCGAGGGATGGTAAATTCGTAGCTAGACCCGATAGTCCACGCTTTGAGCAGGACACGCCGCAAGACCAGATTCTTTGGATTACCCAACAGTGGGACAAGGGTTACGGCCACCGCGTAAACACTAAGGGCTATAAAGATTTGGACCCTCATGTCGGAACTATCTACGGAGATAGCCTTACAGAGGACAATATTGAGGACACGCTTAGTCTGCTAGAACAAAACGGTTATAGCGCGTTGGCGAGCGTTTTCGGATGTGGTGGTTATTTAATCCAGCGGATGCACCGCGATACTCAGCGTCAAGCTTTCAAGTGCAGCGCCCTCATGCACGACGGCGAGTGGCGCGATATCTGTAAAGAGCCGCTGGATAAGACGAAGGTTTCCAAGAAAGGGCGGCTCAAGCTCATCAAGAACGAATATGGAGACTTTGAAACGGTTCCGTTTGAAGTGGACAAGCCCGACCAGATGGTTACGGTGTTCAAGAACGGCAACATGATGAACGTGGAAAACTTCGCGCAAATCAGACGCCGCATCAACGGAGAAATAGAATGAGCGCCGGAAAGGGAGACAAGCCTAGAAATCTAGGCCCGAACTTCAAGAAGAACTACGACTTGATTAAATGGAAAAAGACCTCGCAAACAGACCACAAGAGTCGATGTGGCAAGCCTTCAACAGAATTGAAGAAGAACTCGAAAAAGAAATCACCGAGTGGGAACGAGCCAACCTAGTGCAAAACAACGCCGATAAAAGATATTTCGAGCTAGTCAATAAAATACTAGCCGAAGGAGAATGGAAAGGCAACAGGACGGGTGTAGATTGTCTAGCGATTGCGGGATTCATGTTTGAACATGATATGAGCGAGGGCTTCCCTCTACTCACCAGCCGTAAGTTGCCGTTCAAAAGCACTACGGTCGAGCTAGAGTTCTTCATTAAGGGCCTCAGAAGCAAGAAGTGGCTTCAGGACCGAGGGTGTCATTATTGGGACGGGTGGTGCAATCCACAAAAAGTGGCATACGCCCATGACGAAGAGACTAAGCGCAGGATGGCAGAAGAGGACGATTTAGGTCTTATTTACGGAACGCAATGGAGAGATTTCCGTGACCCAAGCATGCCAGACGGAAGTGGTATCGACCAACTCAAAGAAGCCGTTAATAAACTCAAAACTAATCCGCTCGACAGGAGAATGCTTGTCTCGGCTTGGAACCCGCTAGCTATACCTCATGCGGCGCTTCCTAGCTGTCATGATGGGTTCAGAATCTCCGTCGTGAATAACAAGCTAAACTTAGCTTGGACACAGCGCTCAGTTGATGTTTGTTGCAATCAGAGCATTACAACTTACGGTCTCCTGTTGCATCTTTTAGCTAAAGAAGCGAATCTGCAAGAAGGAAAGTTGATAGGATTTTTGATGGATTGTCATATCTACAAAAACCATTTAGACGGTATACAAAAACAACTATCTCAAAAAACTCACAACCTTCCGAGAGTTCAGACAAAGAATTTTAGTTCGATATTCGACTGGACATATAGCGATACGTCGCTATTAGATTATCAACATAGCGAGCCGATTAGATACGAGGTTGCAATATAAGCCGTTGCGATTCTTAAAAACATATCGTATAACATCAAGATGAACCTCTTTTTTTTAGACCCTGACTTGCAACGCTGCGCGGAAGCCCACGTTGACCGACACGTTGTCAAAATCATCACTGAGGCTAATCAGTGTATGGCGTGCGCCTATCCCAAAGGCGTCGCACCTTACCGCCACTCTTACACTAACCACCCGATGACCGTTTGGGTCCGCACGAACCTTGCGAATTTTAACTGGACGGTTGAATACTGCCTAGCTCTCTGTTACGAATACACTTACCGATATGGCCGCGTCCATGCCGGAGAAAGGGTCGCCAACTGGTATAAACAAAATCCTCCCACAATTCCTAACGGAGAATTGACAGAGCCACCGCGTTGTTTTGGGGCATTCAAAGACCAAATCAATATCACTACCAGCGTCTACGACGATTACCGCTCATATTACAAGGTCGGCAAGAGCCATCTATTCAATTGGAAAAACCGCGCAACACCGAGTTGGCTACTATGAGCGATAAAAACAAAGTCAGAGCATTGATTAAGAAGACTCAGCATGTCGCTGACGCGAGAGACGCCGCCTACAGGCGAGAAGCGGCTAAAGACGCGGCAGAGCAGGAATCTACAGTCGAAGGAGCAATGCTGGCATTAAGCATACTGCTAGCAGGTTATCCCAAGGGCAGACGCTCATAAATGACAAGAGTAGTTAATAAGAAATTCACCAAAGACTTCGACGTATTCATCGGTCGTCCGTCTTTGTTTGGCAATCCTGATGTAATCGGTATTCACGGAACCCGTGAGCAGGTAATCGCCGCTTACAAAGCCGCGTTTTACGAAAGGGTCGGCTCAGATTTGAAATTCAGAGAAGAGGTCAAAGCCTTAAAAGGCAAAACCCTTGGATGCTTTTGCAAAGACCCAAATAAGGAAGTACCGTGCCACGGCGATGTCTTCGTTGAGTTCTTGGAAGAGTGTCCAAAATTTCGAGTGGCGTGCGTGGGCAGTCGGGAGATTTCAGAAGAGAAGCGGCTTTTGCTTTCACGAGTTGGAAAGCATATCGCAGCGAGGAATTGGTGGCTGTCTTCTGGGAATGCGTTGGGAAGCGATATAGCTTATGCCTCTGGCGCGAATGAGGTAGACCCTACCCGCGTTGTGCTTTATCTTCCTTGGCTAGCTTACAACGAGGAACATATAGTAAAAGGTAACTGGAAATCGGCGGTGATAAAGCCTGAATGGCTCGAAATAGCGAAAGAACACCACGGCAAATGGGACGCTTTAGGCCAAGGTGGTAAGAAAATGATGGGAAGAAACGTGGGAATTGTCTCTCGTGCCAATGTGGTCTTGGCAGTGCTGAATCACAACAAAGTCGGCTTTGGCGGAACCGGACAGGCGTGGAGGGTAAGCGAAAGTTTAGGATTGCCGTGTTTAGACCTTTCCTTGGATTACAAATACGAGTATATTGTTTCATTCCTAGAGGAACACTATGAGTCTACACGTCAGAAAAACATCCAGTTGTCCTAACTGCGGCGCTTCATCCGCGCCGAGCGATGCGCGGTGCGGGTATTGTGGTTCGTTTTTTATCGACTCGTATAACCGCCCAAAACAGCCACATCCAATTATGACCACGGGCTGTTACTCTAGGGCATATCCCGTTTTCACTGGAGAAATCTTTTGTTGTTCAGGTATAGCCCATCCATACGTTTAATGAAGAGGAGGCTTGTCATATTTTGCACAGGAGGAATGGGCGACATCATCATGGCATCTCCGATGATTCGTCAGCTCACCAAAACGTATTCCGTGACGCTTGTGGCTAAGCGCTGGCATCATCCCGCGATAATGCTGCGCGATGTTAGCACTATCTATTACGAGGAAATTAAGGGGCAAAACGTAATAAGCAAAAACCCTCAAGGTAAGACCGACTTAAACATATCCGAGTCTTTTTTCGAGGCTACCGTCCGAGGCGACTTGTGGATAGTCCCGCTGTTAGACGGTGATGTAATAGCTGGAGGGCAAATAAAGAAAAGTTCATTCCCAGTCAGTATCGTGGACGGAAAGAATATGTGCCGCAGCGATTTGCTGCTTTTGAAATATACAGATTGGGACGGAGGTAGATACGAGTTTGAATGTTCCACGACAGAAGACACGGAAGGCTACCGAATTACGCCGAGTATCGCGCTGTGCTCGTCAGCGGAAAAATTAAGGACTCTGCCGGTCGGCGCTGTTCAAAAAATACTTTCTAGGTATTCACACATAAACGCCGCAGTAATAGGAGCGGAGAAAGATTATCCTAGATTGCCTATACAAGAGATATGTGCGAGCCGAGACATAAATCTTGATTATCGCTGCGACTCCAGAAAAGACTACGCGTCGATTCAGTGGAAATTCAAGGCTGTCGCAGATTCGGATTTGGTAATAGCGACCGATTGTGGTTGGGCGTGGATTGCGATGGCGCTCAAAATACCTGTAGTGTGGCTGGAGAGTAGGGTCTCTTACGAGCGCTTAATACCTAAGCATTATTGGGATGCCGTAAAACTCTACAAGTCCTACAAAATAAGCTGCGATAGGATGTGTCAGGCCGGAAGGGAAGAGATGCTCGCAAGAATATATGGCGACAGCGCCAATCGCCCGAGAGAGAATTGGCAGTTCTTTAATGGTGGTCCGAAAGAATTTTCACTCAGATTGCCTGACGCACAGTCTCACTTTGATTTGGCGTGTAGGCAAAAAGAAAACGTCCCCTGCCTAGATTATAGCGAGGCTGACGTTTCACAAATACTAAGCTTAGCAGAGGAATTGGCTCCCGCGCTGAAAGGATGCAGAATACGTTGACTCTACTGGCATAAAGAGTAACATACAGAGAATATGGATAAGACCCAACACCTATTGACAATTCTCATGGAAGAATGCGCGGAAGTCTCGCAGCGGGCTAGTAAAGCGCTCCGCTTTGGTCTAAAAGAGCAGCAGAGCGAGCTTCACCCGCCAAACGATGAGAGGCTCACTTACGAGTTTGCCGACCTATTGGCCGTGTATCGCTGTTTGGTGGATTTGGGACTACTGAAGACGCCATCACCAGAAGATTTGGAAAAGAAGAGGATGAAGCTGGAGGAGTATACAAAGTATTCTCAATCGCTAGGAATCGTTGACCCTGATTAAAAATGCGCCCAGCCAAAACTCATGAATTAAAAATCCTTCCGAAATACTTCGTAGCGGTAATCTCAGGCGCGAAAACGTTTGAGATTCGCGAGAAGAGGGATAGAGACTTTCAAGTAGGCGACATTCTTTGGCTAAGGCAGTATTTGCCGTACCCAGAGAACAGATTCACGGGTCTTGGCGTGTACAAGCGTGTCTCTTATATTTCCGAGTTCTTTGAAAAAGAGGGGTTCGTAGTGATGTCGATAGTATGAACAATATCAGATATCGAGTTTGGGACATCAAGAATAAATCGTTCACAAACGATGATTCTATTTGCGTGTCGCCGCTAGGCAAGGTTTTCTCTATTCGTGATTATACGAGAGACGTATCGGACAGATTCATTATTCAGCGGTTTACTGGCGTCAAAGATAGCGTCGGCGTGGATATTTACGAAGGTGACATTGTTAAAACAGACCCGAAGCATATCACCGTCTCTTTGTGTGACGTTTCTGAATATACGCATGGGGAAGTCCGTTGGTTTAACTCCTCGTTCAAAGTCTGTCAAGAGTTTATAGGCGCGGCGTATCTTAACGATTATGTCACTTGTAACTGCTGCGGCTGTGGCTTGACGATAATTGGAAACGTATTCAATACACCTTACCCTTGTGAATAACAAAAGATGAGCGACAAATACAAGATTAACGAAGTCTATACTCTACGAGTTTTTTCTGAGCCGGAAGAAATGGAATACCTAGGAAAGATTCAAAACTCTAAAACTAACGGCGCGGACACTTCAATTGTTTTTGAAGTGTTTCGTCGCATGTCTTTCGGAAGATTAGATTTGATGGCGCTAGCCAGTAATAAGTTCATCGCTAGGTCATACGACGGGACTATAGAGGGATTGTTGGCGGAGATTAGGAAAGGATTGACATTCTTCGGAAGTGGTCACGACTCCATCACAGTCGGCGACAAGAAACTACAAATAGGAGAGTTCAAAGCTCAGGTCGCCGGTTTATTAACCGACGAGCAGATTGAAGAGAGTGTTTTACGAGGTCGTTACGACGCAATAAATAACGGACATGGTGAAGTGAAGTGGTGCCCATCTTGTGGAAGGGTATCGCAGACTAGCTGCGCTGCCTGTGGTTGCGGTAATTGTAAGACTTGCGGACATCGTTGGACGTGCCAAACACCATTTATGCAAGTTGTAAATCTTCTCTCTCCTTTCTCCAAGTTTTTTATTGACAAATCTGAAAATCAGTGTAATATAACAGCGCCTAGGAATTAGCCTCGGCAGAACAAGTCCTCATTAGTGGGGCGAAAACAAAAAAAATGTCAAATAAAGCAAACGCTTTGTCCGTTCTAGTAAACGGTCGTAACTGCAAGACCTATGGAAAAGATGGAAGGGTCTTCATTGAAGGCCGCAAAGGGTCCGAATACTCTATCAGGATTACCAATGACCGTATCCGCAGGGTTTTGGCCGTCATTACGGTAGACGGAATCAACGTCATCAGCGGCAATCTCGGCGGCGATGGTGATGAGGGTTACGTGATTGAGCCGTTCTCCAAGGCTGAGATTAAAGGGTTCCGCACTTCGGAAAGCGAAGTCCACCCGTTCCTGTTCAGCGACAAGGATAAAAGCTACGCCGCGAAAACCGATACCGAAGGTTCCAGTGACCGTAATTGTGGAGTTATTGCGGTTAAGCTATTTCAGGAATATCGTCCCGAACCGACTTACATGATGCGCAAGAAATCTCTGTCGCCAGACTGGGATTTATCAACAATGAGAGGCGCGCACGATGCACAGTATAGGTCTTGTCTGACCTCCTGCGCCTCGCTTAATGAGGTAGGCTCTTTTGATTTGGGCACCAAGTTTGCCGATGAGGCAATTACCGACACCGTTACCACAGTGTCCTTTACTAAGGGGTCGCTCATTGGAATTGATGAGATTTACTACGCGTCTTTCTCCGAGCTAGAGAAGATGGGCGTCATTGATAAGTCCCCGAAGGTAGCTTTCCCTCAAGCTTTCCCTGAAAGGAAATTCTGCAAGCCTCCGAAAAAGTAAAAAGCTCTTGCAAAGGCGAAAAAGAGAGCTAGTATAGGATATATGCAAATTCCCACATCTGACGAACTCCAGCGCAATATCGTAACAGGAGCGCCTCGATATGATTCTCCTAGCCATAAGCAACAGGAGACAGCCGAGACAGCCGAGACAGCCGAGACAGTCCTAGCCGTAGGCGCAGCTCTAGGTGGCTCGTTGTCTTACGGGTTCGATGGTCCGTGCGAGCCAGCTCTCCGTGCCGAACTAGAGGCTAAAGGATATGAAGTAGAGGATGAGTGGTATCCAGCCGATGAGCGCGGGCCTAAATCTTGTTACGTTTTTGTCAGCCCGAAGTAATTCGGAAATCGTTCCCTCAAAAAAAAAACGAAAAAGTTCTGGACAATCCGAAGAAAGTAGTGTAAACATCATCAGTAATGAAAGCAGTCACCTTTAGTATTAAACACGGTTCCGCCGATTTGGTGGGGTATAATCTCCCCACGAATCAGCGTCTACAGGCAACCTGTGCCTCAGAACCGAAAGAAACATAGAACTGCGAGCGATAAAAGAAAACAGGTCAGAAGACAACCCGCCGCTCGCAGAAAACGAAGGCGGGTTTTCAATTTTAGCAGAAAAGTTTAAGGGATAGCCAATGTCCCCGAAAAAATTGGTAAACTCCGGTGAGGACGCGGCAGAAATTCCGGCTCTGTTTAACGACAGATGACTTAACTCGCGCATGTAAAAGACGATTATGGAAAAAATCCATTATTCACGCAATGAATACCGACAGGACTACCTTGCTTCCGACGATTGGAAGCAGAAAAGCCGTTTAATTTTAGATAGAGACAAGGTTTGTCGAGTTTGCGAAAGAAAAGAGAGTTGCGACACTCATCATCTGACCTACGAAAGAGTAGGTTTCGAGAACCTAGAAACAGATTTGATAGGTGTGTGCCGCAATTGTCATAATCGTATTCACCGCCACGAAGAGTTGGTGAAGATTTCTGATTTGTCAGTATTAAAGATGGAGTTTGAGCGCTCGAAGAAACCCTTTTTGGTGAAAGAAGGTGTCGTCAATCAAATTCTAGATTGTAACGTCGCGACTCAAAGAGCTATCGCAGGTATCCTAAGAATCAGACCGGAAGACATTTGTTTTCAAAAAAACAGAAAATGGCACTATTTCAGTGCGCAGAAAATCCTGTTCTTAATGAGAAACAATTTGCCTGACGGAAAGAGGCTCATGGACGTTAATAAGCACTCCGTAGCTAGTTTTAGAGACTTCGATACTGAGGACTGGCTAAACTATAAAGAATCCTTATTGCGAAATCTCGGTGATAAAATCAAGAAGATGTCGCGGCGCGAAATTCTTAGGTTTTTTGCTAGAGAAAAAACGATTTGGGGACAAAAAAGACAAAACGACCTCAATAAAGAACGCCAAGTTTATCTCGACAAACGAGCTAAAACAAGGCAACTCAGAAAGAGTCAGGACGCGATTTTGAAGCGTCTAGCCCGAGAAGTCCTCACTCCAGAGTGCAGGAGTGAATTAGAGAAAGAACTAGGAATTTTGAACGCGGAAGCGAAAAGAAATTCTCCCACGGCGGGTTAGCCGAATGCGCGCATCGTATATGAGTATTACTCCTGATTGCCATTCAGGGAAAGCGGTTGCAAGTCCCGCTGCGCGCTCCAAGTTTTTCAAAAACCTGTTGACCTTTTCAAAAAAGGCAGTAGAGTGAGTGAAGTAAAGGGAAGCCGCCCTAAACGCAAACGGCGAAAACGACCATAGAGAGTCTAGCATTAAAATCGGCCAGCTAGCGCCCCTGTCGGATAGCTTGTAAAAAGCTTAAAGATGTTTGTTATTTGCAGTGGTAGTTATTATGCGGTATTCGCCTAGTTAGTTATGGCACCTGTCTTCCAAATAGGAATAACGTCGGAGCAAAGCCGACATACCGCACCATTCTTTACTTCCAAAGTACACTAACTGGAAAGTGGCGAAGCTGTTAACTTCGTGCATCCCACCCCTGCGTGGTATCTAGGTCCGAATCCTAGCTTTGGAGCCACTTAACATTTGGAAGTAATAATACCAAGTTTTTTAGCTCTTTTGCGAATTCCTGTTGGGCTAATGTTTATTAATTCCGATATCGAATTCGGGCTGAGTTTTTGCACGACCATCATATCATACAGGTCTATTGACGACCAATCAAACTTCTCCCGAAGTTTGCACGCACAAGACCTCGAACAAACTTTGTAACCTACTGGTTTATCTGCGCCGCAGATAGGGCACGAATTCATTTCTATCACTGTTTCCGGTCTATAGTTGACGAACGACTCATTAAACGCCCGAAAGGTTTCGGGAACATTTGCAACTCCGTTATGCACTTCTCGATGACAGTTGGAACATAACAAAATACACTTTTTTAGTTCGGCACAAATCTTGCTCCAAGCTTTAGGTGACGACATAGTTTTACCAAACGAAAACTCTTTAATAGATGGGTCTAAATGATGAAGTTCGAGCGCCGCGTTACATTTTTTGTAATTGCAGATTTGGCAGCATCCTCCCATAGATTCGATGATACGGATTTTGGTATTTTTGCGCCACATTTTGACATGATTAGAATTTTTGCTCATATATTAACAGATTATGTTAATTTACACCATTAGTGGTGTGATGTGAGGGTTATCTTGGAATTAGAGCCTATTTCTAGTAGCGACACTGCCAAAGCGTTGAACGTGGCCCGTCATAGTAACGGGATAAAGAAATGCGTTTCTCAACCGCTAGAATTCAATTTCGGGGCATTAGTGAGAGAAGTTAGCACAGGAAGCTTGCACCTTCCAAGAGACGGCGCGATACCGTCATGCTCCACCATTAGTTGAACATCGGAACGTAGCCTAGCAGTTCAGGCACCTGTTTTGGGAACAGGACGAGGCGGGGGCAGCACCTGCCGTTCCGACCATTTGGGTAGTTAGACTCGTAGAGTGCGAGGGCGGATTGTAAACCCGCCTCTGTAATGGACTGGTAGGTGCGACTCCTACATTGCCCACCATTTTATGTCCCATTCGTCCATAAGTTAAGACCGCAGCCTTTCAAGTTGCAGAACGCGGAGCGTTACCGCGATGGGATACCATTTATAAACGGTAGCTGATAACCTTGGCCGAGGTTTAGGCACGACCGAAACGAGAGAGACACAGTAGCATATCTAGTAATGCAGGCCCCTAATTCGGGCCTTAACGTGGTGCAAATCCCGCGAGTTGGAACGTCCGTGAAATCCTCGATAATTTTGATACCTCATTGGTGAATGAATATCACACAACCCTGTCACGGTTGAGTAACGGGTGTAAGTCCCGTATGGGGTGCCATTTTCAATAAAACAGAGGCTATACTGTATTAGCGACGAAATCGGAGCCGAAACATAGCGGAGGTTGCAAACTCCGTGGAATAACCCGTCGCTCATTGAAGAATTTTTAATCGTAGTGAGGCTCGAACAGCATCGACACCCGCTTGATAGGCGGACCAAAGCAAGGGCAGCACTTGCCACTACGACCAGCGGGATAGTGTAAGAGTAGCATATCAGTCTCATAAGCTGAAGACGCCGTTGCAATTTACGGCTCCTGCAACCATACAGTCCGTCGGCTATTCCTCTGCGCGAGCATGAACCGATGGTTAGTTTCGCTGACGTAGCCCAATGCAGAGGCATGAGGTCGAGAACTTCATTAGTGTAGGTGCGAGTCCTATCGTCAGCACCAATTTCAAATACTCCGCTCAGAGTGTGAAAGATAGCACGATACTCTGTCACAGTATTAGAACGAGAGCGTTACTCGTTGGGCGGGCCAAAAATTAAATTGTCTAAATCCGGGTTTCTTGTGTAAACTATTGTATGACAATCCAGATAGGACATCTCTACAATTCTCTAAAAGTTTTAGAGTTTTCTCACACAGATAAACTAGGCCACAAGATTTGGAAATGCGAGTGCTGCTGCGGCAAGCTGTGCCTTCAGCCCTCTCGATATCTAGGGAAAACAAAAAGTTGCGGATGTCAAAGGAGAAGCAAAAACATCAAAGGAGAAGGAGAGATATATGGTTCGTTATTCTCTGGTATGAGATTCGCCGCCAAGCGGCGGCGCATAGTTTTCGATGTCTCTCCGAAATTTTTGTGGCAGCTTTTCCTAAAACAGGAAAGAAAATGCGCGCTTAGCGACCTACCATTAGATTTCGGCAGGGGTAAAAGAGGACTGTTCAGAACGGCCTCCCTAGATAGAATAGACTCCAGCAAGGGATACACGGAGGACAACGTTCAATGGGTTCATCGCCAAGTAAACGTAATGAAGCATGAGCTTTCTTATCAGGAATTTCAGGATTTAGTAGAGAGGGTTTTTAATAAAGCCCGAAAGGATAAAAAACATTGACGTTCGCTGTAAAACGCGCTACTGTCTAAAACATCGCTGTTTAGCAAATCAAGAGATTGCGACCCGCTGAAGACGGGATGAGGTCGGCGCGATACCGACAACAGCGGCCATCTTAAAATGAGAAAGTCTCACCTAGTCGAAAAATTGTTATCGCTCTCAATGAGCGAAGTTTTGAGTCCGAGAAATTCAAAATACGCAAAAGTAGGCGCATGGATAAGTAAACTCTCCAGCGAAGAAAAAGAAAAATTAAAGACTCTTGAGTCGAAAGACTTTAATCATCGAATTTAAGAAATGTCTCATTAGCATAACAGTAATGCCTCTGCCTTCCAAGCAGAACATGTCGGGGCGGCACCGACATGGGACTCCAATTTCAAATGGGTTGCTAGCTTAAAAGTAAAGCCGTGGATTTTTACCCCACCTAACACGGAGCATTACCGTGGCGACTCTCCACTTCAAAGTTTTTCTGGAAACTTTTAATCCAGACGTGTAATATACAGTATGACTAAAATCTGTTATATGTGTAAGCTTCCGAAACCAGTCGAAAAGTTCGCCAAGAAGAAAGCGGCTAAAGACGGGTTGCAGAGTCGCTGCAACGAGTGTATGTCGAAAACGATGATACAAGTCTATAGGGATGACGTTTCAGCATGGAACGATAAAACTAAGTTGCAAAAAGGACGGAAAAGAGTTTGGGTTGACGAGCTTAAACAATCTGTTGGCTGTATAGTTTGTGGCGAAGAAAATCCTAGCTGTTTAGAGTTTCATCACGTAAGCGCCTCCAATAAAGAACACGACATATCACAAATGATAGTCAATAAAGCTTCCGACGAAAGGATTCGCGAAGAGATAGACAAGTGTTTGATTCTGTGTGCTAATTGCCACAGAAAAGTTCATAGAGGATACATCCTGATAGTATAAATCGGACTACTAGCATAAAAGTAATGCGTTCGGCCCTTACCCGAATAAATACGGAGCGTTACCGTGGTTGTCCTCCATTTAACAAATTCGCTCTGTGATGAAATCAGAATACATGCAGGCTTTAGATACCTGTGCCGAAAGGCGTGCAAGTGCAAATCTTGTCGGAGCGACCATTTTATATTGCCCCTTAGCATAGAAGCAATGCCGTGGACTTTGAACCCACATAAGTCGGAGCGTTACCGACAGGGGCGACCAATTAAATAACCTACAGAATATCGCCGCGCCCTCGAAAGCACGGCTGGTCTAACCAAAAGATGCGGCATCTGGCCGCGATGATAGATAGCGGGGTAAGCTCGATAGACGGCTGAACATACGCGTTAAGTAGGCCGGAACGTCCGTGAAATCCGAGAGTTTAATTTCATAAGGTTCTCTTCGTAAGTATCCTTTCAAAATACTTTCCGTGCGGTGCGTGAGTGTAAGTAACCTTCTCGCCTTGGAAGTGAGATATTGGGAGTGCGAATCTCCCCGCGCCGACCAGATTCGACGTAATGGACAGCCTACCCACCAAGGGGCGCGTTTGAATAGTCCTGAAAATTTATTGACGCCGCCACAAATCGGCATACACTTAGGTCATAAGGAAATCATGTGAGTTTCCTCGAACAAAGTAAAAATGGCCGCTTAGCCCAACAGCAGAGGCGACGAACTCAAAATCCGTAAAGCGAGAGTGCGAATCTCTCAGCGGCTACCATTTGCCCCTCGGAGGGATAAGTCCGAGACGAACCAACTAGACGCCGTAGTCACGTTACAATTAAGGACGTGATGGAGGCTATAAAGGTTTGATTACCAACAAAAAGATAGGGAGAATACGTCAAATATCTCAAGCCTAGTGTTGGAATAGTGCTGCGGAATCACCAGCAAGTTGAATGCATTGTTCGCGACGATGTTACTAGACCGAAATGCCCCATGTAAGCACCTAGACCTCCCTTGTAACGAGGCATGACGATTGCGATATCGTATGGGGCTCCATTTTTTATGCAGCGGCGTGGAACATTGACACGCGGTATATCCTAACGGTGATGCCGGAATAGAAACGATATCGTTTTACGACGATATTCGAGCCAGCCTTAACTGGTCTGCGTAAAGAATTTTGGTTTGTTGGGAAACCGTCAATCCGCCCGCCTGCAAAGCGGGAGATGCCACGTTGGATTCGTGGACAAACCTCCATTATGAATACATAGCAAAAACAAAACTGCAAAGAAGTAGTGTTCCACTTCAACAAAGGACACCTCGCGAATCCCAACATCCCCATGTGGGTCGTGAAAGCGAAAGGCCAGTCATACTACGTGTCCCACGTAGTCAGCAACGCGCCTTTCTCCACCAAAGAGACGCCAGAAAATGAGCACACAAAAGGCTCGCTAAAGTTCAAAAACGTCTCTATAGTGCTTGAGAACGGAGTAATCACAATCTCCCCAATCGAAGGAGGTGATTAAAATGCGTTAGACTTAGTAAACAATTCCCCGAGGGCCGTAAAAAGCCCTCAACTGCTCGGCTAGCTTAATGATAAAGCAAGCCTCTCTAAAAGGTCGTATCTCGGTTTGAGTCCGAGGTCGAGCACCAATTTGGGTTAATAGACGACTAAAGAGGTCGGCCAAGCTGTAACCTTGGTTGCTTAAATGCACATTTCGGCGCAATACCGGATTAGCCCACCATACATGGCCTATTAGTGTAAAAGTAAGCACGACTGATTCTCAATCAGTAAACCTCGGAGCGTTACCGAGATAGGCTACCAATTTTGTTCCTATGGTGAAATCAGAAATCATAGAGGCTTGCGAAGCCCCTGTTCCAGATGCGAGTTCTGGTAGGAACACCATTTATGGCTAGTTAAGTGGTCGAGTGGCCACCTTCAATTGCTAATTGAAAGGCACCCTTAAACAAGGTGTAGCGGGCGGGACGTTAGCTAGCCGCCATATAATAATGAACATCCTGAAATGGTTTAGGCGCTGTCAGTGCTGTAAAAAGCGAGGAGCGACCAGACGCCACCAAATGACTCAATACGCGGACGAAGAGCGCAACTTTGCGACGCTCTGCCCGCCTTGCCAAATCGGAAACGATAAGTATTGGGAGGATATGTGGGCCGAGTATCGTTCAAGTCAAGGTATCTGATTTTGCAGTGCAGAAAACCCGTTAATGGAGTCACGAGATGTTCGTCGGCAATAGAACTCCTTACTGCTTATGTTCGCCTAGCTCAATAGATAGAGCACTACTTTGCGAAGGTAGAGGTTCCCGATGCAAGTTCGGGGGTGAACTCCATTTAATCGGAGGTTGATGAAACAGTATCATATTTGGCCTACACCCAAAATTCGCAAGGGCAGCACTTGCACTTCCGACCAATTAGAGCCTTGACGCCTCTTGAAAAAAGCGTAATCTCAGGGCTGTTCTTTACGCCGCCGTGGCAGAATAGATATGCGCCAGTCTCCTAAACTGGTTTATGAAAGTGCAACTCTTTCCGGCAGCACCAGTTCTCTTGAAACAAGCGCCGAGAAATTGCAAAGGCACAAAGTCTTGGAGTAGGGAGAAAATTTTTCGAGTAGTAGTTTATCCTAGAAAAACAGCCCTTCACAAGAGGGCGAAGGTGAGGCATAGGAACTCCCCTCTCGACCATTTTGCCGCATAAACATAGTCAGCGATGTGCTAGTTTCGTAAACTAGATAGTAGGGTGCGTCTCCCTAATGTGGCTCCATTTTGCAAAAAGAAAACTGATGCACCTATGGTCAAAGGGGTGTTGTGAAAATCAGGGTGCGGCTTGCCGTGCGAAACACAGGGGTAAAAGTCCCAACTAGACCATCATTTTGTCCCATTAGTGAAACAGATATAACAATGCGTTTCGACCGCATAATTCCGAGTGCAAATCTTGGGTGGGACACCAATCGCTACGACCATTGCAACCAAACCCAAGTCTCACCGAGGGCGCAGCCAAGCAGGTATGGTGCAAATCTCCCTGTGCTGTGAGAGACTTGGGAAGGGTGCAAGTGCAACTCCCGCCTTGGCGTCCAATTTTTAGATGGTTACGTGAGTGTGATAGCCGCACTGAATTTTGTGAAAATTCCAGAATGGGAGCGAAACCCATACGTGACCCCATCTTTTCTTTCTCAAATTGGAGTTTAATCTTGCCGCCGCTTGAAAAGTGGGTATGATTATCGAATCAGGTGATGATGTAGCACTCAGCATTCGATTCTGTGAAAATCGCCGGATACGTGGAACTCGTATGCACCTGACCACTTTATGAGCAACTTTAAGTTAGATAGACGGTATTGTTTTAACTGCCAGACTGATACAGAACAAATCGTGAGAGACTCGACGCACGAGCGGGACGCCTCAAATGATTATTACATCTGTCGGATGTGCCACCATCATTATTCAGGTCGCTCAGGCGAGTATGAAAAACCTTCGGCTTTCGATTTAGAATACGAAGAGTCTCTCGCAAAGCAACTATCAACACGACCACAATACGAAAAACTCTTCAGAAGAGAGTTTAGAGCGTTAGACTCAGACTCTCAGCAATTAGCCGCAGTCACTCTTATCGACACATACAGCCATCGTGTCAACGTCCTCGCGAAGGCTTTTGAGAGTCTAGCCCTCCAGATGATTAAGTCTGGAAGCATTTCGCGTTTTCGTCGTATCGTAGGACGAGATTTCGTAATTAAACCCCTGCAAAGTTCCCCCTTTTTGAGCGAAAGAGAGCGAGCGTTAAAATCGCAACTGGCCACCCCGCCAACAGAACGGCAAGTGGAGACGAAAAGCGCATTTTTACGCTCGCTGAACGAAGAGAGTTGTTGACTTTGGGTCAAAAAAGCCATATTCTTAATTCACGTCCTCGGTAATAGATACTTCTGGAGCTTCTAACTCTGAGAAACGCGGCGCGATACCGTGCGGGGACACCACTCTAAAATGAAAATCAGAACCGAAAAAGTAATCGACTGCAACGATTGGGACAAGCTGGTCAAAGAGACTTACGGCAAGCCTTACACGCTTCAACAACAGAGAGGCTGTCACGACCGAGGCTTTTTTCGCTTCACAGTTCCAGAGGAAACTGACGAAGATGACTACGCGCACGACGAGATACCGGAAGTCGTCAACGACGAAAAGATGTGCGTCAAATTCGATAAGTGGTTAGCGAGAGACCCGAAGCAGGAACTCAATGCCGAAGACGGCTCTTGCCGAAAAGAGGACTGGGCCATTGATTTGTGGTGGTCGCGCAATTTCTATCCAGCGTTTCAGGTTGTTGCTAATGATTTGCACAAACGCGGCAAAATTGAGGCGGGAGACTATACCATAGATATTAACTGGTAATGACAGCCGAAGAAGAGTCCTCAATTAGAAACGCTATATCTCTGCTGCGGCGCTCATTGTGTTGTGACTACAATAACGAGACTTACATTAAAGTTTCGGAGGGTTACTTGGACTACGTTTTCAGACAGCTCAGAGCGGGACAAAAAGTTCAGCCCCACAAAGAGGCGGGTTTTGCGCTGGCAGGATTTTAGTAATTACGGTGTTGATAGCGCGTCTAATTACCATGAATAGACACAACACTACGGCACAATTTTAAGAAGTCGTCTAACGCCAAATCATTTTTAGCAACGTTTGCGTTTTTGGTAGTCAAACCCATATTAGACAAGTCACAAGCGCCGCCTTTACTTCTTGGTACTTTATGGTCTAGTGAGTAGCTATCCGCTTTTAATAAGTCAATCTTTTCGCCTGTTAGGTAGCAGGTCGGATTTTCGCCAATAAACGCTAACGCATCCTTGAAGGAGATTGCAGGTTCCGCCTGCCCTTTCAATTTTCCGCCCATACTGAAAAATTTACCATAAAATCTTTGCAGCTTCCGTCTTAAAGGATGGGCTTTAGAATCGTACTCTTTGGCTTTCCTTAACGCGTAATCTCTAGCAGTTGGGCTAAGATAATATCGAACACAAGCAATAGAAACCGATAGATGTTTAGCGATTTTTCTGTAACCCCAAGTTGGGTTTTGTAGTTTACAGTCAAGGACTTTTTGTTTCATGTGATTGTTTACACGTTGCTAAGAATTTTGGGAAATTTAGATACATGGTTCTGTAATGTAAAGTAGCATCGCACGTCTTATAAACGTGGCGCACTTGATTGGTGCCGGGTCTCAGTGCAAGTCTGAGCAGAACTACCATTTCGCTCCTTACTCCAATGCAGAGAGCGTGGTCTCAGAAACCGCGAAAGTGTCGTTGCAAGTACGACAGGAGCGACCAGAATTTAGATTCCTAGTAAGGAAACGAGTGTAACCGGCGGTCTGTTAAACCGTGAAATAACGAGCTTCGTGCGACTCGAAGACTAGGAGCCATTTCAACCCTATTGAGAACCAATAGGGGACGGCACCCTGACAGCAACTTAATCAGGGCGCAGTAAGCGGAAGTTTAAGTTCTAACCGCGTAGCCGTTGAAAATTTTCTTCTTGCGTTTAGCGAGAAAGACTGTAAGATATAACACATACACCCTCTCCCAAGAAGGATTGGAACTCGTCTCCAAAACGAGAGTCATCAGACTAAGCCGAGCGTTACGGCAAGGGTGTGCCACTTTGGGCTGTTCGACTAAAATTAAGTCACGAGTCTCTTAAACTCAGGAACACGGAGAATTACCGTGACGGCTCACCAGCGGGATAGACAAGTAGTTAAGTCAGGGGTTTCATAAGCCTCCATGCATGGGTGCAAATCCCATTTCCGCAACCATTGTAAATATGGGCCATTGATGAAATAGTATCATGCAATTCTGGCAGAATTGATTTTCGGGTGCGAATCCCGAATGTGTCCACCATTGGAAGCTAGGCGAATATAAGTTGGTCGCGCTAGTCTTGAAAACTAGTTCACTGTAACAGGTGAGGTCGGGGCAGTACCGACAGCTTCCGCCATTTTGGATACTGAGTATCCACGGTGTATCAAAACTAACTTACAGATTTCCTCGAACTCTTCTAATGTGGAGTCTGATTTTGCGCGATTTACCGCTTTTAGCGTCAAGCCGCAATTTGAAAGAGAATTATCTCCTCCTTTCGCAATAGGTTGAATATGGTCAAGCTCATAGGTTTTCGGCTCTAGTAGATTTATCGGTAGTCCCGTAAGATAGCAGATAGGCTGAGACAAGAGCTTGTCTTTAAGTTCTTGAGCAGAGAACAGAGAAGCTGCACGATTTCGTCCGCCCGCTAATCCGGCCTTAGTGCATCGCCGCCCCGCTATACATTGGAAATTATCCTTTTTGCGTTTCAAAATTCCGTTGAAATTCGCCCGATGCTTTCTCGTTCGTGCGAAGCTTCGTTTTTTACCTTCAGGATTCAAATAGTAAGCGACAGTACTATAAGCGCAACCTAAAAATTTCGCTATGTTTTTATACCCCCATGTTGGGTTGGAGGTTTTACAATCAAGGATTTTTTGTTTCATACATGATTTTACACGTCGCGTCACATTTTTTCTAGTATTTGTATCGCTGCTTAGCAGATTACCCGAATAAGATTCGGCCTCGCCTCGAAAGCGAAGGGCACCCCAAAAGGGTGTGGGGCGCGCTACCTCAATCTGCTGCCATTTGGTAAGTAAATCATCAAAGTGATGACCTAAGCTGGAAACTTAGTGGCACCCTTAAAAAAGGTGTGGGATGCGAGTTCTCTGCTTACCGCCACGCAGCTCAAAATGAGCTGCTTTTAGCCCTGTGGTGTAATAGAAACATATCTGGTTCTGACCCAGCAGACTCAACGTGCAAGTCGTTGCGGGGCTTCCAATTATGCCTAGTATCAAAGAAAAGAAAGTCGCGTTCCTACTCGAAAGAGGCGCGGCGGTCGCCTTAGACCAGTTCAATAGGACTGTGTTGAAGCAAGGTGGCGCGTTTTGTCTCGTTGACGACTATGGCCGCGTCACTTGGTATACGAATAAGACTCTGGAAGAAATGCGAGTCATAAGAAACGATGCGAGAGTCGAGATTGAATTATGAAAAGCATGCTCCGCAGTGTCATAAAGGCGAACAAGCAGATAGAAGAGGCTAGAAGCATAATTGCCAAGGTTCAAGCGAAATGCTCACACCCTGACGCGACGCTCGATAAAGTTTACAAAGCGGACACTGGCAACTGGTGCGAGCAGGACAACTCGTATTGGGCAGAACTGACGTGTAACCGATGCGGCAAATTTTGGTACGCAGACAGCGTAAAGAATCCAGAAGACTACCGCAGGGGCACAGTAAAAGTTTGACAGCTCAGAAAGTTTCGATATCATAAAAGCATGAAACCAATCTCCCGTAAGTCCTTCTTTGCTATTTTTGTCGCCCCGCTTTTGGCTCCGTTTTTACCAAAAGCCGTTGCAAAAATCGTTAATCCAACTAGCGAGCCAACCGCTTCAAAGGTTTTCCTTACAGCGACAGAGGTAACGACAAACAAGAGAATCGGAAGCGTGAGCTTTTACAGTAAGTATCTTGCTAACGGACGAACGGAAGTCGCCGATAGAGCGCTGGCTCTCTTAGTTAGGCGGGCCGTCGATAGTGGCGCGTCGCACTATGTCGTCACATGGTCAGATGCGAACGCTCAGCGGGCATATTTCCATGAAAAATTTAACATACCGCTGAAAAACCTAGACTCTATGTTAGGAAAGTCCGAGCACTGGCTGAGCCGAGCTGAATTCGAGACACAATATCCTCTTTGATGCTCTTTATACCTTATTCCAACGATTTTTTACTTCAGTCTCGATGCCGCCTCGGCGGAGGATGTAAATATGGGAAAATAATCGAGTTGGATGCTCGTTTTGAAAACGAGATAGGAATTATAGTAATTCGATAACGAATTATGTCCTGTGAGGGAGCAAGTTGAACCCCACAATCTGCAAAATTGTTGTTGCACGGCGCGATACCGTGACAGGACTCCAATATGAAACCCGAAGCGCAAAGAAAAGCTATCATTAAGTTCTGTGGCTGGAAAGACATCTCCGATAGCTGCCGCTATCGTTTAATGACTTTAGCAGTGATTCGAGACGAGCGGATGTTTAACGTCCACGACCCTTTGACGGATTTGAACGCGATGCGCGAGGCGGAGAGGATGTTGTCAGTAAAGCAAGCGAAACTTTATGTCGAGCTTTTGGGTGAGATAGTTCTGGACAACGGGGGCTGTTACTTCAATAAGAACAAATATATGGCATTCGTGGCTCTAAATTCCACGGCTGCGCAGCGCGCCGAAGCTTTTCTAAAAGCTCTTGGACTTTGGACAGAAGATTAAAAGTGTTGACGTTTTAGCAAAAGAGCCTAGAATGTAACCATGCGATTGAGACAGGAAACTCTCTCGAAAGCAACAAAAGGGGGCATGACCTCTTAGATAACGCGCCGCAAGGCGAAGAAAGGCTGAAAGCCCTACATTTTCAGCCGCCGTTTACGGTCACTTATGCAACCGTAGTTCCTCGGTTTACAATGCCAAACATTGTGGACTAGACTATCGAGGTTCCGGCGTCCCGAAAGGGGCGTTTCCAGACGTGAAACTCTGGTAAACGGGTTCAAACTTAAATAGTCGAGAACGAAGCGTAGTTGTTTATGTCGAGCCTAGCAAGCAAGACGCGAACAGCAGCCCAAACGGGAGTGGACTCGTGAGAGTTTATGACCGAGAAAGCCGTCGAAATCGCCGCTGGCGAAAGATATCATGTTGTGTTGTATTGGGTGGTCGAAAGGTCATCTAGCGACTGGACAGACGCAACATAATAGGGATAAGTATTTGGAACTTACAAGAAAAAGTTCTGTCCACGTTAGCGCGATAAGCAGATTAAGTCGCTGGCCTTCGGGCAACAGCGAGCGTTAAACCTCTCAAGGGAATAACGTTTGGCGTCAGAGTAAGATTGGTTGGCCTTTAGCGGGGTTAGCTGAGACGAAAAAACGCTGAGTAGCGCGACGGTTAATGGATATGCTACCATTCAAAAGCATCTGTGAGAAATAGCGGTCGAAAGGTCGCTGGATAACAAGATAACACATACGTCTTGTAAAGGTTCTCGAATCGAAGCATAGTCTCAGCTTTGATAATTTGGTCAGCGGGCGAGCTATTTGAACGCAGTCGTTTGCAAAACTTCTATAGCAAGGTGAGATTCCTTGGCTGACCTCCATCTCATCAGTAGCGTATTACGCTAGTTTGGCTGCGGCCCATTGGGTCGCGAATTAAAGAGTTCGGGTTGCTCTGAGCTTAGTAGATTGGCAGGACGGAGGTAATAATATCCGCGCTTGTTAGTTGCTGGACGGGGAGTTAGCCCCTTGAGAAATGGGTCATTGGTGAAATAGAATCACGACGCACTCGCAATGCGTAGTCGAGGGTGCGACTCCCTCATGTATCCACCACAATTTTTACGTCGGAAACACAAAGAAAACATAAATGCCACTCAATATCTTAACTCTTTCGGTAGTGATGTCCGCGTTACTAATCTTAACTAGCCGCCGTATTCGATGAAATTTTTCAAGAAAGTCAAAACCATTACCTCCAAAGAGGGCGAGCTGCACTTCGAGCGCTGGGCGATTTTCGAGTCAAAGTGGCTCTCGTGGTATATCCACAGAATACACAAGGCAGACAGGGACCATTTACATTCCTATCCTTGGAATTTTCTGTCACTAATCTTGAAGGGCTGTTATCTCGAAGAGAACGCTTACGATACAGCAGATGGAAGTTTCTGCACAGGCTTAAAGATAAAGAGCCCGTTCACAGTCACTTACTGTAACAAATCTAAATTTCATAAAATCAACACCATCATCTCTGGTCCGGTTTACACGACGATGTTTGTGTGGGGCGACACCCAGAAGTGGTTTTATCGGGTAGGAAAGAAGAGAATTCCTTTTGAGGAATATCGCGAAATCAAAGCCGCAGCCAAAGAGGCGGGGCTTTCTATCGAGGAGTATATCTTCAAATATGAGATTGGGCTCTTGACTCCGTCGCAAAAACGAGTAGACTAGTAAAAATCAAACATGAAATCATTCCTAAAACTTGCAATCATCGCCGTCGCGTCACTATCAATCGCTGGGTGCCAGCCAGAATCAGACGTAGCCGCCTATAATGTTTCGCAGGCCGCGCATAATTTTGAAGTCAACAGACGAGTCGTGTTCTACAACGGCATCACAGGAGATTACATACTCACCATCGAGGGTCTTCTATCTGTGACGCCAGAAGATAAGCGCCTCTCGGTTATCGTAAAGACTGGGCCGAATCAGTATAAGAAGCACTATCTTGGTGTTTCTGATAACGTGACTTGGTTCTGCGAACAAATCGAATCCGTTCCAGCGTCGCCTTTTCATTATCGTGTCATCTTCCGTCCTACCACGATTATCCCAGATGTCGAAGTTAGGACGCGCTAAGAGAAGTTTAGTCAAAATGTCGGTGTGAGTTAATGGCGAATAGCACAGCCTCTCCGCTTAAAACGGATACTTTTGCAGGTGCAAGTCCTGTCACCGATACCAAATTACAATGAATGGAACATATCTTGACGCTCTCAATGTCACACTACACTGGTTTGGAGGCTCAATCAATCGAATGGATATTTTCGTGGCCTCTATCGAAGGACGCGTTATGAGAGATTTGGTTGATTCGGGACATTTGAGAAAAAGATTTTTTGGATGGGAAATCACTAGTAAAGGGCGCGAAGCTCTCGAAGAAGCTGACATCCATTGTTTCGAGGACACGCGTTCATAATTTTATCGCTAATTCGTTCAAAAGCAGGACTCGCGTTTCATAAGCGCAGGACGCTGGAGCGTTACCAGCATTAGCGACCATGTTAGTAAAACCCCGTCTCCCTCGGTTAAGGGGAGGTTGCCAGCGATGGCGATAATATCTGGGGCCGTAAAGTCGGAATCCGAACCTCCACGCGGTCGGGCATAGGAGAAGTTTCTTCTGGTCTGTCTCATAAGCAGATAAATTACGTGCGATTCGTAACGCCGCAACCAACAGACTGTGCAAGCCTATACACAAAACTCAAATCGCGCAGTCATTTCGAGACATAGTTCAATAGTAGAATTTTTGATTGACATTCAAAAGACGAAGGAGCGTAACCTTCTGTTTCGACCAAATTTTAACGCCTCGTTAATTTAATAGTAAACCGCCTTTTTGGTAAAAAGGGTTCGCTGGAGCGTAACCAGCACGAGGCTCCATCCATCTGAATTAATGTCTCCATACAACGCACTTCTCTATGATAGAATATCCATCAATTATCAGTGCATCAAAAGCTCCACGAGCACCATGCGTAGCCTTCGATAAGCTAGATGGCTCAAATATCAGAGCAAAGTGGACACAAAAACGGGGTTTTGAGCTATTCGGCAGTCGCCATACCCTCATTGAAGAAACGCACCCGCATTTAGGGGACGCCGTGTCGATTTTTAAGTCAACGCATGCAAAGCCGCTGGACGACTTCTTCAGGAAGGATAAAGAGTTCAGAAACGAAAGAGAAATTGTTGTATTCTCTGAGTTTTTCGGCGCTAAAAGTTTCGCTGGATGGCACGAGCCCGAAGACCCAAAGAAGTTGGTCGTATTCGATATTCTCGTAGGCCACAAAAATAAATGGTTTGTCAAACCTTTCGATTTCCACAATACGTTTAACAAAATCGTTCCGACTCCTGCGGTGATTTACGTCGGGAACATGAACGACCAACTCATTGAGGACGTTCGTGCAGGCAAATATAACGTCAATGAGGGTGTTATATGCAAGGGCACCCTAACTAGAGGCGATTGTGTCGGGAAAATCTGGATGTGCAAAATAAAGACGCACGACTATTTCGAGAGATTGCGCTCGCGTTTCAAGGAAAAGTGGGAACAATATGCTGAATGAGTGAATCACCAGCGGTAGTCCATGTCTTCGGCGCGAACCTCGACGGTTTTCACGGAGGGGGGAACGCGGGCCGGTTGTGGAAATCCGCGATGCGGAGTTGGCGCGACGACAAAGACTTCTCGCTAGCTTTAAGGGAGTTGAACAGGAAGACGAAAGGTCTGCCGTATATCAGGCAGGGTCTTATCGGAGAGTATTGTACGCTAGGAACCATCGGCCTACAGTCGGGCTCGCTAGGGTTCTCCTATGGGATAGTCACTACAGAGCGCCCCGCTCATCAGGGCATCGTAACCACCGATGTTCTTAGATATGAAATCGCAAAGCTTTTCAAATGCGCCCGCCAATATCCAGACAAGGAATTTCGGTGTTTGAATTTCGGGCTAAAGCGCCCTAACGGATTTTCGTGGTGGACACCGCAAGAAATCTGTGATATTTGGACATCACTCGGCACCGCTCCAGAAAATCTCATTCCACCTCAATACTTAATCGGACTAATCTAATGCACCATCCATACGCCAAATGCCCCTTTTGTGGGGTCACGAAAGCGTTATTGACTTGGAAGGCGTGCAGCCGTTGGTGTCGCGATTATATGGAATCAGTTCCGAAGGAGCGCTGGGCGTCGCCTGACGCTCCTATTGGCGAAGAAGAGCCCTTTACAGAGTTCGGCCTTGCTATTGACAAGGAGAGAATAAACACTGGACTCGGCCAGTAAACTCTACTAGTATTACAACATGATAACCTACCTGTTTTTGCTACTACTCATTATAGTAGCTATGCAACGAGACTTTCTTTTTTTCTTTTTTAGCTTTATTTTTTTACTTTTAGTATACGGGGTGGTAGGTGGCATCGCTTCTGCACGCTTTATGAAGGAGACTCATCGAGACGATATAAAGCTCCCGATTTACTCATTCGCTAACTCTTCCGGCTTCAAAGGAGAGTTTACATTGGGGCTTTTTACAGGCTTAGGACAAATGGGAACGTATGAAGAGTATCGTTACTACTTCATGAACGATAAAGGAGCGCTTCAGCTAGGAAAGACGCCAGTAAATTTAGCGCAGATTTATCTAAGGGATGAGCCGCCCTATTTGTTTAGGCAGGTTGTCCACTACAGATATCCTAAATGGTTCTGCGCTCCGCCTTTTGATTTCGCGAGAGAGACGAGGGAGACGACAACGGACTTCATTATCCCTAACGGCTCGCTAATCCAAAAATACGAGCTACGATAGGCTTGACTTTTCTAAATTGGCGGCTATAGTCGAAATATGAACCTAATGACTCAAGAAGACGCCGCCCTACTCAAAGATGGAGACCTAGTGGATGTTTGGTGGTTTTCCCCCCGCAAAGACAAGCATAACCCCGACGCCAAAACCCGCGAATATGGTGGGCGCACGGAGTATCTTGAATTAGTATGGCGCAACGTGCCGGTTAAGGGCGAGCCGTATATGACCGCTTCCGACGGGTATTTAGTGCCCGTTTTGGACCCCAACGACAAGACAGTGAAGCACTTTCTAGCTAGTCGCATGAGTTTTGCTGAAAAAGTGCAGACCTAGAATTGCTAGTGTAAACTAATGAGTGCCTATTCTATTGGTCATACTTTCTATGTTCGGGTGGATGCTCTCGTCTGAGCATCTCGTATGGAATGACGAATTTAGCGGCGAAAAGCTTAACCAAGATAAATGGGTCGCGTGGGTTGATGAAAAGCGACACGATGCGACGAACCTCCTTGATTTAGCGAAGGTCTCAGGAGGAAAGTTGTCAATATCCCCGATAACCTCGGAAAAAGTCCACCATTCTTCAATGGTATGCACAGATTCAAAGTTCGACATGCTATATGGGCGAGTCGAAATAAGAGTTAAGCTTAGCACAGAATCGGGCGCGTGGTCTAACTTTTGGCTGTATACTCACGAAATGCTAAAAGACAAAGGTTCAGAAATAGACCTTTTCGAGCATCGCGCCGCGTATGAGAGCACTGACCTTAGCGGTATTGTGGCTCACTCGCTTCACTACAACGGCTACGGCAGCAATCACCTGTGTAACGGCAAGGACGCCAAGATAAGCTCAAAGGACTGGAATGTCATATCTTTGACGCGCACAAAAGACTATAATCTGTTTACCGTTAATGGCGTCGAAACGTGGAAGACTTACGAGGCCGTCAATGACGAAAGGCTATTTTTTGTTCTTAGTGTCGAGATAGCCGATAAGTTTTGGGCTGGTGATATTCCGAAAGGCGGATATTCTGGTAAACCGATGTTGGAAGTTGACTATATCCGCGTTTTTTCTTTGCCGTCGCTGGCAAAGTAAGGGATACTCCCGACAGATGATTAAGAAAGAAACGTCACACAGCAGGAAGCATCACGCAAGGTTCCAAAATTATGACACGATTAACGTTGACGGGGTAGAGCGCGGCGATTTAGTTTCGTTCGCGTTTGTGGCGGGCGCTGCTTATCTAAAGTCCTCGTTCGGAGATATCGAAAAATTTCCTGTTGGAGAATTTAGCGTAACGCGGTCTACCTCTGGTTGGGGGCTGCGTATTACTTCGCGTTCATAAAGAGTAATATGCGAGCCTTAGTCTCTATCGCCGATTTCGGAGGGCGAGCCACCTTGCCGAAAGTTAAGGCGTGTTTCGCCGACAACGCTTTTACCGTCGTTACTTTCTCTACCAAATCAGGCGAATACCTTTTCGACGAGAGCATAGGCGAAGACTTGCCGTTTGCGCACCGGCAGCTTTTTGCAAACGAAGTAGATAACTATGACTATTTCTTTTTCACAGAGAACGATATATTCTACCCAGAGTCATCCTTAAAGCACCTTTTTCATAATTTTGACCAGTTCGGCGAGCGCCGACCTCTAGGTTTCTTACGATACGAGGAAGACCAACTAATAGATTTCGCCGCCACTCCTAAAGGAACAGTCATCGTAACTAGGGACAGCGAAAGCTTCGTTCCGACTAATGTTCATCAGGCGTCTTACATAGTCTCGCAGGCGCAGTTAAGAATCGCGATAGACAGCGGAAACTATTTGATTTCGCCGTGCCGAAAGCACGGTTACGGTAAGCTAGAAACCGGCGCATCGAGTGTCTATATGGACTGCGGGCTCACCAAAGCCTATCCTGTCAAGAATTTGGAGTCTTTGTCGGCGAAGCACTTAGATTTGAAGTGGAAGCCACGACAACACAAATATACACTCCCGATGCTAAACGAAGAAATACGCTTGTTTCCTGAGCAAAAGCAGGGATAATAGTGGGGAATGAAAGCAAAACGCATTTTTATCGTCCGCCACGGCCAGAGCGCGGCAAACGTGGACAAGCAAGTTTATACGCACACGCCGGATTACGCTGTAAGGTTGACCGAGGTTGGCAAAAGACAGGCGTTTGAGGTTGGCGAAAAGATAAAAGGAATCATCGGCGATGAGACTGTGCAATTTTACGTTTCTCCGTTTTATAGGACCAGAGAGACAGCCATCGAGATGCGTAAGAGTATTCTCGCGCACGGATTTCGCGAGGATGTAAGACTGAGAGAGCAGGAGTGGCAGACTAGGTTCATGGCCGAACAGGGGTTCCACCAGCAGGTTCACGAAGAGCGTGCTGCCTACGGCTATTACTACTACCGCTTCAACGGAGGCGAGTCGCCTGCGGACTGTTACGATAGGCTCAGCGGTTTTTTGGACACCCTGCATCGAGACATGGAGAAAGAGGACTTTCCCGAGAACGTAATTATCGTAAGCCACGGTATCGCGATGCGAGTTTTTCTTCAGCGTTGGTTTCATTTGTCTGTGGAAAGTTTTGAAGAGTTGAAGACTCCGAAGAACTGCGAATTTTATCTGCTAGAAATACAGGAAAATAACAAATACAAGCTCGCCACTGAGCCAGAAAAGTACGAACATCACGCTCCTGCGTTTTCTTTTTAGCCTTATCACGAAATGAAGACTACTTGGATTATCGAAAACCTAACACGAGAAGAAAGTTACGTTGAGTTAGCGAAAGCCGTCGAAGAAGCTGGGCTTGAGCTAATTAGGCTAGATGGGGACTTTTCAAAATCTGAGTTTTTGCAAACGCTAGGAAACGAGCCGAAACCTACGGTCGTTTGCGCTAGCATACAGATGAACAGTCTCATTAGGGACTGCCTGCCTAAGTGGGCGACGCCGCCGTATTGCACGCCTGCGAATTATCTATGCTCGCGGTATTACCCTATTTTTGACAAATATTTATTCAATGACAAATACATAATGATGCCCGCGAGAATGGCTAGGAAAATGTATTGGGACATTTATGGTCGCTTCGCTAAGGAAGCTCAGGTTTTTTGCCGCCCCAATTCAGGAGAGAAGCCTTTCAAAGCGGGGCTGGTTGATTTGCAAGAATTTGAGCGGTTCTTGGATGGATATACAGAAGAGGGCCAACTTTTACTGTTTTCGTCGCCTAAAAACATCCTCGGGGAATGGCGCTTCGTAGTCTCGAAAGACGCAGACATCATCGCTCAATCGAGTTACAAATATCAAGGCTTGCTTACAAAAGTCCCGTCCGCGCCAAAAGCGGCAACAGATTTTGTGAATGAGATATTAGCGGTCGGGTATTATCCAGATGATGTGTTTTGTGTGGACGTTGCCCTTGATGGGGACTCTAAACCTTGGCTGATGGAATTGACGAGCTTTTCTTCCGCAGGACTTTATGCTTGCGATAAAAACAGAATCGTAGAAGGAGTGAGTAAGATAGCGAGCAAAAGCTCGTCTCCTCTATAAAAATAGATACAATGCGGTGATGCCACAGGTTATACACATTTTTGGAGACGTTCACGAATACGTCGAGAACGCTCAATACCTATTAAAGAAGCACAGCGTCGAACGCGCTATTTGGCTAGGCGACTTTTTTGACCGTAAGCGGCGCGATGGACTTGAAGATGGCGATGGAGGACTTCGTCGGGCCTGCGCGTTTCTTAACGACATAGCCGAAAATCGCCCCGAGGATATCGTTCTTGCGGGCAATCACGATATTCCCTATCTCTCTGGATACAAGAAGTATTTTCGGTATGGCTGCGACCCGTGGAGGTATGCAACTTTTAATAGTGAAATCAGCGCTGCGGCCAAGAGGAATTTCCGAATTTTTCACAAGATTAACTGGAATGGCAGAACTGTCGTATTCTCTCATGCGGGGTTTGATGACAGGTTTTCTGCAAATTTTGGAGGATGGAAAGACCCCGAGGCGGTGGAAAGATATGTTCGCAGCTCTTGTCAACTCCTACGAAGGAGTGACGCGGATAATGACCTGTTCGATAGCGAGTTCGGACCTCAGTGGATACGCTGGAACGCCCTCACTCTATCAAAAGAAATCAGCAACATCGTTGGGCATACCCCTCAAAAAGAAGCCCAAATACTTCAACAAAGTCAAGGTAAGCGAAACTTCAATATCTGTATAGATGTGCTATGGCGCGGTCAATTCCTCGAAATTACTGAGAACGCGATTTATCTTATAGATGATAAAGAAGATACCAGAACTATGCTTGTAGGCGTCGAGATGGTAGGACGGAAGAAAAAGAGGGTGGTGAATTTTGACGAATAGGCTGAAGTTTCGTAAGAAATCAAATAAAAATGTAGAATTCCGCAGAGTGTCGTGTAAAATGTTACGACCGCTGACTAACAGATTAGGCCGCAAATAAAAGGCCGGTAGCCACTTGATTGTGGTGAATCGTATCTTTAGGCAGCGGTCAACTATTCGCGAAACCTGACTTTTACATTTTTTACCATGCCTCCAGTCGATATGCAAGATGAGATGAACAAAGAGTGGCGCAGCTTGTTGATTCAAAAAATCGACGAGTTGAACAGCGATATCAAGGCTATGCGTCACGAAATCGACCAGAAAATCGAAAGAATATCAGAATGGAAGGGTGGGCTTGACGAAAAATACGTTTCCCAAAAGGAATTTGCGCCAGTAAAACAGTTGATTTATGGAGCGGTCGGCACGATACTTCTAGCACTGCTCGGTTCTGTTATCGCGTTAGTTACACACGCACCCAAATAATGAGTCCCAGACAAATATCATCGACCCTTTTCTCTGGTCGAATCGTGGGGGTTTTGCTGGTGTTGATTGCTCTTTTTGACTTTTCTATCCAAGTCGCGTCGGCAGAGACGTATAAGTCATTTTTTCTCAAATATAGCCACCTAACTTTCTCTCCTATAGATTGTTTGTCAATGATAGTGGCGGGACTTATTCTGATGGTCGGAATAATCGACAGGGATTGGAAAATGTGGGTCCATACGATAGGAGGCGCGGCCCTAATCTCATTTAATTCAGCGCGAGTAATTTGGGAATTGTTAGTTGAAGGAGGAAATAATGGTGCGGTGCCGATAGCGATATTCGGCACGTTCGGAACTTGGGTCGTGATAAGGTTGATGTTTCCAAAAAGACCCCTTACACTGATGCTTCCTTATGTGATGATGTTCACTTCTTTGGTCATCTTCTTTATCGACTTTGCTCATTACGCGTCTATAGCTTTGGTATCCGGTTATAGCGCTACGGCACCGCATTCTTTGTTTGTATGTATTCTTCTCTTCTGTATAGGTTTGGTGGCCAAACACTATAATGAGACGCTTTTGAGCGACGGAAGAGTGAATGCGGCTTAACGGATAAGTGTTGACCTTTTTCTAAAAGGGGATACAGTGGTTAGTAACGCAATCGCTAAGCGACTCTACGCGCAATGCCGTAACCAGTGCGGTAAAGTGAGGAAAGTTCTTGGCAGCCGAGAGAACGACAGGAGAGCGCCCGCTAGCAATAGCGGCGTTCGTTAATACTGCAAGTTAGCTGCAACCCGAACAGTCCGATGGTAGCTCTCCCAAATGAGGACGGGTCGGGGCGGTAGGATTCACACCCTACGGGCGCTGTAAAGCGTTCAGTCAAATGTAGAGTTGAAGTCCCGCAAGGGACCAGACCAGAACCGAGGCTATAGCTAGCGATTGCGTATCTTTTCTTACAAATAATGATTATTAAGACTAACAGGTGATATGGCAGCTAAAAGAAAGCCCGCACGAGGCAAGAAAAAGCTAAATAAGTCCGCTCTTAAAGAAGGGCTTGAGGCGGCACGCTCATTGACTAGAGAGCGATGGATGCATGAAGTAACGAGCGCCCTTACTTTCCTTCTGACAGGTAAAGACGACGAAAGAATCGTCCGACTATGTGGGGCTCTTCAAGACGCTATACGCTGGAGCAACTTCAGCGACGATAAATAATGACTGTCAATAATACGAAACTCAATCTCTTGATTGCGGAGCTAGGAGGATGGAAGGAACTGCCCCAACATGAATTTGTAAAAGTGTATCAACCTTGGCAAGCGAAAGTTTATAGCAGCAAATATAAGCACATCCGAAACTATGGAGCTTCACTTGACGCGTGTGCCGAATTTGAGAAAAGCTTGACCGCTTTACAAAAACTGAAATTCGCTTTCGTTCTTTGCAGCGTTGTGGGTAGTCAAGGAATGCAACACGGTATGCTAGTAGAAGATGTGAACCGAATCGCGTTTGCAACGCCAATCCAACGCTGCCTAGCATATATCCGCACTGTCGCGCCAGAACGAGAGAAGGAGATTTACGATTAAACTCTGCTCTTGTGCCTTTTGTAAAACTAAGTAAAGTCTGATAATGCTAACTGTCTATCCGCCCGATTACGGGCCGCACCACGATTATCCGAGCGAGCCAATCGGGGAAGGAAACCCGTATTATCAATGTTGCTCGTGTGGAGCCTCAGACCCGCAAATAAACGGCACCCTTAGTGGTCATAAGGGCGGTTGCGGCTGGGTTGCCGGTTTCCAAAAAGGATGGCAAGAGCGCTACTACGATTCGATGATTGACTGCGCCGCTATTCGTGGTCCCGATGGGCGGGTCTGGACCGGCAAGCGGCATTACCACTGTATCAATACAATTATCCAAGCTACCGGCGTAAAACAGGTTGCCGAAGGATACGAACAGGGGTTCGTTACCATGTCTGGGCGATTTGTTACGCGCAGAGAGGCAGGACAACTTGTGCAAAAAACTGGACAGGTAAAAGTGACACCATACAACCCAAAGCTTGAACTTTTCAGTGAAAATTTATATTAGTGAGTTTCTGATTCAAAAGCCCCGTTGCTTTATAGTCTTGCGTCTTCGGTAAAACCCGCCAATCTTCCGTCATGACTTTTTCTCTCGACATGACTCTCAAGTATGACCCTACTGATGCCCGCGCTACTCGCAAGGGTTTTCAGAAGTGGTGGGCTATGGCGCTAGCGCCAAAGGGCTTACACGACTACTACGCGCACTGGTTGATGAAGACCCACGGCGTCAAGCTTACGCTTCCGCTATGGGGCGTGCATCTTACGGTTATCCGTGGAGAGTTGCCTCGTCATCTGCGTAATTGGCGTAAGTATGATGGGCAGACCTTCCGAGTGTATTACGACGGCTCTGACCTTCAGTATTCGGATAAGTATGCGTGGCTACCCGCGCATTCTCCTGATTTGGAGGCGGTTCGTCGTGAACTTGGGCTTCGCTCGCAGCCGAAGGTAGCTTTTCACGTTACTTTGGGTAATCGTAAAAATCTGGAACTTCCGAAGAAGAGGGTTTTTAATCCAGTCGTTTTCCCTTGGGAAAAGCACAACTTCGAGTCCTACGAATATCGAGAGTTCTCCCCCGCGAAATAGCGCCGACGAAAGTTCGTGCTATTTTCGCTTTTAATGCGAGAAAAAGTTAGACGCGCTATAAAAACGCGCTAGATTCTTAATTCACAATATGGGCTGCTTAAACTCTACAGGACAATTCACTCACTGGTTCGGAAACATTCACCTATCGGGACCGTGCAATCGCTCTTGCTATTTTTGTATCGGGCAGCACATGATGGCGCTTGACCCGCTCAATAATTTAGATGAATGGCCTTTAAGGAACTTCGATAAATTCATAGTGCTTTGTGGAGAGCGCTGCGTTTCCGAGGTTAATTTGACAGGCAGCAATACTGACCCCTTGATGTATAAACATCACGCTAGTTTGACCGCCGCGCTAAAGGAACAGATTCCTAACTGTAAACTTGGGCTGCGCACGAACGGCGCTATGGCGGAAAGTCACCCTGAGATATGGAGTCTTTACGATAAGGCGAGTATCTCCATTACTTCGTTTGACGCTGACATTTACAAAGCGACTATGGGGTGCGGCGCTCCGCCGAACATTTCTGCCCTCTTGAAGTTAAAACCAGAAATGCCAGTCAAGGTGAACGTCGTCCTCTGTCCAGAGGTAATGGGCGAGGATATCAAAAGGACGCTGGACATTCTTACGGACGCTGGAATAAAAACGGTGAACCTTCGGGAACCTTACGGCCAACCGCATCTAGGAAGTCCGTTGAAAAATCCCACTGGCAGTCGGTTGGGTATGCCTCGCTACGATTGGAAAGGAATGGACGTTACTTATTGGGACGTGCATTACGTGGAAGTTGAAAGTGTCAACCTATACGCTAACGGAATCGTTAGTGAGACCTACCCTATCACTAAGGGTCACGCTCCTAACGGAGAGGTCATTGCGCAACAGAACTGGACGCGTAGCGGCAGGCAGCGCCCTCAGTGGTTGAAGTATGATAAAGAGTTGACTGCCTAACAAAATAGCAGTATACATCGCCTACATGAATCACGAAATCTTCCCGACTCTTTTGTTTGGTCATTTGCTTGGTGACTATCTGTTCCAAAATCGGAAGATGGCGGTGAATAAGTCGAAAAGCACGCCAATATGCTTGCTGCATTGCACAATTTATACGCTATGCGTGACTGCGACGGCGTGGCCCATCGTTCACTCATGGAGTTGGTCAATCTTTATCTTTCTCACCCACTTTCCTATCGACAGGTTTTCTTTGGCAGGTCATTGGATGAAGATGTTGGGGTCGCCGACTTTGGAGGATTTCGTAACGAAATCCGACGATAGTATCCCGAATAATGTCATTGTCAGCAAATACCTCGCGCTGCAAGGAGGGTTCGCGGCGCTCGTTTACGCCGTTTGTGACAACGCGATGCATCTGATGTTGATGTATTATGGTTATTTCTTTTTCTTCGATGACGGACTGGCGTTTTCTTACTGAACTCTCTTGCCAGCATCACAAAAACCTATAATATCAAAAACATGAACATCACACTGTCCCTATCCGAAGTCGTCAATTTCGTCATTTTTATGCGAACGCTGAACAAGCAACCTTTTAGCGCCCACGACGTGACACAGGCGGTTCGCTCAGCCGTTCAACAGGGCATCGTCCTGTCGGACGCGGCTGTGGTGCGTCATTATGGTTCCGGTGGTGTCCGCGAGCTTGTCAAAGCTTATGTGGAGAAGTTTCCTGACGCTTTTGATAAATCCTTTGCCGCTGGAGGTTGGTTTGTCTATACCTACCGTGGCGACGACAAGGCACCCGTGAGCGCTGCGGTAGCTGTTCCGATGCCTCAGTCGGCTACGACGCTCGAAATGGCGGTGAAGCGTCATCTTGTCGCCAAGGGAACGGGAAAGCAAGTCACCATCAAGGGCATCCAGAGCGCTCTCAAGAGTTTCAGCGTCAAGTGCAGTGAAATCCACGACGCTCTCGTCTCTCTCTCGAAAGCCGGTCACAAAATCGTCATCTGGAACGACCCCGACGGTAATATCAGCAAAACTACGGTCAAAATCATTGACTAAAAACCAAAAACGAGTGTAATTCATTTTATGAGCAAGGACAACGATATCTTCGAGTGCGAAAACTGCGGAAACGAGTTTTGCTGGGACGACGACTGCGCCGAACTTACGGAAGACGAAAAGGGTAAGGTCACGGACTTGATTTTGGTCTGCGCTCCATGTCGCAGGGCAGACCTCGGAGCGAAATTGAAGAAGTCAGGTGACTCAGGAAATGGTATGGCGGCAGCAATCGCAGTGCCATGTCGAACCGATGGAAAGTAACGATTGAGGATTGGAAAGTCGAGAACTTCGGCGAATCGACGCCAGTTTTCGTTCTTAGCGGCAAGGTTTTCGGCCACCCTAAAATCAAGGATGGTGAAGAGTATTTCACTTCCAGAATCATTGGTTGGTATCCATGCTCTCACAAGGTTGTCTCTAGCGCCGGAATGACTTATTCGTTGGGCGAACCTGACAAAAAGTGGGCCGCACTCAACGCAAAGACTTGCGCTTTACTGAAAAAGTAACTATAAGTAGGTAGTGAATCACGCCGCGCTTATATCGGAAATCCAAAAGTCGCTTTCTCCAGACCTCCTAAAAGGCAGGTGGAAATATCATCAGACGCACCCCCTTTCAGGACATTGTTATGTAGCCTCTGAGGCTTTGTGGCATCTGATAGACGATAAAAGCACTTGGGCCGTAATGTGTGCGTCGTATAACGACGCGAACGGAAAGGCGACCCATTGGTGGCTAAAAAACAAAAACACCAAAGAAATACTTGACCCCACCGCCGCTCAGTTTCAAGTATCGCCGCCTTATCACCTTGGCAAAGGGTGTGGGTTCTTGACAAAACTACCATCGAAAAGGGCGCAGACTTTGATAGACAGAGTTGTCGCCCGCACTGAATACACGCCATGAACCTCCCAAAGACGGACAAACCTTGCCGTTCACTGCTAGCGGCAGTCGTGAGGCTTTATCGCCGCGCTAGACTTGAGTTTGTTTTATGGCGATATGGGATGACGGGGACCCGAATGCAGGTAAGACTTTTGAGGACGCGTGGCTATAAAAATGTTGCAGAGTGGCGAAAGCCGTGTAAGATAAGGTAGTTCTTTGATAGTAATGGGGTAGCAAGGATTCGACAAATAAGACGAGTCTAAACCCGCAAGCCGCTTATGGTAGTTAGACTGCGTCAAATCTCTACCAAGCATAAACGTCTCAAACGTAATTGCAAAAGTGAAGACCGCTTGGAGCGCCTTCCGTAATAACCTTACGGTTGCCTTCGGGAGCTTTTCGCCCGTCGTGGCCTAATCACGGCCACCCGTATCATTTCCGATTTCTGCTAGGACTTAGATGCGACATTAGCAGGATTTACGAAATAAGTTCGCATATTCTTATTCGTCACATACGATATACGCTGTGGTCAGTTAGGTTTTGTCATTTTAGACAACTGGCCGAAAGCAAAAAAGAAACTAAGCTTGTAGAAGGTCTGATAAAAATTGTTTGGACAGGGGCTTCGATGCCCCTCTACTCCACCATTAGCCTTGATTTTTGAGCAAAGAGCACTATCATAAAACAATGAACTCTCTTCTTGCTTTATTCGAGGCTACTAAAAATGACCGGCGCTGCGAAGACATTGGGCAACATTTGCCCACCTTGCGGCGTGTTGCTGGTGAATGCAACACCGCGCTAGAGATTGGCGTCCGAGGCGGATGCTCAACAATAGGTATCGCCGCTGGTCTTTACGATGGAATCGTAACGCGTTACCGCAGCCAAGCGGTGTTCGTCCGTTATACGTGCCCCAAGTGCCGACTGGATTGCGTAGTGATGCATAGTCACCGAGGGCAACGGGCGTGTGGGTATTGCGAAAATACCATAGTGAGCGCTTTTTTTGAAAAGGTTATGGTTAGGGACGCCGACGAAGACGTATGGAAGGTTCTCACCAATTGTCCATTTGAGTCGGAGAGGATTTTCAATAGCCTTCCGACGTTTCCCGTTTTGGATTCATTGGATATTTCGGACTGCGAGAACACCGGCATCAGGTCTCTCGTTAATGCCCAAGGGATATCAGGGAAGTTCACTCGTGCCGACTCACTCACTTTCACGCCTAGCCAGAGTTACGATTTGGTGTTTATCGACACCCTTCATACCTATTTGCAACTAAAGGCTGAGCTTGATAGATACTCAAACTTCGCTAACAAATACATCGCGCTTCACGATACCGAGCCGCCCTTCAAGTATCAGGACGAGACGGAGAACCCCGACTCACCTCACACTGGCCTGCGCTGGGCCGTGAAGGACTTCATTCAAGAGAATGCTGGCAAGTGGTATGTAAAAGAGCACCACGCCTATTGTCACGGCATGACGATTCTAGCGAAAGGCTCCGGCGAAGATTGCGGGGAATGGATTAATGCCGAATGATAGCTAGACTGTTTAATCAGGATTGCCGAGAAGGATTAAAGCGAATAGCTCCGCTGTCTGTTGACACTATCGTTACGTCACCGCCGTATAATATCGGGGCCGATTACGCGTCTTACGACGACAATAAAGACGAGAACCTGTATTTGTCCTTTTTAGCGGACGTATTCGTTGAGATACGAAATAAGATGACAGAGGGAGCGTCTTTGTTCCTAAACGTAGGCTCGAAGCCCACGAACCCTATATTCCCTCATAGGGTGGCTTCGGTAGTGTCTGATATTTTGTGTTTGCAGAATACTTTCCATTGGATAAAGTCAGTGACCATCGACAAATCGGGAACACAAATATCTGCGGGGCATTTCAAACCGATAAACAGCAAAAGATTCGTGAACGATTGTCACGAATACATCTTTCATTTCAGCAAAAATGGTAGCGCTGAACTTGACCGTTTGGCCGTAGGCGTTGAATATGCGGACATCTCAAACACTAAGAGATGGAAGGCGGGAAACACTAAACGGTGCCGAGGAAATAATTGGTTTATTCCGTATTCGACAGTGCAGGCGAAAAAGTTTCATCCGGCGACATTCCCCGAAGCTTTAGTAGAAAGATGCCTCGCGGTCTCAGGCGGCGCGACAAATAAGGTAATCATGGACCCTTTTATGGGAGTTGGCACCACCGGCATAGTCGCAAAGCGCTTAGGTGCGCGAGAGTTTGTAGGGTTTGAAATAGACAAAATTTACTTTGATATCGCACAAAACGGGTTAAAGTAGCAATTCAAGATGAACAACCAAGAAGACATCAACGTCGGTGATAAGGTCGTGTGTATCGCTGGACACTATTTCAAATTTCAACTGCTGAAATCGACGGTAGCTTACTCTGTAAAAAGTGTTTCAGAAGAGGGAAATATCACCCTAGAAGAGACAGGAAACTTCCTGTTCCCTAAGAAATGCTTCAAAAAATTCAAAGCTCGACTCGCGAAGGGTGTAAAGAGAGGAACACCCGAAGAGTTCGCCGATAACCTCGCTAAGCAAAAAGAAGAGACGCTAGCGCGCCTCTCTGAGCTAGGAATAGAGTGGGAAGTCGCGAGCGATGAAGGTGATAAGCAGGAAGCGGAGCGTCTTATGTCCCATATCGACTTCCTTCTTGAGAAACTTCACGTAATCAATTCCTCTCCTAATGGCACTAGCACCGACCAAGAAGGCTAAATTTTTAGTTGACCTCGCCAGAGGTAAAGCGGGCGAAGAGTTGGTTGCCAAAACGCTATTACCTTTCTATGGTGCTAAAGAAGCCGTTACTGATTCTTCGGCGACGCATGATTTGACTTTTATTCTCGCTGACGATGCTCGGCATAAAGTTGAGGTCAAGGTTGACTTTTTGGCCGGTAAGACAGGCAATGTCTTTATCGAATACCTTTGTTCCAAAAAGCAATCAGGCATTCTTGCTACCACAGCGCAGGATTGGGCGATTGTGGTCCCCGATAAGAATGCAATTTATGTTTTCTGCCCAAAGCTTTTAGTTCAGGCGATTGAGAAATCTTCGGTCAAGTTTCGTCAAGTATCAGGAGGCGATAGGTATGCAACGCGTGGTTGGTTAGTGCCTCTGGAGGAACTTGAGAAAATGCAGTTTTGTACGAAACTTCCTGCGGAATGCTCTGCTCAGGTGTAGTAGAGTGAAAGCTTCGTCAATCGCAGGTTTCAAGGTCAAAATCGTCGCCGATAAAGCTGGACGACGCAGCAAAGCCTGTCATATTCACTTACATGATTCCTACCACTTCCGACGTGCCGAAAGTCTCTAGCTTCGGTCTCGCTTCTGCTCCGGTATCTTTCTCGATTCAGGCGAACAAAGCGGCATTCAAGATTTTGTCTAGCAATGTCTATACTGACAAAATCCTTGCCGTGTGCCGAGAGCTGTTCACTAATGGCTGGGACGCGCACATCGTAGCAGGAAACACAGACAAGGCTATCAAAGTCCATTTGCCTAATGCTCTGGAGCCTTTCTTTAGCATTCGCGACTTTGGAACCGGCCTTAGTCACGAGAACATGGAGGTTTTGTATAGCACTTATTTTTCTTCGACTAAGCGAGACAACAACTCCCAAACTGGATGCCTCGGCATCGGAAGCAAAAGCCCATTCGCTTATACTGATTCATTTGAGGTAGTCTCCTATTATGATGGAAGAAAGCGTGTGTATGTGGCTTTTACCGGCGACGACGGAGCACCAAAACTAAACCTTCTTAACGACGAAGACACGGAGGAAGATAATGGATTGGAAATTATCATCAGTGTCAACGCAACTGACTATTCTTCATTTTCTGAAAAGCTCGCACAGGCTACGCGGTTCTTTCCTCTGCCTCCCGAAGTCGTCGGTGCCGCGAACTGGACTCCAGCGAGGTTGCCCGACAAGACAATTGCGAGCGGCGAAGGGTGGGCAATTTACCCACACTATTTGAACAACATCAGGGGCGCGACGGTAGTGATGGGCAACATCGGCTATCCGATTAGCAATCTATACAGTCAGTCCGCAATTTCCCATACGCGGGGCGTCGATGATGTAATCAAAGCTCTTCTTGCCTCACCGTTGGTAGTCCGTGCCCCGCTCGGTTCCTTGGATATTGCGGCATCTCGTGAAGAGTTGTCTTTTGACCCAAAGACAGTCGCGACCCTGCGCGAGCTTCTATTGAAGGTCGCAGAGGACTTTAAGGTTCAGCTAGTTAAGGGGTTGAATTTGCTGCCGTGTCTTTGGGACGTAAGGAGCGAGATTTTGAAAATTACACGAGGTAATTGGTCACTTCGTACGGTTATTGAGCACGAAGTAGTGAAAGGCACAACGATTAAAGACCTTTTGAATGCTTACTTTTCCTGTAATGGCACCCAGCACGTAACGCATTCGACGCGAAACCAATCAGGAATCAAAATCACTAAACGCTCTTCTTATGTCGGCGCGAATGATGGCACGGTCTTTCTCTATAGGAAGCCTACTGATACTAAAGTTATGTCGCGTATTGGCGCTTTCTTTAGCAAATCTTCGGAAAACGCCGCCAAGAGCATCATTCTAATCAACGGCGATGAAGTTAGCGAACAAGAAGCTATCAACGCATTCAAAATCACGCCCGCGCACATAATTCAAGTATCTTCACTGGATGTTCCCGCCCGCGCAATTCATTCCTATACCGGCGTCACGCCCACCGTCAGGTCCGTTGGCAATAATTTCTTTCAGTTCAGCGTTACTAATAACGTAGCTCATCAAAAAATGAGTAAAGCCGTCATTGACAAGTCTGTTCCTGAATTTTTCGTAATACACGAGGGCGGTCGGTGTCTCGGTTCGAGAGGTTGGTGGGCTGATACGCTTCGTTTGGTTCCTTGGACTTCCGCCATCCGTGATTTCGGACTTGACGAACTGCTGACTAAGCGGGTGTTTTTAGTCACGAAGACTCAAGCAGAATCACTAAAAGAAGAAAACCCTGCGTGGACTAGCTTTGGCGAGTATGTCGTTACAAAACTTGACACCTTCGCAAAGACTCAGCCCGATTACGAGCCGCGACTTGCGATTGCGAAACGTATCCCAAGTGGTCGTGGATTAGTCATCTCAATTTTCCAATCGTTCAAGAAAGCTGGGATTCCTCTTCCGTCCGCTTATGCTGGACTTGAGGATAAGATACTTGACTATTACGGAACTAGCTCTTCTCCAGCTTGGAAGAACCTTGTCCTGTGTTATCAGCGACTATCAAATTCCGACTATTCTTATGCGCCGAAGCTATGGGCAGATGCCAATAGAGATGTCTATTCTCGTTTGTTTAACGATTATCCGTTGCTGAGCGTCATGGAAGGATATCGTCTATCTGAAAAGGCTATCGACGATATTCGTGATTACATGATAGCCTTGGACAAAATGCGCTCGACAAAATCCTAAAAGCTGAGAAACTAGAAAAACATGCACCTACTCCCTACTATTGTTGGCGACATCCTCGACCCGTCTTTGAATATCGACTGCATTTTGCATCAAGCGAATATCTACCACAGGTTCGGCGGCGGATTGGCGGCGCAAATCGCCAAGCGCTATCCAGAGGCACTGGAAGCAGACCGTGCGACGGGCTATGGAGACGAATCCAAACTAGGCTCTTTCTCTGTGGCACGCGTGCCGGTCGCCGATGAAGTTTCGGGCGCGACTGTAAGCGAGCTTCGTATCTTCAACATTTACTCCCAAATTGGGATGAGCGAAACTTCCTACGACTACATGCGTATGGCCCTTGTCAAGGTCTCCGAACACTTGGAAGGTCTGAGGCTCGGCGAGTGGCGTGGGCAAAAATATCGGGTCGCCATTCCTTACAATCTCGGATGCGGTATCGCCGATGGTAATTTCAATGTAGTGCAAGCTATCGTAAAAGAATATCTTGGGCATGACGGTTCGGTGTTTATCGTCAGGCGTCCGTGCGACTTTTAATGCGTTGACTTCCGTTGCAAAACTCGATAAAATAACAAAATGACCAACCCGACAAATCTAGCTTACATCGTTTCCGGTAGCGGAATCATCTCAGGAACAGCAAAAGGCAAGCGCTTCTCCGTAGGTAAGGAGCACGCGAACTATTCGGTAATCATCGAAGCTCTGCGCGATAAGGACGCAGATAAGGTGTGTTCACTTGTGGATATTTCCGGCTCAGTGCTTTCGATGACGAAAGGAAAGTGCGAGGTCCAGAACGGCGTCGTGCTATACAACGGAAAGCAAATCGGCAACTCCGTTACTTACCGCATTATTTCCATGATGCGAACGGGTTTCGACTTTCAACCGATGCTACGGTTCTTGGAGAACCTGATGAGCAATCCTTCGGAAACGGCACGCGAAGAGCTTTATCTGTTCCTTGAGGCGAACGAAATTCCTATCACCGAGGACGGGCATTTTCTCGCCTACAAGAAGGTCAACGCGAACTTCTGTTCGATTCACCCATCTCCAGACGGAACGCATCTCGACCACTCTATCGGCAAGACGCCGAGTATGGACAGGAAAAGCGTTTGTGCTGACCGCGACCGCACTTGTTCGCAAGGGCTGCATTTCTGCTCGTTCTCCTATCTGTCCTCTTATGGCTCCGCGCCTAACGACAAGGTGGTAATCGTGAAGATTAACCCCGCTGACGTAGTGAGTATTCCTTCCGATTATCGGAACGCGAAAGGACGTGCGTGGAGGTATGAAGTCGTCGCCGAGCACAAGGAAGAAGGCGAAGCTTTCGATATCGAAACCCCTGTTTATGTCGCCTCGTCAACCGAAGGGTTTAGGCCGAGCGGACCAAAGCGTGACAGCCGTGGCAGGTTCGTGACCGCCTCCTAATTCCATGATTCAACTCTCATATTGTCACTACGGAAACGGACTAGCTATCAGTGCGGCTGGACCGATTGATAAAGTCACTCAAACCTTCAACCGCTTCGCTAATTTCGGGATTACGAACAGTGAACCTATCTGGCTTAACGAAGACAAACTCAGGGCGCTCGCTTATATCCTGACCGACCAGAAAAAGCTGCTTGACGGATTTACAGCAATGAAAGGGGCGGGACTTATTACGCGCTGTTTGAGCAAGCGTACGAAGTCGGACAGGCGGGACCGCCGCTATAAGGGGCAGAAAAAGGGAGTAATGCCCACCGCTAGGCAGAGGGCTTTGGAGTCCATCAGCAAGATTCCGAAAGGAGATTTTCTGGAGGATACCTCTAGTTCAGTAAGCTCTGTTTCCCTTTTGGGGGAAGAGCGCGGAGGTTTTGAAGAATAAGTGTGGCGCAGCGTGTAAATAAGAGTAACATCAAAAAACATGAGTGAAAAAGAAAAGTTTGTTGGCGCGGTGTCTGCTGGCGAGGTCGCCAAGGGACAAACATTGGCTATTCTAGGGTTCAGGGAAATTCGCCGCGAGGTCTTTATCAACGGCGAGTCTGTTTCGGTGGCGGAAAGGCCGGAAAATAACGCCGTGGTAGGCGTTCCCCTGAAAGTTCTTGCAAAAAGTGGGCCGATGACAGTGATGTCAAATATCTGCAATATCCCCAATCTGCCGTCGATTTTGACAGTGGATACGCGGATTGTGGAATTGACAGAAATCGGTAGCGATTATATTGCTGCCTTTCGTAAAGCCGTCAAGCTCGGCTCGCAGGAAGACAAACGGCGCTCAGGCGGCGATTCTGACGAAGACCTAGACCTGTCGTTGCGAGAGATTTTCGTTGACGGACCCAAGGAGCCTGCGGTAGATATTCCTATCCAACCCCCCAATACAGGCCAACATCCTTTCACTCTATTCGGAATAACGCGTAATTAATTTTCATGGCTATACTAATTTTAGCAATCATTCTCGCGATTTTGATTCATCGAAAGCGGTAGAAAAAGATAGCCAAAGCGCAAAAGTCCTGTATAACTGAACACATGAAACAACTCCTATTCTTCCTCGTATTTTCTGCCGCGCTTTCCTTTTCTGGATGCAGCGAAACTCCCAAAGCGTCGCCAGAAGTGGCGGCTCCGAAAGAAGACTTGGTTGATTTGGAATCCACGGAAGTTTATCAATTCGCCATTCCGGGACGCTATTACGGAGGCCGCGTTCACTTCTTTGATAGGCATGGTAAGACCTTCGCCGTAGCTGTTACCTCGGAAGGCATTTCCATCATTCAGGTCCAGCAGTAAAAGCTGACTTGTTTATGAGCGTTGTATACGAACCCAAATATGGCGAGCTGTCTTTCTCTTGTTATCAGGGGAGAATATACGTCAATTGGTGCTTGAGGACTCAAGAGGAATGCGATAAGCTGACCGAGAGATTTGAGCGTGAGTATCCGTTTATGTGTATTCGGAAAGCCGAACAGCGCACCATCTGGATTGACCGAATGACGCCTTCTGGACGCGTATATTTCAGTCAGACTGGCGTATTCGACCCGTTCTATCTTTCTAAGTTCATCAAGTAACATGGCTGAAACAATTACGCTAATCTTCGCCGATATTAAAGGCAACAATAATAAAATGTGGAAAGCCACATTGCATGATGACGACAGCGTCATCAGCGAGTTTGGCCGAGTTGGTCTAGGAACGCAAAGGAAGGACTACGGGAAAGTCGGTAAGGTGTTCTTCGACAAAAAGGTCCGCGAGAAAACCAAAAAGGGATACACGGAAGCCAAGACCGTAGATAATTCAGCATCCTCGACCAGTGCGGCTACGTCAAATAATCTGTTGCTGGATATCGCGAAGTCGCAAATCAAACTCGGCAGCGCGTCCCTTGAGCGGCTAATCGAACGTTTAGTCTCGTCGAATATCCACCGCATCACGTCTTCTACCCAAATCAATTACAACACGTCAACAGGCGTGTTCAGCACACCTTTGGGAGTCGTAACGAAAGAGGGGATTACTGAGGCGCGAGACATCTTAGCGCAGATGGTCCCGCTAGTCTCCGCCAGAAATCACTCGTCATGCGTTGACCTAGCAAATAAGTATCTGCGCATTGTGCCTCAAAATTTAGGAATGAGGAAGCTTGATGTTTCGTGGCTATTTCCTGATATTGCCGCAATTCAAAAGCAGCAAAGCGTTTTGGACTCTCTCGAATCTAGTCTTGACACGCTTAGCTCCAAACCCCTGAAAGATTCAGCATCGACAAATAACGCGACCTACGAGAAGGTATTTGGCGCTTCTTTGAATATCTGCGGCGACGATAAGGTCCGCGCTCGTTTAGTAAAATGGTTTGAGAGTACAAAGAAGCCGATGCACGGATACGGAAGTGCCAAAGTCGCAGAGATTTACGAAGTGGACGTAGTGGACTATAACGCGGAATTTATTTCGGACCCCAATACTGTCGAGGTTTTTCATGGAACGTCTCAGGCTAATGTTCTTAGCGTGCTAAAGAGCGGCCTTTTGATTTCCCCTCCCAGCACCGCTGTTATTGCAGGGAAGTTATTTGGTAACGGGCTTTATGGTTCACAGACCTCGACGAAAAGCTTAGGATACGCTTTGGGTCGATGGGGCGCTAGCGTGGGTGATGCAGGATGGCTTTTCGTTTGTAATTTTGCGATGGGAAAGGCTTACTATCCAACGACTTACGGCATTTCTTCGGTGCCTGCGGGATTCGATTCTTGTTGGGCGCTGCCCGAGAAGACGAGGCTTCATAATGATGAGTTGATTGTCTATAGCAAGAATAGGATTCGTATGAATTACCTGCTGGAAGTGAAAGCTTAAAAATACTCTTGCCGTATCCGCAAAACCGTTTAGAGTTTGCGGTATGAACAGCGGCAACAACATTCTTCTTATCGGAGCGGGGCAGTATGGACGCTCTTGTTACGTTAAGCACTTTTTGGAGCATTCCTACTCGGATGCCCGACTGGCGCTTATCGTTGACCTCGAAAAGGAACGCTCAAATATCGAGGCTTACGTGTCGCTCTTTCCTCAAGAAAAGCGTCCCGAGTGTATCTTCTTGCCCGCGCCCCTACAGTCTTCGGAACTGGCCACATTCCTTTCTTCGATAGAGCGTAACTTCGATTCGGTAATCATCAGCACCCCGCCCGAGGACAGGATGAACTATTTCCGCAATCTATTGCACATGGGCAAGAATATCCTGTGCGATAAGCCTTTGACCGCCCCCAAGAATATCAGCGTGGATGTTGAGGCTGCGCGTCTTTTTGTAAGTGAATACGAGGATGTTTGTTACGCCTATCGCCGAGCGCTTGCGGAGCGTCCGGACATTCGATTTGACGTGATGGTTCAGCGTCGCTATCATCCTGTTTTTCAGCTAATCCGTAACAAGCTTATGGAGGTTGCGGAATATACCGGATGCCCGCTTACTCATTTCCAAGGCACACACGCCGATGGACAGTGGCGCACGCCGCAGGAAATCATTGATATTGATTATCATGGCTTCAATATCGGGCAGGGTAAGGCTAGTCATTCCGGCTATCACTTCTTTGATATTGCGGCGTGGATGGTCGAGGGTTCTTTTGTAGCCGCTCGTCGTAACGAAGTGGATTCCGTGGAGGCTTATAGCGTTCCGTCACTTCCCCAAGATTATTTCCGAGTGATGAATAACAATGTTCATCAGCGGACCCTACAGGGATACGCGCCTATTGATGAGGCTAAGTTTGCCGAAGCGACGAAGAACTTCGGAGAGATTGACTGCAACGTCTCTTTGAACTTCAAGGCTGGCAATAACTCGATGGTCAATGGAAACCTGAACTTGCTGCATAATAGTTTCAGCGGTCGATACTGGAATGAGCCTAATATGCAAGACCTGTATCGCGCTAATGGTCGTCTGCGTCAGGAATTGCATTACTTTGTTCAGGGACCGTTTCAGTCTATCTCTGTTGTTAGCCTGCGCGGATGTAGCAAGGTGCCCGTAGCGAAGCGTCTTGAGGAAGACTCAGCCAAGGAGCCCTTGGAAATCCACGTTTTCCGAAATACCGGAATTAACCGTAACTGGAAGGCTTACGAGCGTTTCACTATTGGCGATTTGATTCCTACACTTGAGATTCACGACGCTCACTTGGCGCACGCCCGCAATCTCTGTATTGAACAATTCGTTCGTCGCGAAGGTGAAGTCTCGAATCTACTTACGCATTCAAATAGTGTGAATGTTATGGCCGCCGCGTGCGAAAGCATCGCGACTAAAAAGATGGCGACCCGTTCTTTCTGGATTGGCTAACATGATACCCAAAGGCTACAAGCGTCCCTAACAGATGAGTCCGTAGATTAAGATTTACATAGTCGAAAACATCACTAAGGTCATCACATGACATTCGAGGAAATTAAAATTTGGGCGCGAAAAATGACCGAAAAAGAGGGTCACGACTCGGAAGACGCGGCGAAAGCTTTAATTGGAGCATTACGGCTCGCGCAGTGCGCTCAGGACGAGCGAAGCTCTTGTCAAGCGCAAGCCGTGTACGGAAAGTATTTCGCGCACGTATGTCTAGCCGAAAAGAAGGCGAAAGTCTACCGTTTGTGCGTCGCTGCTGATATTGTTGTTGACTGAAAGAGTCGGCAATACGCGGAAATCCGCCCTATCGAACTTTGTTAATCGTCGAGAAAACTGTTGACGACCGAAAATGCCCTGATACTTAGCGACGAAGTCTCATTGGCCGCTTACATTCTCGATTCTCAAAAATCTTCCTAAAAGGGTTGACGCCTCACAAAACTCAGATAGCCTAGACTCAACATGAACACCAAACGCACACTCGTTATTCTCGCAGAAAGCAACATCATCAAGGAGCGCCTCACGGAAACCGCATGGGGTCCGTTCAAGAGCATTCCCGAAGCAAGCTCTCTCGGCAAGGAAAAAATCAAGAGCCTCCGTTGGCGCGTGGCCTATCGCGTCGAACGCGAGCGTAAGAATGAACCCGATGAAGTCACCTACGAGTTCGTGGGTGGACTCAACGAACCCGAGCGCCGCGCCGTGAATTTCGCCGCTTAATTCTCTTCACAAAAAGCAAAAACCTACTACTCTCAAAAACGTAACAGTAAAACCAAACATCGAAAACTAAACTCCAATGCCTACTCCCGCTAAAACCGCTAAGCCCTCGTCCAACGTCGCCGCCCGCATCGCAGGCGATAACGTTCATCTGACGCTTCCCAAGTCCGCTCTTGAGCGTATCAAGGCGAAGACTGGAGCGCCGCTACAGTTCGTCGTCGTCGGTAACACGATTCAGATTCTCGTCGGTAGCGACAAGAGCCTGACGCACGAAATGCCTGTCGTCTCCGCTGACGACGTTGCCGACCAGTTCATCGCCGTCGCCTAAGTATCAACCGTCTAGTTTAACACTCACTCTTATGTCCAAGTATAACTGTGGTAAAGTCATCATCGGATGTGACCCCGAAATGGGCGTCACGCGAGCGCGCAAGAATTTCACGGAGGCAATGTGGGGAGTCATCGAAGCGAGGGACAGCGGCGTGACAAATTCCAGCCCGTTCGGCCTTGACGGCTGCGAACGTATCTTTGAGCTTCGCCCTAAGCAGTCGCTCGACCCGCTTCAAGTTGTGGCGAATATCAAGACGCTACTCCATGAGCGCGTTCAGAAGGTTCCCGAAATCACTTCCGTTCAGTGGAAGGCGGGTAGCCGAGTTGACAACGAGCCGATTGGCGGACATATCCACGTCTGCGCTGAAAGCGCAACTGACAAGACTACGATTCGCGAGTATATCCCGAACGGGTTCATGCTGTTCCTCGCACCTATCGTCGGGCTGCTCGAAGCTCCCTCGGAATCGCGGTTCCGTCGCGGCAGTCGCTCAGGCTACGGAAAGGCACTTGATATTCGTCGCCCCGACCACGGTGGTATCGAATACCGCTATCCGAGTTCTTGGATTACCTCGCCAATCATCGCGGCGGGTATTCTTACTCTGGCGAAGTTTATCGCCGAGGATATCGTCGCCAATCGCAGCGCGTCGCCTTTCGTAAAGCATTACGAAGGTTTTGACCAAGAAGCGCTGGAGGTAATCAACCGCGACAAGCTCAAGAGCATGTATGCTACAGTGCGGTCGATTATCGAGCAGAACGCAAATTACGCTTTCTACAAGGCGCATATCAGTCCGCTCTTCGCGATTATCGACGCTGGCAAGTCTTGGTTCCCGAAAATCGGAATGCTCCAAGCTTGGGGAATCTCCCCGTCGCGGGCTCGCGCATTCAAAGCGCCGCTACAGCAAAAAACTGGCACCGCTCTGCTTGCCGAGTTCGGATTCTAGTCGCCAAAAACGAAAACCTTAGTATTCTCATCACCATGATTACATTCACTACCGCAGACTTCAATCTTGCCGCAATCCACAAAGCGTCCAAGCTCAACAAGGCGCTCATCCGAAATACCTACAACCTTTTCGGATTGGCGAACCATCAGGCAAATCCGCCCGTCATCATCGAAATCAATCCCGAAACCGGAATGAATTACGGGCGAGCGCTTGAAATCCTGAGCAATTCAGGTATCGCCTACCGCATCGACGAAGAGGATTACGTCGGCACGCGTGAGGTTCGCATCGGTCTCCGCAAGGATGTGCGCGAGAATGTCAAGCTGTCCGCAGCAATCGCCGCCATCGTGGTTTACGAGGGCGAGGGTCGCCTTGGCTCGTATTATGACGCGAAGTTCAAGGGCGTTTCCTTTCCAGAAGTCTACGGCTCCGCTACCACAGGCACGACGGCATAAAGCCCAGTCGTAAAAGATAAGAAAGTGTGCCGAATCTTGGATTCGGCACACTTTCCAGTGTAAAGTTGGTGATGACTCCTATCACGCCAACCAAAACCTGTCAGATTTGTCAATCTGTAAAGTCTCTTAATTTATTCGCTAGACACGTCAATAACAGCCTCCGACGTATGTGTAGAGAATGCTGGGAGGTTCATACTCCGCAAGAACAAAAAGATAAATTCTTTCTCAAGAAAGAACAGCGAAAAACCGCAGAACGGGACTGGCATAGAAATAATATCGAACGAACTATTTGGAAAGGAGCGAAGCACAGGGCCAAAAAGCAAGGAGTGCCTTTCAATATCGAGATTTGTGATATTGACATTCCTGAATACTGCCCCATACTTGGGTTGAAGTTAGCGCAAAGTGAAGGGAAAACCAGCGGTTGCTCGCCTTCACTTGATAAAATAGTCCCGTCTAAAGGTTACGTCAAGGGAAACATACAGATAATTAGTTGGAAAGCTAATTCCTTAAAAAAAGACGCCACTTTAGAAGAACTCGAAAAAATTTCAGACTACATCAGGAAAAACTCTTGATGAAATCGAAAACGCTGTTAGGCTAAAAAAGTCAAGCAGTCACCACAAACAAAAAACACAAAAAGAAAGGTTAGGGTTAATTATATCTGTCGCATCGCCATTTTTCCTCCGAACACCACCAAAGAGCAAGCCATTAGCGTTCTCCGTAACTTCTACGGCAACAATTCTGATGGCGTCGGAACAGTCTATGTCAAAGACGGGCAGTTCGTCGTCAACAAGACTCCGCTGTCGCTTCCCCAAGCAATCCTCCAAGAGTTCCCGCTGTTCGCCCACATGCCTCACGATGGCTGGACGCTCGCCCATCTTCGTGCCGCGTCTCATGGCGAGGTCGAACACCGCAATACGCACCCGTTCGTCGTCGGCAACTTCGCTTACATCCATAACGGGGTTTGGAGCGATTACGAAATCGCTAGCAACCTGCTCAAGTCATTCGGCACCAAGTTCACAGGAGAAACCGACAGCGAAGTCGCCGCGCATTATATGAATCGCATCGGCAAAGAGCGGTTCATCGACACGGTGGGTAACAGCGGCGTGTGGGCACGCCTGCATATCAACGGCAGCGTTGAACTGGTGAAGACTAGCGGTGATTTGGAAGCCGCAAAGTTGGAATCTGGCGCGGTCATTCTCGCTTCGACTCTCAACTCTTCCAAGTATCCCAGCGCCAAGGAAACCTTCAAGGGGTGGATTCGGTTCGATGCTACGGGCCGATATGTCAATCATCGCTTGACGCGCCCTAACAAGGGATTCGGGAGTCTCGGCGAGTATCCCGCTATCGCCAACACGGGACTCAAGGATTTCTGTCTGCCCTATCAGCTTACTCGGCTTCCGGTAGCTGCAAAAAGCTATCCCCGCTATCAGAGCGGTTCAACCAAAGGTCCGCTTGATTACCTGAATCTCGGCGGCTACCACTAAATTATCAGACTCAGCTTACTAAAAACAACACCATGAAAACCTTCATCGTTACCTGTCAGAGTGAATACGAATCGGCTAGCTCCCTCGGCCTGCCTTGCACAGTTTGGGACATGCACGAGGATTATCGCAAAGACAAAGACCTTCTCATCCGCTGGGGTGCCAGCGGAGAAGAGAGCGAAGACGTTGGAGCGTTTCACGTCGCCAACCCTTCTAAGGCGATTGCCGCTAACGTCCGCAAGTTGAACGCAATCCGCATCTTGGCCCGCGTTGTGGACACGCCAAAGCTCTTCTCTGGCAGTGTTCCGGCAGGAGTCAAGGTCGTGTATCGTCCTACGCGTCACTCGGCTGGAAAAGGATTCGGCGTAAAGGTGGGACCGTTCCGCATCGAATACGCGCACTACGCTACGGAATACATCAAAACCGATACGGAAGTGCGCGCATGGTTCTCTCCCTTCGGTATCATGGTCGGTAAGCGCGTCGCACTGGCTCGCCTGAAACAGACTAGCAACGTCGAGCATCCTTGCCGTTCCGAATGGGGTTATAGTTTCATCACTAAGCCACGAGGTCTCGAAGAGCAAGTAATGAAGGCAGCTAAGGAAATTGGCCTGCACTTCGGCGCTGCCGACATTCTGATTCACGAAGGCAAGTATTACTTCTTGGAGCTTAACTCTGCGCCCTCCGTGGACTGCCGAGCGGTTCGTGAATTTTATCAGCGAGCCATCGAACGCTACGCTTCTTCCTTGAAGCCTCAGTAAAAGCGGATAGGCTTCTCTTATATGAGTACCACCAAATCCAAGATTCCGAGTTTCAAACAAGTAAAAGCGATTTTCACGCTCTCGGAGGTTCCCGTTATCTCCTATTGCTTGCACAAGAACAAGAAGTGTGGCGACTATTGGGAAGTGGTCACTGGATACGGACCTGTAGAGATTCACTGTAACAGCGGTGGCCTGCTGCTCAAGTGGGAGCGCTCTAGCCTGAAATCTTTGAAAGGCAAAAGTCAAGGTGTCTGGCAATGGGAGCGAAACTCGGGCTTGATAGGCTATCGCTGTGCGGTATGCGCGGAATGGAATGAGTTTGGTGGGCGCGGCCCGCGTGGCGGATGCAAGTGCGGATATCAGAAAATCTATCACCAAATGTCAACGAATGTGTCCGGTTTGGTCAGCCTGATTCTCGGTATCAAAAAAGGGGGTGGCTGCATCTAGTCAGATTACTGAACCCGCAAAACTGGCAAGCGAACACGTCTTCACTATTCAGCGCTGCGTACAATCGAGTCTTAAAGAGCTGGAAAAGCTGCACTGGAGCGTCTTGCCCTTTATGAAGGCTAAAGGTAAATCCGCCAAGGCGGCACAATTTGCGGCTCTTGAAGAAATCCGCAAACAAGAACGCGCTATTGAGTCCGCAATGGAGGCTATCTCGGCACTATATTCTTCGCAATTTCCAGACGAAATTGAGGAATGATAAAACCTAAAAGCGCTAACTCTATTGAAGAGCTTCGCGTAAGCGACACAGTTGAGTTTCTTAAAGAAAAGTGGGAAGCTGCCCACCCTACTAGGAATGATAATGAACGGGGATTCTTTATGAAGGTCCGCGAGTTATCTAACTTGCGTCCGAATCCCACTTTCAGAGGCATTTATCTGACTCAGCCGTCATCGACAAAACAGAGATTGCTTGGGACGTTATCGAACTGGATGAACCCTAGATACTTCAAAAAGACGCTGGACTTCCAGCAATAACAGTATAAAAAAGAACCATGTCTTACAGACTCAACCTACTGCACCCGCCGAAAACCCCAATCAAAAAGCCCGTCGCGAAAGCCCCGCTTTATACGTGCCCTATTGGATGGTGGTCGGTCTCTACCGACGGGGACGTAGAAGGAAGGACTACGAGAGAGCTTGGTCAGTTTTACGGACACATTGCGGAGATTGCCTTTTCTCTTGCAGACAAAGTTTTTTACTCTATACGGTTCAGCCCCGTAGCTGATGAGTGTATTCGCAGTGTTCCTAAAGAACGCCCTCAGTATCAGGCGAAAAAGTCTGCTGTATGGGTATCTTTGGGCATCCAGTCGGGCACTTGGGAGATGAATCCAGAAAGGCGTGCCGAATGGATGGCGTTCTTCCTGAATTGCCGAGACGAAGTATCTGTAGAATCTCACGAACGAGGCGCTGTCTATTACGCCGCTTCATATCTCATATTACGCGAAAATGATTAAACCTGCCAGTCATTCAGTCACTCAGCGTTGCAACCGTCAGAATACTTCGGTTGGTGATATCGTCACCTTTTTGAATAATAAATATAACGGTTCTGGAGCTTTTGATGCGCTAGTCATTAGCGGAGTTGACAGCAGCTTGGATTTCAAGGGGTTCGTGATTTCTTCCGCGAATAGGTTCCATTGTGTCGGAACCAAAGTCGATAATTTTAACGCGATGTTTTTTAGGATAAAAGAAACGTCTTCCAAGAAGCTCTGGCATCCCGAACAGAAGCCGGAAGAGATTTATCTAGGCAACCTTTGTGAACGTAGCCGAACGGGTGTCGCTGGTGGTCGCTCAGGCAGGGTCAAGTAGCTCTCGGTGCGGACGGTTCGCCGCTGCGCCAAATCTATCGCGATACATTTCCGGCATTCGTTTTGAAATCTGAAATTCGTAGTGCTATTTCTTTCGGGAGTTATGACGGCGCAAAGACCTTAGCGGAAATGTTGCGCAAAGGTTCAATCTAAGGTTGACCGCAGCCAACACCCTGATATTCTCTAAAACATGAACTATAGCAAAACATTCCGCAAATCATCCGATTACGTTCCGAATCCAGCCGCCGACACGGTAATCTTTATTTTTCTGTTCGTCCTTTGTCTGTGGCTGGTGCCATATACACTGAATTTCTGGCTCGGCTACGCTGGTAAGGCTCAGTCCGTAAACTTCATTCATGGAACGGTAGCGTTCGCGATTCTTGAGTTTCTCGGCGCGAAATCTCGCCTGTTCGTGTTGGTTTTTCTGCCGTGCGCGACTTGGGTCGCCTCGCTTTTTCTGTAAGCGATAGCTTGACGCGGCGCAACACTCAGCTACCGTCTAGGAATGACACGAGACCCTCTCAAGCTAAAATCCCTGTCTGATTTCTCAGTTCTGGACGCTCCAGATTTCATCGGACCTTACAATCCGAGAGTGCCCGAGAAAGAGCAAATGATTCTTCGGATGCTCGTTTGTCCGAAATACGGAACGCTTCGGATTCCCCAAGAGCTATCGTGGCTCAGCGGCGCTATCGAAACAATCTCAGAACACGACAAAGCAGTAACCGGCATTGCCGATAGCTGGTGCTACGTTACAGTCCGTCATGGCAAAGTCAAGTCAACAACAGATGACGAATGGCACTTCGACGGAGCCTCTTTTCGAGTCGAGCATATTCCCGAAAGGAATTACATTTGGTCAAGCGCGGACCCGACAGAATACAAAACGGGAAAGCTCAGTATCCCCGAAGATTTCGACCCAATGCGGCACCATCTCTTTAAGCTCGCAGAAGCGCAGACAAAAGACGAGCCAATCAAGACGATTAAAGCTCGATGCTGGTATCGGCTCTCGCCGTTCTGTCTCCACCGCAGGCCGACAATCAATCACGATGGAATCCGCACTTTTATTCGTGTATCTTTCACGGACATCGAGATTCGGGACGTAAATAATACGCAGAACCCGCTAATTCCAACTAACGCCTACGGAAGAGACGCCGTTAAAGCGTTTCGCAAGCAGCTTCAAGAATATCCAAATGGTTAAACCCAAGAAACAAGAGTTCTACGAACGCGTTTACGATAGGATTTCGCGAGCGCGGGACGGGCTGCGTCGATATATTCCCTCGCGGACGATGACGCGCTTGCACCTCTCTAGTTTGAAAATCGTTTTTCATGCAGCTTTGCGACGCAGGGAGCATAGGACGGCGAATCGAATTATCAGAATCGTCTTCGACGCCAGCCTGTTCCATCCATGCGCGGACATGCTGAAAGAATCTCTCAAAATGATGACTTGCCTTAGAGCGAACCTCTGGTAGAGTAGCGACATGAAGATTTCCAGACACGAGCGGCTGCTAAAGCTAGCCATTCATAAAATCAAAAAGCACGACGGGCGCGTTTGGTGCGGCTATTTGACGCCGTGTGAAATCAGGGCTCTCGTTCGTGTCGGCGTAATCTTTAGGTATAGCCACGAAGACACCGTGCGGCGAATCGACAGCGAAATCAAAAAGGGCTTATGTTCGCCTACTTGGTTTTATTTTCAGCTTTCTAAACCGCTCGCAAAAAAAGTAGGAGCAGAAGTCTAAAAATATGCCTATATCTCCAAACATCCACGACGGAAAGCACCCGCGCTTCAAAATTCAGCGAGTAATCGACGGCAAGCTTACCTCCGCGCTTCATGCAGCGCCGACTCAGGACGCCATTGTTATCGTTTTGCCCGATTGGGCGAAAGTCTCCAAAGGTGTGATGAGCAGACTCGCGAAGGCTTATCAAAATCTCGGATGGGCGAGCGTCGAAGCTGACGCTACTGGACTCGTTCTGACATTCAAGAAACCTTAGTAAAATGGTAAAGGCCAAAAAACTCAACACAGAATTGCCAAATGGTTGTTCTTGGCACAATCCTTCCGGTTTGACACCTGAGCAAGTTGGGGAAGGATGGCGTCTGTGTCTGAAAGAAGAGCCGGGTATTATTGATTGCTGTCAGTTTTACGATGATTGGGACAGAAGTTGGTCATCTACTAATACCTATAGCAAATACGGACTTGACAGGGGAAAATATGGCACCCTGCGCGTCCGTAACTACCGCCCGTTCATGCTTCGGAAGGAGAAAAATGATTAAACCGTTTCAAAACAAACCCCGTCCTACACCACCCGAAGGATGCTCATGGCATAATCCATTGAATCTCTCGGATGAGACTTTAGGAGAAGGATACCGTTTTCTACTCAAAGAAGAGCCTAACTTAGTCCAGCGCTCGCAATACTGGCAAGCTAAGACGGGGAGATGGTCCGATGTAGCTCAGTGGCGAAAATATGGGCTTAATGTTGATGACTGCGGGACGCTTCGAGTAAAATCCAGTAGACCGTTCTTACTGCCGAAATGATTAAAAAACCCAACATAGGCTATCCAGTTCCGCCCGAAGGACATAAGTGGCACAACCCGCTTCATCTTACTTCATCAAAGGTAGGAAAAGGATACCGCCTCTGTTTACAGAAGGAGCCTAACAGTATTCCTGAAAGTCAGTATTGGGATGGCGAACGGTGGTCCCGCATCGACAGGTTCCTGCATCTCGCCCTTTCGTGTTGCCTCCCAAGTAAACCGCGCTAAGCTCTTCACATGCACAACTTCAAAAAGACCGCCGCCATGCGATTCCAGCGAAACAACGTCGCCGTCTTCACTCAGCGAGTGGAGGTTTACATTCCGAAATCTTTTCTCGCGTGCTTGGCGCGTTTGGGATTTAGGCAGGAGAGTGGAAAGCGCGAGGGTTTTTGCTGGAGGCGCGATGTGAAATTCAGAAGTTCGGCCACCCAAAAGGTATACATCGACTTTGAAGAACGCACCATTCGTTTGAAGTTCATCGACGGGAAAGGTGTGGAGTTCGATGGAATGAGGTTCCCGAATTTCTCCGCTTTTTGCCGGAATGTCGATATTCGGTCGATGAAAAAGTAAATGGACCGGCCTCCGTATCAAAAATACACGCCCCTCATGTGTATCAGAACGCTTATCAAAGACGGCAACGTCCTGCTGAGCGAGGGGGTCGTCTATTACGTGGGTTGGAGTTTCATCACCGAATCGGACCCCAAAGACCCAAGGATTCTCGTCAGTATTACGACGCTTCCGAACAAAATCGGAGGATTTCACGTATTTGACAGCACCTATTTCGCAAAGTATCGGCCCACCCGTTCATACAGTGAACATAAACTAAAACCCTTGGCGTGGCCGCACTTTTAGGAAGACTCGATGACACGATAGAACAAGATTGACGACAGAGAATAACCCGCTATTCTGTATCCATGTTCAAGAAAACTCTATGGGTCCGCGCCTTTGGTCGCAAACAAGAATGGGAACGCACTCAGGTTCTCGAATGTCGATATAGCTTTTGTGGCTTCACTTTCTGGAAAAAGGAGATTGACCGCGAGACGGTTCCTTCTCATGTCGCAATCGAGGTCGCATGTCTCGGCGGCACCGCATGGCGAAGCAAATTCTCAGGCATCGGCGCTCTGACGAATCGTTATGGCAAAATCGTAAAGTTCTAAATCCCTTAAACCTCCTACTTAATATGCACATCGCCTACTCCATCATCGCCCTAGTCTTCGCCACTTTAGCGGTTGCGTCCTCTTATGCTTACGCTAGTCGCTGCCATCGCCGTAATGAATTAGCGTGGAAAGCCTTCGATATAAGCAGCGAAGATAATGAAGAGCTTTGCCGAATAATTGATTCTCAAGACCGGCGTATTCAACAACTTGAAAACGGCGAGCCGCATGATTTGTCTCGGTTTATTTCAGAGGTCGAAGCTTCATACTTTCGCTCAGCCTACGACACCGGAGCCAATTTAAATGCTCTGCTTATTTGGAATCTCGTGCGCGAAAATGCCGGTCTACCAAGGCTAAAACTCACGGACCTACCAGCTTATTGCGTTACTTGCAACAGTTATCATGTGAATCCTCACAAGACCGCAGACTCAGTAGCAGCTTAACATGAACGAATACTATATCTACCTCAATTCCGACGCCCAAACTAACGGACATAAGGGATTCCTCCACAAAGACGCCAACCTTCGTGCCCGCCATGTTAAAACAACTACCGAATTTGCTTTCGCTATGCGTTTTACCACGATGAGGGAATTGAACAAAGTCAATCGTCGCCGAAGCGTTCAGGGAATCGTGTTTACTAGGCTCAATTAACTTATGACAGTTACTTCTGATTTCGTGCCCGAAACCGAGAAGAAAAGTGAAACGCCCGTTAAGCGTCTCGCCTCAAAAATCATTCAAGTTGCAACTATGTATTTCCCCGCAGGCCCGAATAACGGCGACTGCAATAAGCTTGTGGCACTCTGTAAAGATGGCTCTTTGTGGGAACAGTGGCACAGCATGGGCTATTCAAATGTCCCTAATGACGGACTTTGGTATCCTAACTACGCCGCCCATCCTCCACGGCGCTAAAGTTCACAGTTGACGAGGCGCAAAAATCTGATAATTTTGACCCATGAGCAAATACAAGGTCGGCGACATCCTCGAATACACCGGAAAGTTCTTCGGTAAGTTCACTCTATTCGTCACGCAGCTTAACTTTGGCGGCACTGGCATCGGTGGCACCGTTCAGACAGCAGGCGAAGGATGCCCTTTCCGTGAAGGTTTCCTTGTTCACTTCGGAATGTATCCTTTCGTTAAAATCAATTAAGTCATGGAAAACATCTGGTATATCATTCTTTTGTGCGTTAGTTCGTCCTTGGTAGGATACGGGCTGTCGTTGCTCACTATGCGAATTGCTGCGGCGCGAGCTAGATTGAGGATTCGTTTGCAGGAGTTGTTTTCTGAATCTCGTTGTCCCAGCGCTAATATCTCAGATTTGCGCTGCCTCTGTAACAACATCCGAAACGAGATACAAGATTTGCCTTTCGGAGTCGGTAAGGCGATTAAGTCGGAGATGATTAAGCTCGAACGGTACACTTTAGGGCGTCATCAGCAGCTAGATGTAATTTTCACGAAGTAACAGCAAATTAACACACCTACAATGTTAGCAACCATCACTTTTTACGTATTTCAATTCCTAGCGGGTTTTGTGGCTGGATTCTTTCTGTTCCTGTATGCCGGATATGTCAAACGCCAGCGAGCGAATGCATAATCAGAATATCGCGATTTGATTCGTGACGCCTACATGGTTTCCGCAACGGTGCCCGACCTTCGTGTCGTAAAAGCACTAATCAACTCCACTATTACGTTTCTTCCTTGGCATGTCAGCAAAACCCGTTACGTCTCTTTGAAAGAGTTCGTCAATGGCAGGCTGAAACAGCTAAGGGATATTGATAGGCTTACCGGCCAAGAGGACTTCATTCTCTCGATTCAGCCAAAGACCGACTTGACGCAAAGTTAAAACCAGATACATTCAAGACATGGCACTATCTCCACTTCCAGTCGTTCCGAAACCGCAGCTAACGGTTCCGTATTTGGTCTGCTTTATTGACGAATCGCTCTCTCGTCAAATGAGGGAGAACCAGCATGTTTTGACTTTTTTCGTTCAGTTGCCCGACAAGATTAGTCAGGGCACGTATAATAAACTACGTGACGAGTATCGCAAAGCGGGCTGGAATCAGGTTTACGAATCGTGCCTACAGACGCTTACTTTTGGGCGACACAACTAAATTTCATTCTCATGGCTATAGCCCCGATTCCTTCCGTTCAATACACCTATCGTTAATACTTGATACATCAATATCTCTCTTATGGCTAATTCCATCATCAACCTTGTCTATTATTTCTTCCTCGCGGCACTGATAATCTACGCCGGTTCGGACCCCTCTAATCCGCCTCAAGCGTTTGTTACTGCAATCGTTATACTTTGTGTGGTGTTCTTTTTGGCGCTACTTTCTGGATGGCGTTTGATGCTCCAACTCGAAGAGCGCGACGCTAACCGACTCTAAAACTCATGCCTCATATTCTCGTCTACGGCTCGCTGCGGTCCAGCGGCACACGTAATTTCAACTTTGAACGGTTCGGTCCTCAGAAGAGCCTCGGCACCTATAGCCTAAAAGGCTTCGCGATGTTCGACTTGGGCGGCTATCCGGCTGTCGTTTATGACCCCAAAGCGACAATCACGGTCGAGCTTCACGAGGTTTCGGATGAGACGTTCGCGCAACTAGATTTGATGGAAGCAGCCTCGGGCTATGACAGATTGGAGGTCGAGGTCGATGGCGAAAAGGCAACTATTTGGCATATGAATCTCGAAAATATGTTCCACTGGTTTCAGCCTCAACTTGTGCGCCACGGCGATTGGGTCAGGCACACTGGCAAGAAGTAGCAGTGGCGCAAAGATATATGTAGCAAGCTTTTACGATAGGTCTTTTTGCATATACTAAAACCTATAGGGACGGTCGCTTTAAGCCCTTTTTAGCGGAAACTTCAAATTGCTCTCAGAGGCGGAAATTTCAATTCGTAAAAATACTTAGGTTTCCGCTAAAAATAAAAGCTCAAAAACAATGATAAAGCCAGCCAAAGAATCCTCAAGAAAGAGCCCTACCCAAAGGACCGACATGAATGGTTTTATGGATAGCATTCTTAGGCGATATAGGCAGCTTCAAAGGTCGTGGAATCATTGGCAAAGTCCTGTGCTGGAAGAGTTTACAGATAACAGGTTTACTAATTTTTACAGCGATTACCATGTCGGAAATTCGTCGCGCTATTTTCCGTCGCCCCTGCTCGGCCAGAGCGGCGAAGCCGCTCCCTCCAGCCCTCTCTCCAACACAACAACAACACAGGTAGACATAGTAAGGGTAGAAGAGATGAACACCGAGATGCATTAGTAGGTAAAGGCTTGAGAATCAGAGACTTAAATAAGTGATTGGTATAGAAGAGAGAGGATTGTATGATTGATTCTCGTATTCATTTTATGTCATTTGCTTAAATACTATGCATTGCACGCCTTAATTATCCCAAAAAGTTCACTCAGCAACTCTTTTTTGTGGACAAATGCACTATTTTGGTGTAGCAAACGCCACCTTTTACGCCCTTTTCTGTAAGAAAAGACCCTCTCAGCCATCAATTCCTAAATCATATAAACCCCTGTGCAAAGTGACACTTCTACAGAGTAAAACCGAAAAACCCATGCTGTAAAATAGCGTCAAAAATAGGGTTTTTCTCTGATGGGGCCGCTTTAGCCACCTGTGACTCGGGGCAGATTTCACAATTGCAAATAATGCGTGTATACATTCTAGGCGCACAAAATAAGCAAAAACGGCTCCAAATCGCCAAAAACTTTGTATAAACCCCTATACGCGGAGACACTCAAGCTCGCCAAAGTGAAGATTTTTGAAAAAGTTTCGACTTTATCTGAAAGCCTGTCATTCTAATCCCATGCCTAGCACCTTTAATCTCCGACACGTTGGTAAAATCGGCAACAGCGAAGTTGCCACGAACTACCCGATTGTAGTTTTCGGCGTCATCAGCGGTTTCATCAGTCGCCACAAGACAATTCGGGGCGCGAAAAAGACGCTCAGCCGTCACGACCGCAAGCATCGGAAGAACAACGCAATTCCCGATGGGCACATTTACGTTTGGCGCAATAACGCGTGGCACGGATACGCGGGAGAATAGTGGTTAATTGATTTTTAGCGGAAACCTTCCTCGGCTCTAATTCCTCTGGACAAATCACGAAACTCTGGCATAATAATCACCATGAAACACCTTCTATTCGCAACCATTTTTTCTGTCGCACTCGCTGGATGCTCGCAGCCTCAAGCACAGCAAAACATGCAAAATAAGTATCCGAACGAAGATGTCGTGCCGGTTCTTAAACCTAGCTGTTTCAGTTATCAATTCATTCTTCGCGCCGAAGACGGTAGCATTTATTGGGTTGAAAATGACGGCGGTAACTATGGAAATTCCTCCCATCTTTCAGAAGGTAGAAAAGTCCTTCTTTTTCGCCCCAAAACCAACTAAAATCGCCAAAAATGCCAAATCCAGCACCAAAATCCTCAATTACGCTCAAGCGCGGCTCATTGTATCGCATTATCGGAAGTAGCGTCGCCCGTTTCCGCTCTGTCGCCTATGGTGATTACGTCGTGATGAGTGTTCACAACAAGCCCGTTGTCGTCGAGCGTGGCCGCGTCGTTCTCGCAAGCAAAGAGGATGTCCAGCACTATCTCAAAGACGCCGGAGTCTAAAGCGATTTGCCTTTGCGTCTGCCACGACAAAAAAGCGTCGCGCCGCAAGCTGCATCCGTTAAACAAATTGCCGAGTTGTTGCGTCAGTCCAAATAAAGGATACTACGACGCGCAAGGGGTAGATTTGTTCCTTTACCTTAACTAATTCACCATGCAACCTCCTAATCCTGACCCACAGGACGAACAGACGACTTTCGTTATTGTATTCGTTGTGTTGATTGCGGCGATTTACGCGATGCAAATTTATCTCAAGACGTTTCTTGCGCCGCAGTAAAACCTGAGTAGTATCTTCCTCATGTCCGATATCCTCGATAAACCTCATGTTTTGTTTCTGAATGCTTCATGGATGCCTATTTTGACTGGCACCGTGCGTAAGGCTATCTGCGACATGAACGCGGACAGCGAGAACCGCAGCCTAGTGGCAGCGGCGCTCGACATTCAGTACGGCCTCAAGGAGGATGGCACTTGGGACTTTGATAATCCGCCCGTGGCGATGATTCCTACCAAGTGGGCCGATTGGGTTAGTCTTCCAGTTCGCGACTACGACGAAGTAATCAATTCAGCACTCCTAAAGATTCGGGTGCCTACGGTCGTCGTCAGCCTCGGCTATCGTAAGATGCCCTTGAAGAAGTTCCGCCCAAGCAAGCGGACTGTCTATCAACGAGACAAGGGGACTTGCCAATACACCGGAAGGAAGCTCAGCTATTCCGAAGCAACGCTCGACCACGTAAATCCTAAGTCCAAGGGAGGTAAGGATACCTTTACCAATCTTGTACTGTGCGCTCCCGACGTAAACCACAAAAAGGGAAATAAGTCAAACCAAGAGGCGGGCCTCAAACTTCTTCGGAAGCCTATTGAGCCTGCACCAGTCCCAGCCGCCGCCTTAATTACTGAGGCTCGCACGCGAGATTGGTCTTGGTTTCTGATGAAAACCTAATAAGCTCGTCTCATGTCAAAGTCCACTGCATTCATCATCGCGTCTGTCGCTCTTGTCCTCGCTTCCTGCACTGATAACAGTTCAGTCCGCTACTTCGGCGGAAAGGAAAAGATGGAGCTTCCCGATAAGCAGAAACTCGTAAATGTCACTTGGAAAGAATCTTCTCTCTGGGTGCTCACGCGTCCGAGGCGTGCCGATGAGTTTCCTGAGACGTACACGTTCCAAGAAAAATCAGCCTTCGGAGTCGTGCAGGGTGTTGTTGTCCTGCAAGAGCGGTAAGGCCGAGCAAAACAGGCGACCCGCGCAAAATAGAAATGACAAAAGGTAAAAAATGGCGTCCCTTCAAGAGTCTGTCGGTTCTGACAACTCACGATGAGTCTATCTGCGCGGGTCGTAGCTGTTGCGTCCACAATCCAAGTAATCACCACATGCGGAAGTTTCCGCAGCACTACAGAACCGACATCGGAGTGACAGAGCGTATCTGTCCTCATGGTATCGGGCATCCTGACCCTGACCAACCCTTTCCCGAAGACGGATGGCAGTGGATTCACGGTTGCGATGGCTGCTGCACGCCGCCCAAAAAGAAACGCCGAAACAAATGAAACAGATAATCTCTTTTGCCGATTTGCGGCATTCAATGGGTCACGACGAATTTTACGTCTACCCTTCCTTGACTTCCAACTTCGCGATGGGTCGCGGAGGATTGGACAAGAACTATCGCTTCGGAAAAGCGCCAAAAACCTTGCAGGATTTTCAATCCCTGATATACGTTGGCGGACAGTCGCTCAACTAAATTTGTCTAATGAAATCACGCCTAAATACTCTACAGAAAATCACCATCGCCCTGTTTTACGCGGCTATCGCAGTTTTTATTCTGATTATCTGTCTCGCGCACCCCAAGGGTGATAACGCACAGAAAGCTAAGGACGCGACCGAGTACTTGGAGCCGCAATGCAAATCTCCTGAGCCCGAGCTGCCCCTTCCGCAAAAGCCCGCTGAATCGGATGGTCCCTCAACTATTGACGACCTCCTGCCTTTACCCTCCCAAGCTGAGCTACTCGGCACCGACATTGAGTTCATTCCCCACATCGCCACCATCACCCGCAAGAAAAGAAAGTAAAAACTATGCACGTCATCATTAAAGTAAACGGTCTAACTTACAAAGGTAAAGGAGCCCCGTCCACTAACCAAGAAGATTTCCTGCTTGCCGTGCAGGCTTTTCGCCAAGCTCTGAGGGAAGAACAGGCAGGAGCTTTCAGTATGGAACTGGCGGATGGTTCGGTTGTGGTTTTTGGCCAAGACGTTCTGCGCGCCGCTATCTTCGAGTTCTACAACGACGGAAAGAAGGCGCGTAACGCCCTCGTGTCATGATTGCCACGCTCGAATCGGAAGACCCGAAGTTTCTCAAGTACACCGACGGTTACATCGTTTGGTATACGGACACCGATGGTTGCTTCGTAGGCAACACTCTCGAAGAAGCACTCAAGGAAGTCTCGCCGCCCAAAGCCCAAGATGATTAAGCTCGCAAAACCCGAGGCTCCCGTCTATTTTGACGCTATGGATGACTCTAGCCGGAGATATCCTATCCCTATTATGAGGGCGAAGCTCGGCCCGAAGAGGGCTGTCCAATCTAGTGAGTGGTATATCACAGGGTTAGCGGATACCAGCCGAAGCATCTTAGCTAGTGTTTTAGTTGGAGGGGCATGGTATATCCGACAAAGTGATGACGAGCACGCCGGTAACGTAGAGTGGATTGTCGAAATCCAAAAAGAGTCTTGACCGCCGCCGATACCTTACTAGATTAATCTCATGGTCAAACTCGCATCCGCTAAGTCTAAAACCTTGTCTAATCGCACATTTGTCTGTGACGAGGGTAGGCGCTGGCTCGCTATAGAGAGGCGAGTAATCCAGCGCTACGATAAATACTTCGTTGCGGACTCGGAATCTTTTCCAAGCGCTGATTATCTCAAATCGGAGCGGCGTCAAGTGTTGTCATTGGCAGGGTTCTACAATATGTTTGTTGGTGAGGTTAGATGGGTCGTCAAACCCTACCCGCGCAATGGTTAGTTGACTCTGCCACAAACACCGCTATTCTCAAGATATGAAAACTCTTCTTTGTTTCCTTTCCGCGCTCCTCTTTTTGGCCGTAGCGCTAATTGCTCATGAGGCTGTTTATGGCCGGTATACCGTACGAGAGGTTCATTTGGTCTCTTTCGTTGTGACGGCAACGCTCGTTGGGTGGTCTCTCATGGACGTCTGCCTCCATTCCGACAAGGACAAAACTCAAATTGATAACCAAAATTGATTGCCAGCTTCCCCATCTAATCGAGGTCATCGACTCAGGATGCTATGTCGGTATAGACAGCCCCAAGGGTTTCAAGGCGGTAATCACGAAAATAAACGACTCCTACTATATGCACGGCCTAGGCACACATAGCGGGACTTCGGTGGAGCTTCGTGATTTGTCTTTGGACTTGAGGGATTTCGCCAATCAGGGATGCGATATTGTCGTGACGGCGAACCTGAATGACTTTTTGGACTGGTTCCGTATTTCAGTATGATAAAATTTAAGCCTCAAACGGAAGCTCGTGAACACGTCATCACTGACTATCACGGTCGTAAATGGAAACTGCTCAGTAACCTACCACTGCAAGCGGTCGAGCAGTATTTTATCGCGGGAAGTGACAGGTTTCTGGAGCTGGAGAAACTCAAGCTCCATCAGCGCTGCGGCGGACATTTCTCTGTTTTGCGCACCCATTGTGGCAATCATAACTCTTTCGTTGGAGTGCGGCGCTGGACCGTAAAACCGTTGAACCGGTAGAGCCTTAATCACCTTGCGTCCCGATAAAACTCAGCTACAATAGCGATATGGTAAAGAAAAAGCAAGTCTCGAAGCCTAAAACAATCGAAGGTACGATATTCAGCGATAGGAGGGGCGAGCGCTATCGTGTGACTACTTATGGCGCGGTGCCACTCGGAGGGTATTATGTAGGAGGTACGGCGGGATATTCAATTCGTGCGCTTCGAGGGCTCTTAAATAATTCACCATTTGTCTTCATCCGTAAGTGTGACGGTGCATTCAGTAGGTGGAAATGTGAACCAATTCGATGATTAAGAAACAAACTAATAAACCCATATTTTTCAAAGTCAACGACGTTAAATACGCTCTGGGTGCGTACCGTCTTCCGAAGGCGGGCGAGCTTTATGTTGCTCATTCCTATGCAGTCTCTAGGCGGGACATCATAAAATGGGTTCAAAGTGACGACCCAATCAATATCATGGCTGCTTTAGGTGATTATGATGCGGCGCGATGGATATGCTCCCGAGCTAACTCCGCATAGTATGGTTGAGAACAAAAGCGTGAAAACTACGATTAAGTATGGTCAAAACCACCAAACATAAACCCTTCCGTTTTATTCATCACCAAGTCAAGTATGAAGTGGTCGGACTTCGCCGATTGAGAAAGGGAATGTTTTTTATCTGCTATCACAACGGATGCGCGACGCTCTCGACGATTCGTCGTATGCACCGCTCGATGCGATTCTGGCCATGCATCGGTGAGCGAACGACTCGCGACATCGTATGGGCCTGCAAAAGGATTAGCCGCTAATGATTAAACCAATCAAAGAAACACCTGCCAACAGAATCTACACCGATAGATTTGGACGCAGGTGGAAGATTTTGCGCAGGATGGTGCTGCCTCCTAGCAGCGCTCAGCCCTTCGTTCTCGATTCCGAACATTGTCGAAGTGTAGCGGAAGTATTCCGTCACTTGCAGAGCTATGATGGTAGAGGAATCATGCCACCTGGACATGGTTTCTTCGGCGTGACTAGATGGGCAGTTAGCAGACTTCTTGACTAGTGGATAAAACCTTATAGCCTGAACTCATGGTAAAACCTCGCAGAGCCGCATCAGATAATCAGATTGTGACCTATTTAGGCGTAAAGTGGAGACTTCTGGAGTATCGTCGCGTCAAGAATGAAGATATCTTTATCGCTGATACTTACTCAAAGATGCCCAGAGCGATACTACAGCAATTCATGCACAAGGGCCATAAGGTTCTTAACGCGTCTGAATTTCCTTGGTTAGTCGGAGAGAAAAGACAGATAGTCGAGAAGGTTACAAATGGTTAAACCGCGTAAAGAAACAGAAGCAAAGACTTTCTGCTATAAAGGCTCATCTTGGAAGCTCGTCGAGCATCGACCTCTGAAAGAAGGCGACTTCTTTGTCACGAATACTTATAGTCGTTGCGCTCTATCGAATATCCAAGCGACGCTGAATCGTAACGGTAGCTCCGTCGGAGAAGCCTATTATTATCCTTGGTTGCTTGGCGAACACCGCTGGGTTGTTGAACGGCTCCGATGATTAAGATACCCAAACCCCTACGCCGCATCTATTTCGCGCCAGTCGGATACCGAAAAGTGCTTCTGGGAGAATTGCGCATTCCGAAAATAGGAGAGATGATTCTTCCTGGACTTTCAGACAGAACACGAAGTGAATTGGCTAGGTTAGTAAAATACCCCTCTGTCGTTATCTGTGAGGCCGATGAAAGTTTCGTGCGGTTCCAAGAGTGGTGCGTGACTGTAATTGAAAAATGATTAAACCCTATCGCCCGCCAGCGCCGTTCTATTTCTCCGCCACCCTAAAGGGTCCACGGAGTGTTACCGAATGCCCGAAGGTCAAGCTGCTTGAGAATTGTTTGCCAAAGTTAGGGCAGATGATTATACCTTATGTTGGTGACGTGCGGAAAAGGGATTTGCTTGGCTCGCTGAGGCGCGCCGCTCTTTATATTCGTGAGGCGAGCATGTATGACTTACACACTAAACAGTGGTGCGTCGAAGTTATCGACGAAGCCTCTCGGGCTTGACACTGAAACATAACCTGCTAGATTGACAATATGGTCAAACCGACTACGCCGCCGAGACTTTTTACTTTTGTCGCTATTGAATATCCCGCCTACACAAGAGACAACAGCGCGGTGATTCGCCACAAATGCGTCAACCTCGGCGAGCGACGGCTAATAAAAATTGGCGAATACTATATTCCTGGAATGGTCAACTACGAAGCTCATCATCTAAGGAGTCTTCTCAAACACTCGGGAACTGGACTTCGTTGTTATTCCATTACCAAAGCTAAAGATGATAGTGTTGGTAAAGAATGGTCAGTAACTTTTGGAGTCACTAATGATTAAGCCTCAAAAACCGCCCGTCCCGTTTTTCTTTCCCGCTCGCACAGAGGTCAAGGATAAGATAGCTTATCCCAAAGTTTT